TTCATCGAACATTAATCTTCCAGGTGTAAACATGGCTGGAAATCAAGACACATCTGGTAATGCTTCTTCTGCTACTACAGCAGGTAAAGTTACAGTAACAGATTCAACATCAAATACAGATTTTCCAATAGTATTTCATGATGAAAGTAATGGTTTATTAGATGATACAGGATCATTTGTTTATAATCCAAGTGAAGGTAAATTAAAAACGTCGAACATAAATGTATCTGATACTACTACTTGTAATCAGATAGAATATTCAAAATCAAATTGTATAAAATATAATCAAGTTTATTATGGAAATAAATCTGGTTCATATTTTTCAAATGGCGAATATCAAAAAGTATTAACAATTATACCATCAGGTAATACTGAAAATTATCATATACAATGCAAAATGTCGGTACAAGGGGCACAACATTTTCAGCATATTTATATTAATGCTGGATTAAGATCACAAACTCTTCCGGATTTAGATTGGAAAGTATATTATGATGAAGAATATAATAATAATAAATATATAAAACCTCTGTTATGGACTAAAGAAACAACTACAGCAGGATTTATATTAGCTTTTGAAGCATTAGCGACAATATATGGAAATGTAACATGTGATATTACAGTTATTCCAAGATTTTCAGATCATAAATCAAATGTAAGCATTAATGCGATAAATAATAGTGAACAATCAGGTGTAGATTATGGTTATACTTCTAATGATATGGTAAAAGTTATATCAAAACCTAGTTCTTCATTAAATATTGGTGATAATGTGAAAGTTACATTTGGAGATGGTCCTGATTTAGAAATTTATCATGATGGTAGTAATAGTTATATAGATGATATTGGTACTGGAACAATAAGATATCGTTCTGGAACACAGACATTTACTAATGCTGATTCATCAAAAACAATGGCTATATTTAATGCTGCTAATTCGGTAGATTTGTTTTATAATAATAGTAAAAAATTTGAGACTACAAATACGGGTATTAGTATTAATGGTAATTTAACTGTTTCAGGTTCATATAATTTAGAATCAAGTGATATACCAGATAATGCTGCTAATACAACAGGAAATGCTAATTCAGCAACATTAGCATCTACAGTTACTGTAAATGATTCAACATCAAATACAGATTTTCCAATAGTATTTCATGATGAAAGTAATGGTTTATTAGATGATACAGGATCATTTATTTATAATCCTTCTAAAGGTCTTTTAACTGTAGGATCTATATTAAATACTAGTTTGGTGGTTGGTCGTGATGCAGATAATCAAATAAAATTTAGCACAGATGATACTATAATATTTAGAACAAAGGCATCAGATGGTGTGAAATTTTTACCAAATGGTGAAATAGAAGCGAGTAGTTTAGATATTAGTGGGAATGTTGATATTGATGGAACATTAGAAGCAGACGCAATAACTATAGATGGAGTATCATTATCAACTTATATATCTAATGAAAATAGTTCAAATGTAAGTAGTTCAAACGGACTAATTTCATCAATAAGTCACTTAAACCTTTTAGCACAAACATATCAATATTTATACGGACATCGTTATTATTATATTTTTGCTGGTCTTGGTTCAAGTGGTGCTCAATATGGCTCTAGTACAGAAAGACTTGAAGTAGATTTTACGGCTACTTCAACTCACGGATATTTAGAATATGGATTCTTGTTAAATTCAAATACGCCAGGTGAAGTAGCTATGATAGGTGTATCAGTTGGAACAGGTGGAACCGGTTTTGATGCTGTAAGTTTAGGAACTTCTGTTACAAATCAACATTCACAAGATGCCGGTAAATTAGGATTACTTAGTAGTAGCCATAACCGATTTTCATTATATGAATTATGTGATTTAGACTATCATGAAAATTTTATTACTACTGGAAAATTTATTTTTGAAAATTTAACTGTCGGAACCCGTTATAAAATGGGTCTATATGGAAAAGTATATACAAGTTCTACAAGTGGATCCAGTGGAGATAGACTTCTCATAATGGGTGGTGGACACTCTTCTGGTAATCCTACTAGAAATAATCATATGCCTGCTCATCTCAAATTTGTGGCATATGATAGTAGTATTGTTGTTTAATAATCAGATTAATTATCTATTAATATTTATAATGAATAATCCAGATCATGATATACTTAAATGGGATTTAATAAGAATACAAAGAAATAAATTATTAAGAAAAACAGATATATATGTATTACCGGATTTTCCACACGCGGATGATACTATTAAAAACGATTGGTTAACTTATAGACAAAAATTAAGGGATTTCCCTAGTTCTATAGATATATCAACAATTTTATTTGATGAGGAAGGTGTTTTAACAGGTATTAATTGGCCTACTCAACCTTCCTAAATTAATTTAAAATAAAATACATGTAAATTAGTTTATTTAAAGATTTTTTAATAAAGAATTCATTAAAAATGGATTTACTAGATAAATATCATTTTTATATTAATCGTAGTGATAGAGGTTTTAAGAGTAAAGAATGTTCAGATGCTTTAAAAAGTTTTGGAATAAGTCAGCCAATTCGGTTAGATGCAGTCAAGCATGAAATAGGGTATGTTGGATGTGCCCAGTCTCATATAAAATGTATTGAACTAGCAAAAGAAAGAGACTATCCTTTTGTATGTATTTTTGAAGATGATATAATATTTAGAAATATTGACAAGTGTAAAGAAATGATAGATAAATATATAAATTATGAGTATGATGTATTATATTTAGGTTGTAACATAACAAATAATAATTATACATTTGTAACAGATGATCTTATTCAAGTGAATAATGCTCTTTGTAATCATGCTTATATAGTAAAATCTCACTATTATGATAAACTTTTACTGAATTATAGAGAAGGTGTGAATTTAAAATTAAAAAATCCAAAGGATAAGAGATATAATCTTGATGAATATTTGAGTATTTTACAAATGGAAGATAAATGGTATTCATTTTATCCCCATTTTGTTTCTCAAAAAGCGGGTCACAGTGATACTATAAATGAAAAGGTTGATTTATGTGAGGAAATATTTGATATACCGATTCATAATAGTAAATTACCTCATGTATCATTATTGACACCTACCTTCAATCGTAGGATATTTCTTGAATTAATGATTTCGAATATTCAGAATTTTTCATATCCTAAAGAAAAGATTGAATGGAATATTTTGGAAAGTAATGATAAAAAGATAGAAAATTATCAAAGATTATTTGATAGTGAACCTACGAATTTAGAGAATTTTTTAGGTATTAAAATAAATTATGTTTATACAGATAAAAGTTTAAGTATAGGTGAAAAGAGAAACATGTTATGTGAAAGCAGTAGTCATGATTATTTAATTAATATGGATGATGATGATATATATTTACCAGAATATATTAATCACAGTATTGGTATTTTAATGAATCAGAATAAAGATATAACTAGTTGTTTAGACATGTTGTTTATATATCCACAGAAGAATTTCAAGACAAGTTACATAAGATGTGTAAGAGATTATAAATTATATCATGAGGCACCTTTGTGTATGAAAAAATCACATTGGGAAAAATATAAATATACAAGTTCAAATAAAGGTGAAGGAATTACGGTTTATGGTAATAAAGATGTTTGTGGTATAAGTAGTGTTCTTAAATGTATGATATGCGTATGTTGGGCCGAAAATACAGTAAATAAGGATATGTTTTTACAATATCCTGTAGATATGAGAATTAGTGGAGAAGGTATGGGAATATTAAAAAATATATTCAGTGAATATAAAAAGGTTGAATCGGAAAAAACCCAAGAGAAAGATATAAAAGATATAAACGAAATAAAAGAAGTAAAAGAAAGTGGTGAAGATAAGGTTATGATATCAAAGTCATTATTAAAAGAAATAAGAAATCTTATTGAAAATACAACTTCACGTATTCATTGGACGGTTGATGAATTGTTACCAGTTGGATTAATAGTCAAAAAAATAGATGTATTACTAACAGATTAAACTTGTCTGTTAAGAATGGTTAATTCATAATATTAAACATGTCTGTTAAGAATGGTTAATTCATAATATTAAACATGTCTGTTAAGAATGGTTAATTCATAATATTAAACATGTCTGTTAAGAATGGTTAATTCATAATATTAAACATGTCTGTTAAGAATGGTTAATTCAAATTCAAATGAATTATCATTATTTTGGCATTCATAAGGTAAATTTGTCGTATCTTCATATAATTGAATATTTAATGAATTTAAATTAATTGGTGTAAAATAATTTTCCAAATTAATATCAGTTGAATAATACATAATACTACCCTGTGGGCAATCGAGAGGTATTCTGTCAATTAAATGTTTTCCGATACTATTGCGTTTACATGCTATGTAAGGTATATCTGGTATTACAAGATCAACAAATTGAGTACTTTGTTGAACAACATTATCAGAAGTATGAGTTGATGATGCTGAATAAGTAGTATTATTAAAACCGAATAATCTATATGCATATCCATCCGCATCATCCCAATTCAAAGTAAAAGTCCCCGAAGATATAGTAATTTCATATTTATAAGTAACAGTGTTACTTACAACAGTAAATACACTGGGAAATAATTCGGCATTTAACCTTGTTTGTAAATGATTTCCTAATTCATTAAAAGTATAACTACCAACTTCCAATGTAACTGTAGTTGTTCCTATTTTTAAATTCTTATTATTTTCATTCACTGTATAAAGTGAGTTAAATATATTAGCTTTGATTAAACGGAATCCGATAACATTGTTAAAATTACCATAACCACTACTTGAATTTACTTGATTATTTTCAAATCTTACAGTGTAGTTAGAAGTATTTCTTTCTTGACCTGAAACATATGCTATATTTTTACTTTCTATCATTAATCTTATTTTAGTTATTTCTGGTGTAAAATATTTATTGCGAATTGATTCATATGTATGATGATCTTCCATGTTGATAAAATTTCCATCTTTTACAAATTTATTATAATGAATACCAATATTATTTGATAATATATGAGAATATTCATCATTTTCATCGGAATCGTCTAACGATTCATCAGATGATTCTTCAACATCTGTATAAGGAATTATAGTGTTATCCATTTTATAAATTTACATTATAAAATAGTTTTAAGTAAGATGAATTAATATCTTTAATTAATATTTTAATGAATTAATATCTTAATGAATTCAAATGAAGCGAATACATTTTATTATCGTATTTAATTTTATAAATTTTAGATTTATATCTTTTTAAAGATACAAAGCTTCCATTGATTTCATGTATTTCATTTAAAAATGAAGATTTAATATCTTCATAAAAAAATTTCTTTTTCTGATGATTGTGAAATATTTTAGAAAATCTTATCCATTGCTTAATATTATATTTGTAAATTAAATATCTTTCAATTTGTAAAATGTACTTAATAATATCTTTGGGTAAATTTTTTTCAGTAAAAAATTGAATAATTTGATTTGATCTATACATGTATTATCTTATTGTGTTATCTTATAAAGTTATTGTTTAAACATTAATTAATTCGCATCATGACACGTACAGTCTACATCCAGAATACAATTACAAGATGCTCCATAAATTCCCCTATCTTCACCGAATGGAATATTTGATTCACTACAAGTATAATCTTCTTTATTAGATGGACAGGTATCTCCTAATGATATACCACCAAGACATTTCATTGGTTGTAATTTGCCGTCCTTATCTTTACAACCTTCTCCAGTGTCGTGGATATATTCTCCTACACATCCACACTTACCTTTCTTGTAACCCCATCCATCGCCCATGTAATGTTGAGGTTGACAAGCAATTTCGCCCTCGTCCCTTCCAGGACATGTTTGATTTATATCAAGTAGAGGTTTACAAACAGGGTATTCTTCACCACCCAACTTCAATGTAGTTGGCCAATTTCTATCTGTATATTTGATAGGTTCATCTGATGTCTCTGAATCCCTACTAGTCAAATAATTCCTTTTTGGACAAAGGTCTCCTGCTTTTATAAGTTCGTCTGTATTGGGATATTTTGATGAATTTACAAAATCCACGCCACCTGGATTAACATTTAATAGTAGATCCGAATACTTTGCTTTATAAGTTTTGGTTTTACTGTGTTTATCGTGATCACATACAAGTCCTATACCTTTATCAGTTAGAGTTTTAACTTTGCCGTCTTTATCACTATAACCAATGAAATTTTTATCTGTATCATATTCTCGTGTTTTTAAGCCTAGAATCTTTTCCATAGCACTAACGTAAGTTTTACAATCTGCTGAATGCATGTTTATATTACCGTTGTTTAATCTACTATTTTGACAATCACTATAATTATTTCCTATTTGAGATTTGACATATTGATCCGCAACTATAGGATCTTGTGTATAAAGGACGGGTGTCGATGTATATTTCTTTCCATCCGTATCAGTGTGTGTTGTTAATGAAGTGGGATCGGCATTTTTAGCAGTAGAAGGCCATAAAAACGCAGTACAATTTCCTGTCCCTTTAGAACATTTTCCATCACTTCCTTCTTTCCACTCACCACTTGATTTATATTGCATACGTTGTGATGCTGTACCACAGGCGTTAATATATGTTCCAAATGCCTTTACCATAGGGGATGCCCCTGTATTACCAGAACTATCACTATCTACTAAGTATGAATTTAATTCATCACAAGAAAGACATTTATAAACTGATTTATTTGATCCCCCTGTATTAACGGAACTCCCTACATCAATTAAGTAATATCCTTCATTACAATAAGAAGGATGATTTGCTGTAATAGTGTTGTCATTATTTATTGGGGAATATGAAGCATTTCCATATAATATCGGATTTCTACCATCTGAATCACAATACATGGTTAAATTAGAGTTGACGGTTTCACTTATTTCATTAAAATTATATCTATCTCTAATTTCACAATCATCTGAAAATTTACACTCTCTAGGCTTAGCATCAATTCTAGATAAACAAGGATGTCCACACATAGTTTGATCATTCATCCAATCAGGGTTCGTCGTACATTTACCATCCTCAGGGAACCATTTACACATGTTAAAATCAGGTGAGGATGGTGAAGTCCAAGAATGACTAGAATTCACATTACATTCTTGCTTTGTTTTTTCTTCGCAACGATCCTTGTGTAAATCACAAGTTGGAATATTTATTGGAGGAGAACCTGGACTTAATTGATTTGATAATGTTGTAAAATTTTCATCAGTTATTTTTAAATCTGTTGCAGAAGATTCACTCCACCAAGGAACAAAATGAGTTGAGTATTCTCCAATAGGTATTTTAGTTCTTTTTGAAGGAGATGAATTAATACTACAATTACTCATCTTATTTTTATCATCTTTATCTGGTGAAGTTTCATTTAAAATTATATTTTGATTTCCACCGGGACTCGGATTGGGACTAGGACTAATTACTCCAGATAAAAATACAGGTTTACTCGCATCAGAAGATTTAGGGTATACGTGTTGATTCATATATGATTGTTCATCTGGTCTTAATTTATTAAACTTAGCAGTATAAAATTCATTATATGTATTTGGTGGTGGTGGTGCTGGTGGTGAGGGGGGGTATGGATCCCTTTGATATCTACATGGAGTACATTTTTGATAATCGTCAAAAAAACTTAAATATTTATTATCTCCACACATTGTCGCATAGTTGTTGTGATATTTTATATTGTTATGGACATATTCCATTTGTGAGGGATCATAATCTGTCCCACCTATATTCTGTATCTTTGTAAATTTATTTATTCTATCGTTAACATTATCACCACTATTAATATCATTAATATCTGTAATTGGTGTTAATGTACAACTTGGATCGCAAGCCGGTTTAGCGCCAAGAGATGCTGTTGGTCTAGCACAAGGTGATGATGGTTTATCTTTATTTACACAAGCATAACGATCTGTAAGATTAAAACTTGTTAAAGGGGGTCCCTGTACTGGTCGATAATCGTCAACTGTGAATGATCCATTTGCTCGAATATAATCACCATCATAAAAATCTTTTTTGGCATTGGACACAGTTGTTCCGTTTACGCTCCAATTATAAATGAGGGGATCTCCATTAATATAACTCGTGAAAGATGTTAAATTTGGAAGATCTTTAGGTAATTGAATCTTCAGATTATTATCCCCTTTACATGTTTTATCTTTACACATCCAAGTTGAGTCTACTACACGGGAATGTAATTGATTTGTATCGCTTTTTTGTGATTTTGGTTTATATCCACAATAATTTGTTCTCCTTGATACTTCTCTTGAAGATGCTGGGGGTCCTGGTGATCCTGGAGATGGAGAAGATGTTTGAATAATCCGTGTTGAATCTCCCTTTTTAAATATACTTTTATCTTCATATTTTTGATTTTGAAAACCTTCTTTTAACCAGAAAGCATCTGAAAATGTAGTTTCAGAATTTAGATTATCGCCGCAGCTTTTTCCAACCTCCTCCCCATATGTTGGAAAAGGGCGGGGCTCACATACGGCAGGGTTTTTACTGGTATTCCAATTACACATATGTAAATATTCTTCATCTGTACATGAAGCAGAGTTAGTTAACTCATGGCAATCATTTGGGTCAGAAGATCTCGTATAAAATTCATACCCACCTTCTTCTGAGAAATAAGTATTACAACCAGAAAATTTAATATAATCATAAGGTTCATCGCAAGGTTCCAAATTAACCATTCCATAAGGATCAGAAGTACACGCAATACCTCCATAATTAGCCATTATATCACCTTCATGTTTACTTTCTGAACCACCTTGAGCAGTAGCATACATTGATATATAACTACCTTTATTGTTTTCCATTAAACCGGTTAAATCATAAATACTAGCATCATATGTATCACTACCAGTGTCTCCTTGTGTATAGGAATTTGGTATTTTACAAAACTTATTATCACCGTCTTCACAACCGGTTAATTTGTAATAATATGTACCATCTGAATGTTTACTAACACCATATTCAGGTATACTCGCATTGAACTTACATTTGTAATTTGTCGCTAATTTTTTATTCATATTTGGATCTTTAGGTTTAAATTTACCATTTAACCATTGAAATTCAATACTAGCTGACAATGGAATTTCTTTATTAGTCTTTTTAACATATGATCCAAATATACTACCAATTTTGTCTTTCCCCGCTATAGTACCAGGTGGATTCACTGCAGTAATATTACTTTCTACACAACATTGATTTGACGCATTAATATAAGATATTGGACTACTAGGAGTCCAGGGAGCATCTTTATCAAAATAGGTTCCACCACCACAAGATTTAAAACCTGAACCTGCTGGTGATTTCCCAGATAATATATTTATTTTGTCTGGGGGTAATATATTACCACAAGTGCTTTTAATACAGCAGTAAGAATTATCTCCATTTAACACTTGATTAGCAGATGATGATTCTATAATATCGCAAATACCTTTTATAGACCTACAATCAGTTAAAATTGTATTAATTTCACTGATATTTTTATCTGGGTCTGAGATTTTATCTGTTATTTTCTTCACAGTAGTATATGCTTCGCTAATATTAAACGAGATAACACTGTTACTCTTACTCTTACTATCATAATTTTGTGATGTTAATATATAAAATTTATATTGATTATTCGTTCCCATTTTAGGTATTTCTAATATTTGTTGTGCTCTTTGTTTTGTTAACGCACGGTTCATAGTTTGTTTATTTGTTGGTAATTCCATGAAAGTAGTCTGATTATTTATGAAATAAAGATTATCTGTTTTTTTGGTAATTTTATCCGAATTTATAGAATCTAATGAAAGTTTAGATTTAGTCAATAATTTTTTTAATATATAACTTGGAAATACATTAGTTAATGATGATTTCATATCTGTAAGACTTAATTGCATTAAACTTGTTATATTACCCTTTAACGTGATAGTTATTTGTATGTATCCATTACAACAAGTGGATAATACATAAGTATTATCGGAGCCTGCTATACGAGTTGTTCCTTCCACGCATTTATTATTACCACTAACATATTTTGAACATGTTTCTAAAACACAACAATCTTGAAATGATAAGGTATTTCCAGAAGATCCAGGTGACGGTGAAGGACTAGGACTAGCTTTTGAAAATCCTGCTAGACAATTGGGATATTCATCATCACAAGTTTTATTTGCACAACAATTATCCGCGGCTTTTGAAAGATAATCTTTTAATGGAAACGATTTAGGTGAATCGGGATTACAATCTGAAGCAGGTGGTAAAGATATTGCTGATTCCGTCCCTGGTGATGGTGGTTTAGGATTCTTGTTATCAGGGCATTTAGCAAAAGTAGAACCCGTTGTTGCTGAGTGACCAAAAATATTATCACATGAAGCAGATGAACAATTATTATAAACATCAAATATGTCACCTCCTCCTTGACAAGGTGGTGATACAGAACTTACTGATGGAATGTTCTGCTCAATATCACTTTTGACATCTGAACAATTTTGATCGCTAGAACAAATATTATAATATACATTTCCTTTAAAGACAGTATGGTTCGCACAAGGACTTATATGATATGTACTAGTAGTAAATATTTTATTGCTTATATCTGTAAAACCGCATTTATTAGTCCAAGATAAAGGCATTTCATTTGTATTAAATGGAGTATAATCATTATTTGGATTTGGATAACAAGTCTTACTACAAGTATCTACCATAGAATCTAACTTTACAAAATCTCCAGGATTATCACACATTTTATAATTCCCTTTATATTCTCCACTTAATATCTGTTGTATACTATCTTTCTTAAAAAGTGGTTTATCTAATGGTTCATAATTACATTGTGTATTACTTGGATCATAAATCCATTTGTGTTTAGCATTTTCACAATCTTCTTTCGTATGTATATTCGGATAACCACTACAATTTCCTAAACAATTTATTTTATTATTTTGTTTTTCTGACAAACTACATTGAGTGGGGGCACCCGGTGTTTTAGATAAACATTGTCCATATTTATATCCTCCAAAACATGATAATCTGCTTATGAAAGCATCAAGTTCATCTTGTGATAAATATTGTTTTATACCTTGTTCTTTATCTTTATCTGATAAAAGCACATTATAAGATTCGCCTAAACTACATATGGGTGTATCGCATATATTTGATTTCGGGTTCCATGTACAAACGCTATCTGTTTTCGTTAGTGTCCCATCTTCTGGAACTAAGTTTTCAGAGTGAGTAATATCAGGGAAAGTATAACCTAACGCAGTTGGACCGGATGGAGCAAATTCTGGTGAATTTGTGCTCGCGTTCACTTTACATGTTAAAGTATTACCGGAACCATCATAATCAAAGTTTTCCTTGTATTCTGATTCAGGTAGATTAATTGGAAATAATTCTATTCCACTATCAGAAGCTACATTAAAATTATCTTTATTAGTTCCACTTGCATTAAATGTACAGTATGGTTTCCAAGTGGGTGGTGGAGATTCATTTGGTGGCGATGATGGAGGTGGGGGTGGCGATGATGATGAACTAGACCACCACAAAGCAAATAATGCTATAATTGCTATAATTGCTATACTAATAACTATTGCGATTGCCACCCCCTTCCCCCTCCCACTCCCCTCCCCCCCAGTACCTGATAGTCCATAATCGGGTTCTAGAAACACGGGTCCATCCATATTATAATTAATATTATATAATATTAAAAATTTGATTTAAAACCCAAATATAAATACAAATAATAAAGAAAGATGAAAACAGTTATTGTAGTTGAATCTCCTGCAAAAGCCCGTAAAATAAGTGGATTCTTCAAAGATGGTACAATTGTTACCTCTTCTTTCGGACACATCGTTGATCTTCCTAAAGAACAGATTTCTATCGATATCAAAGACAATTTTAAACCGACTTATAAAACGATGCCAGGAAAAAGCAAAGTTGTCAACACCCTTAGGAATTATAATAAAGGTTATCGTGTATTATTGGCTGCTGACGATGACAGAGAAGGTGATGCGATCGCGTGGCACTGTGGAAAAACAATGAATTTAGATTTCAATGATAAAAATAGAATTATCTTTCATGAAATATCAAAAAGAGCGATTCAAGAGTCAATAGAAAATGTTCATCATTTAAATATGAATTCAGTTAATGCTCAACAAGGACGAAGAATTCTAGACAGATTAGTTGGATATAGTCTTTCACCACTTTTATGGAAACACATTCAAACAGATAAAAAAGGATTATCAGCCGGAAGAGTTCAGAGCACACTATTATTAATACTTAAAAACCATGAAGACAGTATCAATGATCATGTATCAGAAGACAAATATGAATATTTAGGAAATTTTACTGATTCATTAAAATGTGATTTAATCTTAAATACTTCTGAAAAACCTGAGAGTATATTAAATCTTCTTAAATCGGATAAATCTTATAAGATAGTGAAGCAAGATCATAAAGAAGAAAAGAAATATTCACCCAATCCATTAATTACATCTACATTACAGCGAGTAGCACAAGCTGAATTAGGATTCAAAGTGAAAAAGACCATGGACATTGCTCAAAAATTATATGAAAATGGTAAAATTACATATATGAGAACAGACTCTACTAATATTAGCAGTGATTTTCAAGGTTATCTATGTAATCATATTAAAGAGAATTATGGTAAAGAATATTATTTACCGAAGAATAGTAATAAGAAGGTGAAGGGAGCACAAGAGGCACATGAGTGTATTCGTGTGACTAGTTTAGATTACAAACCAAATGATAAATATAGTGAAGATGATCGCAAATTATATGAATTAATTAAGAAATATACAATCATTTCACATATGAAATACGCGATTTATGATAATCATACTATTATATTAAACAATAGTAATTTAGAAGATAAGGGATATTTCCAAGGTGTATTAAAATCATTGTTATTTGAGGGATATTTACGATACAATAATGATTCATTAAAAATTGTTTCAGAGGTAAAAGATTTTGAAGATAAAGTTTACAAATTAAAATCATGTAATTGCGAACAAGTGTTCAGTAATCCACCAGGATATTTAAATGAATCCTCTATTGTTAAAAAGTTGGAGACTTCTGGTATAGGAAGACCTAGCACTTACGCATCATTAATAGCGACTCTTTATAATAGAAATTACACTGAAGTGAAAAATATTAAAGGAATATCTAGAGAAATTCAAACTTATTCACTAAATAGTAAAAATGAAATAAAGAATAAAAAGGTAAAAAAGAAACTACCCGATCAAAAATTTAGAATAGTCTTAACTGATTTAGGAAAACAGGTATTAGAATATTTAATGAATCATTTCTCCATGATTATTAATATTGAATTTACATCACTAGTTGAGGCTGACTTAGACCGAGTATCACATGGAGAGTTAGAATGGCAAACAGTTGTAGGTAAAGTATACGATTCATTTAAGGATATTTTAACGATTCAAAGTTCATTAAAAACAACTAAAAGTAGTAACAAAAAGATTACTAAAGATAGAAACTTAGGAGAATATAAGGGTGAAGTAGTTATCTTAAAAAATGGTAGATATGGACCATATCTATCTTATAAGACCAAGAATTTCACATTACAATATCTATTAGAAAAGAATCCTTGTGAGTATGAAAAGATATGTTTAGAATCTGTAGTAGATGTTATTCGGTATCCATTATGTTTAGGAAAGCATGATGGTCATAAAGTGGAGATATATATGGGTCCATATGGGAAGTATATGAAATACAAAGGTAAGAATTTTAGAATTCCTCAAAAAGAAGAGTATTCATTTGAAGAATGTGTTCGTAAAATTGCATAGGTTTAAAATCATATTAACTTTATCCTAATTAATTTAATTTAGTTACTTCTTATCTCCACATGTATATTTATGTCTGGCGGCATCATATCTTGGATTTTTACATTTTGATAAATATTTTAGTCTTTCCCAAGATGCCCAGCATTTCATCCTCTCCTCGGCTCCAATAAGCTTGCGTATTGGGCCACCTTGCATAGATATCTTTCTATTACATTCAGAATTACAATTATCATAAACACCACCTTTATGGGCAGAGGCTGGTGTCTTACCGTCCGCACAACACCCATATTTAGATAATTCGCAACATTCTGGGTGATTTCCAAACCCACAATAGTGACAAGGTGTTTTTTCTATACATCCGGTTTCATTCCAAGGAGTTCCATCCGAATTTGTTACTTTCTTTTTTAATGAACCAGCAACATCTTTACATCTTGTATCTATTATACAAGATTGCTGTTGTCCATCAGGTAAGGTAGACCAGCAACCACTTGTAGGGAATTCCTCGTCCTTGGGGCACATGGTTTGTTTAGCAGCTTTAATGCCACTATTATCATATACGAAACCTTCTTTACAATCACATCCACCCATAAGATAATATAAAGCACATACAACTAGACCAAATAATAAAACATGCTCAATACTTAAATTCATTTTATACTATAGAATATATTTTTTTTTGCTAAAATAGCTTTTAAATTTTTTGTAAGTTTATGAATTTGATTTTTTGAGATATGAGAGGAGTATCGCCTATGTCTCCAAAGCATTGCCAGACTACCAAGAATCCTACAAGACATACTATACGAATTCAGTTAAGATTAGCCGTGTTACAACAGACAGAAAATATAAACATAAAAAATAATAAATAGAAATAGATAGATTATAGATAGTTTTTTATGAAGAATATATTTATAAATTAATCTGAATCATATTCGTAATTATTCCATTCTTCTCGTGTATATTCTTCTTCATAATCCGATTCTTCGATAGTTTCATAAAATTTTTTTACTTTTTCATCCGCCCATGCCACTTTTGTCCCAATAGAAAGTAAATGTAGACCTTCTAAACATTTTACACGGGATAATGCTACGTATGCTTGCCCCGGACAGAATATATCTTTCCCTATATCTATTATTGCAGATTTAAGAGTAACACCTTGACTCTTATGAATGTTTATAGCCCATGAAAGCATTAATGGTAGTTGCTTTATCCCTAAACCTTCTACTTCATCACTCATAGAAACTTGATAATCTATTGTTTGAGTTAAACCGTTATCAAAATATATAATAGGTAAATCTCCATTAAAACCATCCACAACACCTTGTGAACCATTTACAATTTGTAATTCTCCCTCTGTTATTAAATTACAAGTACACATTACTCTTGCTCCGGTTTTAAGATGTATCTCTTTTGTTATCTCTGATATTAATTCATTTTTAGCCGATTGTAATATTTCTTCTTCTATATTAGAATCATAATCATCTGTTGTAATAAATTCATATTCATATATTTGTATTTCACCTGTTAGTTTGTCTAATCTTTCTTCATTTATTCTATGAACAAGATAATTTTTAGGAGCTATTATTGTTATGCTTTCATCTTGATCTTTAAATTTAAATTTTCTTTCTATTAAAATATCAAAGTATTCTTGTGTCATATTCCCTTTCCTAATTGAATTTAGGATTTCTGAAAATACTAAATCATTTTGTCTGTAAATTTTAGTTAGAACAATTGTTTTTGGAAATGTCTTTTTCCATATTTCAGATTCAAAACAGAATTTCAATGTATCCATATCATGCTCATTTCCCACTGGTGGCAACTGATAGAAATCACCTAGAAATATAAGTTGAATACCACCAAATGGTTTATTTATCTTTCTAATTCTTCTACCAATTTTATCTAATGACTCAAAGAATTTTTTATTCATCATACTAACTTCATCTACTACCAATACATGGGTGTTTAACCAGTTTTTATCTTTATCTTTTTTGTAAATATTCTTAATTATACGATCTAAATTTCCCTTTAAAATACCGGTTCCAGACCATGAATGAATTGTTTTTGCATTACATCTAAGTAACTCAGCTGATACACCTGTTAAAGCACATATCGCAATTTTCTTACCAGCATCAATGAAATGATTTAATAGTAATTTTATCAGGAAGCTTTTACCTGTTCCACCTGGTCCAGTTATAAATATATTTTCACCTATTTTACAATAATCAATTGCTTTTTGTTGATTTGTGTCCAATGACATCCAAATTGCGCATATTTATTTAGGTATGATAAAAATCAAATTTTAATTGTAAATTACTATGGATATCTAAGGATTATTATTTTCACAATTATAAACTACTTTCATTTGTTTTTTACCACAGCATGTTGAAAGATATTTATCTCTTGGTGTCTTTTTGAATTTTCTATAAAATGTAGTTGGATATCTAACATGAGGGGCATCTATATCATCATTATTGGGATCTGAAATAAGATCTCCATACCATGGCCACATTTTATTATCTTCACTATCGTCAATATTTAAAAGCTCAGGATAATCCAATGTTATTTCTCTAATGCATCTTTTCCATTCTAGGGGAGGAATTATAGGATTTGTTGTTAAATATTGCGTCATTTTAGGAATATATGCTTTTTTGAAATCTTCATATTCTAATCTATCTGTGTTTAACAATGATAATTGTATCTCTAAATCTTCACAAAGAGCATTTAATTCATATAAATATTTATCAATCTCATTTATCTTTTCAATAAACATTTGCTTCTTTATCCAAGCAGCTATTAAACTAGTACTCATACTGGATACAGTTAACAGAATATTAACATATGTATTATAGTTATCAAAAGGAGCATTCGATGGTTCTACATTATTCGCAACAGTTAAACCTGATGTCATAGTAGAAATAACTATTATCATCCATGACCATCTATGTTCATTATTCCTAAGATTATCAAGATAAAATGAAGAAATTATCCTATTATATTTTAATTTCCATAAACATTTCTGAAATCTATATCTTTTGATGTCAGTCCATTCTTTAGTTTCTTCTTCGGCTTCATCAAATATATTTGAATAAATGTATTTAATTTTCCTAGGAGTTGAAGGATTACTATCATCAAAATTTTCTTTATTCCTTTTTTTTAAATCCGCGATTTCAGATGAATTTTTGTCAATTATTTCCCTAAGTTCTTTCGTACCATGAATATTTATTTCGTTTACATGAATATCATCTCTATTATTTAATATAGTATTTTCTTTAAGGATTAATGCATTATTATTTTTGATATTTTCATCTTTGATATTTTCATCTTTGATATTTTCATCTTTGATATTTTCATCTTTGATATTTTCATCTTTGATATTTTCATCTTTGATATTTTCATCTTTGATATTTTCATCTTTGATATTTTTATCAGGTATTAATTTATCTACATTTTCAGGTCCAATTTCTGTATCGACGAATTCTTCTTTTTCTTCGTCTGACATATTATATTGATAGTATTAAATTAAAATTTACGAAAAAAACATAATTCATTAATATGATATAAATTTGATATTTCTCTTATCCTTTATAATAAGAGAAAATATGGAACTTTCCGTTAAAAATTTCCCATGGTTGAAGGATATTCACAAAAACTTGATAAGTGATTATCAAGATGATTATGAAGATGAATATGAAGAAGAGGGCATTGAAGATAAACATGAAATAAATACTCTAAGAGAAGAGATTAAAACAATTCATCAAACATATCAAAAAGAAATTCGTAAGCTAGAAGACGAATGTCAATATTTGGACGAATTAAATGATGAAAATATTCAGGAAATAAAAAGAAATCAAGAAGAGATAGATAAAATGAATGACGATAATAAATATTTGATACTCAAATGTAGTCTGTTAATTAATAGCAGAGAAGAATGGATAGGAAGAGCATTGAAACTACAGTTCCTTTTCAAAGAGATAGAGAAGGTGGGATTAAAACAATCAGAAATTATATTTGAAGCTTATAAGGATGTCGATATCCCAGATAGTGAAGTACCTCTAGGTCTTAGAGAAAGATTTATACCTACGATACTGACAAATAGTGTAGAAGATGATGATGATGAAGAAGATGCTTTTTAAATTAACTAGTTATAGATAGTATTCACCTGATTATTAACTCTATAAAATATAGTATTATTATGTAAATCTTTTATAGATCGCGCATTTACATATGTACATGTAGATCTAATTCCTCCAAGTAGATTTTTTATTGTATTAATTACAGGTCCTTTATATTCAATCTTAACGCATTTTCCTTCACTAGATCGATAATCATTTACACCACCATAATGTTTATTCATTGCTTCTTTAGAACTCATCCCATAAAAAATTTTATATAGTTTATCACCTTCTTTAATGATTTCTCCACCCGATTCTTCGTGTCCGGCCAACATAGATCCCATCATTACAAAATCAGATCCAGCACCAAATGCTTTACTAGCATCTCCTGGACATGTAATTCCTCCATCGCAAATAATATAACCACCAACATCATGCGCTGCTTCACCACATTCGATTAAAGCAGATAATTGTGGCATTCCAACTCCTGTTTGGATTCGCGTTGTGCAAACTGATCCATTTCCAATTCCAACTTTCACAATATCTACTTTTCCGTCTACTATTAGTTCTTTTGTTCTTTCTCCTGTTACAACGTTTCCTGCGATAAGAATACAATGAGGTATTAATTCTCTAACTCTTTGACAGAATACTACTAACGAATCCATATAACCATTCGCTACATCAACACATACAATATTACATTTTTCTGGATATATTTCATATAGTTTCTCTAGTTTCTTATAATCTTCATCTCTAATTCCAATTGAAACAATATAGTTATTTCTATCATTTTCAGGATAACTTTTTAAAAATTTATGAAAGCAAGTTAGAATTTTATGATTTTTTAATGAATGATACATTTCTGGTGTCCCTACTGTATCCATATTAGATGCTATAAGAGGAACACCTTTCCAAATTTGTTCTGTATGCTTGAATTTAAATTTTCGTTCTAGATCTACTTGTGATCTAGATGTTAATTGGGTGTTTTGTGGTTTAATTAATACATCACTAAAATCTAATTTAATATCTTGAAGTAGAAACATCTTCTAATAAAAATAATAATTTCTCTTTTAAATAAAAAAAATAATTGTTAATAATATAAAATGAATATAAGTGAATTACTAAGTTATCTATTACTTATTATAATTGGATACTGTATGGGTAAGATTTTATTAAATAGTTACGAATCATATGAATCATATGATCCACCGTGGGATAAGTGCCCACGGTGCGGAGCGGTCCCCCCATATAAACAAGTATCATGGGTCAATCGTGGAAATCATGATGACCCATTTATAGATTATTGTAAAAAAGTGGGCGGAAAAGATAAAAACAGTTGTGAATCTATGTTTTATAAGGATGCGATTATAGATGATTATAAAATATGTAGATTTGATGATACAACCCAAACATGCACAAGTGAGGGGGGATTATCTTGTGATTATTGGAGTTCTAAAATTACTGGCCCTTTTCATTTGGGCTGCCAACCAGGCTACGAAATAGAAATGTGTTGTAGTCAAGACATGTATCCATAACGAAATAATAGATTTTAATCTTGTTCTACAAAATCTAACCATGTTTCTTCATAGGTATCACCTTGACAGATAAGATTATAGGCATTATCGTCAAGATGTTCCCAATAGTGATCAAATAAATCTACGCCAACATCGTCAATAAATCTAACACGATACATGTCTTCAAGTGATTCATAATATTCTCTACACCGAATAATTCTCTGTCTCAATAGGAAATGATAATCTCCATAAATTTTAATCTGCTGGCAAATAATATCCCGTGGTTTTAGTTGGTTATAGCAACCATGATAGAAAATATCTTCTCTTCGCGCCTCATTGGATTGAATTAACCATTCGTTACCTCTTCCTATAGGAAATCTAAACTGAAATGGGTTATTTAGAGTAAATAGTTCATCCATATCGTAAGAAATGGCTGATGGACCACATAGATGCGAAGAAAGAATGTTTATGCGAAAATTGATTTCTAAATCCATATCATGTTTGATGCTATTCATCAAAACCTGATAGAGATAAATGATTAATTCTTTGGGCAAACCAAAACGATTTCCCAACTGGAAAAAGACCTTCTTCTTCTCTTGTTCTCTTGATGACAGAGAGATTCCTCCCATAGTGAGATACTTAGTGTGTTTTATTAAATAAAAAATAATACGATCATAATCAAATTTTTCTTACATTGTAGGATAACTAAATTCAAATTTACCCCCTTCTCTTAATCTTTTGCTTGTGTAGTTCTCTTTATAAGATCCACATAACGGATCAAATACTTTTTTCAAGATTTTATCTTCATCTGAAGGATAAGGGGAAACTGGTACTAAGTATTCATTCCAATCACTAGAACTTTCTCTTTCTATATATTGATCGGGGAAATAGTATGGATTTCTAGATTGTATCAAATAATGAATATGTTTTTCAACAACATCAACTTCTGTATCATTTTTACAAAAATCACATTGACAACCCATGATCCATTTTTTATTTTCAGGGAGAGTATTGAATGGCAAATGTAAAAAATGAATATTATGCAATTGTGCTTCCCATAATTTCTTTTGAACATAATTCATATGAGTATGCCATGAAGGAATTTTAGCGGTTAAAGGAACATAATCTCTCCATGATAACTTCCATGTTAGTATATAGATACGCTTCTGAATATCAATCGGTAGACATTTCGTAAAATAATATAAATCAGTTTCTACGAGTTTTTTGTGAAGTTTAATTTTCCTCTTTAATTTATTTTTTAATGTTTTCCTTTTATTAGATTGTTTTATTTCTTTTAAACGTTTCTTATGATTCATATTAAATGAGATAATCATAATATTTAAATAAAAATAATTTTATGAATTTATACTAATTTAGATTTTGAGATTTATTTAGATTTTAACCATTTTACTACCTAACTTCGGATTGTTTTGTTCCACTAACTTACATTTTTCTGTTTTGTAGTCATAAGAGCAGTTATGACTATGTGGATTTTGATGAGCTACACAGAATTTTAATCCACACTTACATGTGAAACTCATCATTTTGAGTTTCTTTTTACATTGGGGGTGCTGACATCTTTCTGATTTAGATTTTTTCTCGGTTTTATTTGATTCTTTTATCTCAGTTTGTTTTAATGGTTCCTTAGAAGTATCCATAATTATGGGTTTTGTTAATTTATTATAGATTTTTGAAATCAAATTTAGTTTGTTAATATTCTGGGGCCAATACTCATTGTCATTAATTCTTGAATGAGAAGCTTACAAGCGTATGGGATATAAACCTTAGTAAAATCACCATAATTATTACACTTCTTACATTCATAGATACTTTCTTTATTATTTCCAGTTGATATTATATTACATTCATTACAGACATATACACTGTATTTATCTGATACATCCATTAATCTTTCTTTAAGGAATGATGATGTTCCATGAGCAATCATACAATCTCGTTCCATTTCACCAAATCTGAGACCACCATGCGCCATTCTGCCTTCAGCTGGTTGTCTTGTCATAGACACAATCGGACCACTTGCTCTGCTATGAACTTTGTCGGCTGACATGTGTTTCAGTCTTTGATAATATGTAGGGCCAATAAAGATAGATGTTTTTAATTGATCACCAGTAAATCCATTGTATAATACTTCATTACCCATTCCTTCGTAGCCACAAGATTCTAACTTATTAATAATATCATTAACATCGGTATTATTAAATCCAGTACCATCCCCTTGATAACCTAATTCAGAACAGGTTTTACCTAAGATACATTCTAAGAGTTGAGCGATAGTCATTCGGCTAGGAACAGCGTGTGGATTCATGATAATATCAGGGACAATGCCATCTTTTGTTCGTGGCATATCTTCTTGTCTGTATGTCATACCAACTGTTCCCTTTTGCCCGTGCCTACTTGAAAATTTATCTCCGATCTGAGGAACTTTAATTTGTCTGATTCGAACATTGCAAAATCTATAACCATCACTATTGATATCTACATAATTTTTATCTATAATACCATTTTCATTTACACGGGGGGTTGTACTACAATCCCTATAATTATATTCTTTATTCTTAATAGGAATAACTTTTCCAATAATAATATCATCTGGTGATATATTTGTATTTTCTTCTACAAGACCAGCACTACTTAGTTTATCGTAATTCGCTGGTTTAGGATATAATAGTTTACTAATATCTGGTTTACAGAATTTATCTTCATCCCCAGTGATTTGATTTTTTTGTTCTTCATCTTTGTAGGTTCTGTAAAATGTTGATGAAAATAATCCTCTGTCTATTGCCGATTGATTGATAATAACACTGTCTTCTTGATTATATCCACTATATGTAGCGATAGCTACAATCACATTATTTCCATTGGGAAGACTATTAAAATTCAGATATTTCATGATTTTAGTATTAATCATTGGTTTTTGAGAATAATGTAATACATGAGCAAATGTGTCAAATCTCTGATTGAAATTTGTACAATGAACACCTATTGCTTGTTTTCCCATAGCGGATTGATATGTATTTCTAGGTGCTTGATTATGATTTAAGAATGGAATCGTATTAGCGATACTACCTAAGATTAAAGTCGGATTCATTTCATAATGTGTATAGTTTTTATCCCTTTGTGTTAGAGAATTTCCTATTAAACTATTATTAACTTCATGAAAATCAACATATTCAATAAAATCATTGTTTAATAAGATAGATTCCCAATTACCCCATTTTATATTTTCTGGTTTTATGTTTCTAGCACAACTTTTGAATAAAGGACGCGTACACCTTCCTCTATCTGAGAATATATAGATTGAATTTTCTTTGTTGGAATATGATACAGATATATAAGGGTGTATTATACATTTGTTTCTTAAATCTTTCATTTTAGTTATTAATTCTAATACTTCTTCTGTATATCCAATCCATTCACCATTTACAAACACTTTGCTTAACGATGTCTTATTAATCTTGTAAATGTCAATATTGCTTAACTTGATGATAAATTCTTCAATATATGAAATATAATGTTCCTTAGGTATATCATTAGTTATTTCACACATCATGGATAAGTTCTTAACTACACCAACAGATTGACCCTCAGGTGTTTCAGTTGGACAAATGTAACCCCATTGTGAATTTTGGAGTTTTCTTGGTGCGATTAGCTTACCAGTATTATCTACGGGAGTACTTAATCTGCGCATGTGAGAAAGAGTGCTCATAAATGTTAACCGATTTAATACTTGAGATACACCTTGCTTGTTAATGTTATTTTTCATACCCCAATTACCAGTTGCTAATGCACTTTTCAATACTGTTTCAATATAATTTGATTTTATCATTTTAGAGATATTAACATCATTAATAATATTACTATAATCATTATTCGCATTTAGTAAACCTAATGATATTTCTTTTATAACTGAAGACTTAATATCTTTTGTAATTCGGGAGATACATTGATTGATTAAGTTACCCATTAAGACTCCGGTTGTTTCTATTCTCTTATTATTATAGCTATCACGATTACTACATTCTTCAATACCTAGATAGCATTTCAATAGTTTATTAATCATCAATCCAATATATTGTATTTTTGAAACATTATCTTCTAGATGAGGTAAGATATCTTTTTTGACGATATTTTTACAGTAATCATATTTGACATCTTTTGAAAAGTTATTGTTACTATGATTAAAATGATGTAATGTGTATTCTAATGCATCATTCTCTGTTTGATATTCAGAATAATCTCGGATAGATTTTTGTAAAATCTTAATCATTAATTTATCTGTTTCAGAGTTGTTATTGTCAATAATATTATATATAATCTCTTTATCTGTTAAGCACCCTAGTAATCTAAATAGTATCACAATAGGTATATCTTTTCTTAAGTGTGGAAACTGAGCGAGAATATTATTATCATAAATAGATTCCTTGTTTGTAATCTTGATAGACAGACTACGTGTTATTCCAAATGTGTTTGGACTACATGATTTGACTTCGCTTGTGAATTTATATTTAGACGTAACCTTATTATTTCGATAAATTTGAATTATATTCGGAACAACTTTTTCCTGAGTAATAACAACCTTTTCATTTCCATTTATGATTGTGTATCCACCGGTATCATATTTACATTCTGATAGTAAATCGTCTTTATAAACACAATATTTACTCTTTACCACGATAGGAATTTTACAAAGTAGAATATCTTTGAGTAATTTAGATGGTAGCATGATAATAGAATCATTTTCTTTGATACAGTAAGTGATATTAATATCTAAGTTAAGAGATATAGAGTAAGTATAATTTCTCTTTCTAGCTATATGAGGAGACATGATCTTGCTACAACCATTATTTTCTGTGTAATATGGTTTATTTACATTAATGTTTACGATCTCAATTTCAATGTTATTAATTTTTTCGTTATTAACATTTATGTTTAATGGAAAATACTGTGATAAGATTTTGGGCACGATATTATCAATCAGTTCATTATACGATTCAATATGGTGATTTACTAGAATATTGCTTCGTTTGAAATATTGGTCGATGATTTTTTCGGTATATGAATCATCGATCATATTAAATATAAATACTTTATTAAAACTTTAGGTAATTTACAAATCAAATTTATACATTTTTTAATGCTAAAATCTTAATACTATCGGGCATTTCGCTACAATCAAAAATGCTATTTATTTCAGTTTGCTCATCATTTAGTCTTTTTGTAATCAATTTTGAATAATCTTGAAAGATATTATTGGTTTTATAATAAGCTAAAAAATCTAAATATTTTTTGCGATAAACTTCAGTAGATTCAATAGTGTTCTCTTTTGTTGATGCGAATTGATATTCACAGAATATTTTTTCGCATTGTATTACGATAATTATACACTGTATCAAAACTGGATCTATCTCCATATTATATAAAACACACATGTCAACCACAAGTTTAAAAATCCGATGTGGATCTAAAACCCATGGTCTGATAGCATTAAGATTATCTCGTAAATATTGTTTTACTAATTCAGTTTTATCTTCTCCATTTTTTATTAATAATTCAAATACATATGCCATTTTGTCTATATCTACGTTATTACAATCAGCTTTTTCAAAAACTTCAGTAATTTGTTCAATACCTCGTTTTTTAGATATAGGAGTTTTCCATGAAAATCCAAAATCATAAACGATAAGTTTGTAAGAGCCATCTTCTACTTTTACTTTCCAGTTCCCTTTGTGTAAATCGCCATGATTTAAATTAGTTATCCGTTGATTATTTCTTATAAATGAAGTTAATAAAAGCGCTATTTTATATTTATTATATTTATCGCATCGCAGATCATCAAAAGAAACTCCTTCTTCATAACTCATAATAATTATATCTTTTGAACATTTGATTAGTCTTGGTATAATGATAAAATCATTATCAAGATAGTTTTCGTGAAATGATAATAAATGATTACTTTCATTAATAAAATTGCTTTGTTCATCAAAACTGTCTATAAATCCGTTAATGTCAAATGGGAAATTCTTGTTGATAAATCTCTTTATAGATGGTATTCTTTTGATTATATTGTAATAAATCCTAAAATAATAAATTTCATTTCTGACATTTGGATGAACTATTTTCATGATATATTTCTTTGATTCGGAAAAATGAGTTAATGGTTTATCTTGTATTAAATAAACTTGACCAATGCTACCAGAACCAACTATGTCAAGTATATCATAGTCCGAAGTTAAATCTCTATTAAATGATTTTTTATACTCATTTAAAGTATATTTTATATCATGAGTTTCACAATTTTCATAAAACTCTTCAAATTTTTTCAACCATAATGGTTTTATATTATTATGAATATCATCTCGTTTAAGATACATGACTTCTAGTTTAGGAATAGACCATTGGCAAAATTTAATTGCAACTGAACCACAAGATTTTATCTTTTCAATTAATTTATCTAATAATATCATGTCTTTATTCATATTATCCTTTGTAGAATAATCATACAATGTATATATAAGTGAAGTGTATTTGTAAAAATATTTGATGAAATTTATCATTTATTACTAATATCAATTATTTAATATATATTAAATAAACTTAAGTTTATTTAAAAATAATATAGTATCTTTAAATTATATATATGAGTCTTCAGAATACTATTAGGGATTTAATACATTTCTATGTAAAAACGAATTATGAAAAATATTTAACTGATAACAGTATACAAACTATACCAGAAGGGGAAATTGATAAAGTAATTCATAGTTTATATGATGATCGCAAATCTCATATACAGACATTTATACTTGATTCATTAAAAACACTTTATAAAGATAAACAAAGTGAATATCCCGGAGATAGTACAGTTAAGAATATTTTACTGAATATCTTTCAGGATGATGAGTTATGTAAGAACAGATTAAGTTGTGAAATTAAATTACATCAACAAAAAGTACGGGGTGAAAAGAGCGATTATGGTAAGATATTTTAAATATCAACCTCTGGTAAGATATTTTAAATATCAACCTCTGGTAAGATATTTTCTTAAATTAAAATCTAAGATATATTATTCTAATGGAGATTAAAACAAAGCGTATAATTACTAAATCGCCAAGAAATGATAAACAGAGTGAAAATAAGAGTCTTGACAGATACAAAGAATTTTTAGGAGAAAAAAAAGATGTTAAGAAGAGCAAAGATAAAAAAGTTTTCCATGTCACAAGAAAGAGATTTTCTCCAAAGAAAATAAAAAAGATAAAAAAGAATCCACGGGATTTATTACAAATAGAGAATGATATTGCCGATATGAAATCAAAAGAAAAACCTAATAGTATTCAGATGCCTACTCAAAATGAAAATTTAACTACAGAATTACAAGGTCTTAATAATAATGATATATCACAACCTGATATGCAAAAGCCCGCAGAACAAAAGCCCACAGAACAAAATCCCATAGAACAAAAGCTCGCAGAACAAAAGCCCACAGAACAAAAGAGTGTAGAACAAAAGAGTGTAGTAAAAAAACAAGATTATAAGAAACCACGTAAAAGTAATAGAAGATCTGTAGGAAGAACAAATAAAAAAAATAGATCAAGAGGCAGAAACAGAAGAGTCAGTATAAAAAATAGCACTTTTAGTGATAAATATTTTAAAGACATGCAAGTCAAATTAAAAGAGATAAGAAATAAAAAATCGGATGAAATAAAAAAAGAGTTAGAAAAGAAGGGTGTAAAAGTTTCCGGGAAAAGTAATCGTCTATTAAGAGATATTTACTTGTATTCAAAGTTGTCAAATATCAATATTACTCATGAAAAGTAAGTTAATTAAAATTATTTTTTTATGATTTACATTTTAATATGAATGATAATTTAAATGATTCAAATGGTTTAAATTACGATGATAGTTATGCCAATCAAGTAAATAAGATTATAGATACATTAGAGTTAGAATCTGAAACAGATAGAGGTATTTTAAAGAGTAGATTTTTATCAGAGGTTGTTCAGTATGAGCAAAGAAAATTAAAAACAAAGAAATACTATGATATATTTAGATTTATAGTGACTACCGGTTCGATACTTTTACCCGCAATTTTATCATTGGGTCAAATGGATCCAGCGAAGTTACCAAAGAATTTTGATCAAATCACTTATTGGTCTTCATGGACCATTTCTTTAATGGTGACAGCCAGTAATGGATTTTTACAATTATTCAGTTTAGATAAGAATTATTTTGAATATGCTTTAACTACCGAACAATTAAAAACCGAAGGATGGCAGTACTTCCAGCTTTCAGGTAAATATGAAGACGATGAATCTCACAAAGAAGCTTACAAAGCGTTTAGTAAGAGTATTGAAAATATTAAGAGAAAACAAGTTGAAAAAGAATATTCTGGAAAAGGCGATGTTAATAAGAATAAAAAAGAAAAGAAGTTTGATTTCCAATCTGAACTAATGAAAAATCTACCAGATGAACTAAAAAAACAAATACCTGATAAACCAAAAAAAGATATAGAAGAAGGAATAGCACATGTTGATACCAAAATGAATGAAATAGATAACCTTATGAATAGTAAAATGGGTCAATTAGACCAGATAATGAAAGCTTTAACTGATAAAAAAATAGATGGAGACGTTGCCACGACAATTGGTAATGTAAGAGAGTTATTAAAAGAAGGAGCATCTGAAGTCGCTTCTGAAGTCGCTTCTGAAGTTGCAACAAATGTTGCCGTGAATGTGATAGATGAAACGATTGAAAAAGCAGCAAATTAATAATTTTATAAAATTTGATTTTTTTTATTTAAACTTAAAATTACAAGTTAAAGATATATCATGGCGAATCTAGAAGAAAAATACAAGAAAGAAAATCTTCAAAATCACATTTATAATACACCAGATACTTATGTTGGTGGTTGTGATTTAATTTGCGAAACTTTATCTATTTATGATCCAGATAATAATAAGATTACAACAAGAGAAGTTGAATACATTCCGGCAGTATTAAATATTTATAATGAAATTTTAGTGAATGCGAAAGATCAAGTAACTCGCTTACAAGGTCTACATGAAAAGGATAAAAGTATTTCACCTGTAACTGATATTAAAGTAGAGATTAATAAAGAAAAGGGTGAAGTTAGTATCATGAACAGTGGTGATGGAATTGATGTTGCTGAACATCCTAAGGAAAAGAAAAATGGAAAACCAATTTACATTCCGCAACTTATCTTTGGTGAATTACTAACATCAACAAATTACAACAAGGAAGAACAGAAAGTGGTTGGTGGTAAGAATGGATATGGCGCGAAGCTAACAAATATCTTTTCAAAGTCTTTTAAGCTGGAAACGGTTGACAGAGTGAGAGGTAAGAAATATACTCAGCAATTTGCTGGAAATATGAAGGTTATTAAGAAACCAAAAATAAGTGATTATACCGGAAAACCATATACAAAGATTACATGGACAACAGATTTTGAAAGATTCGGTATTACAGAATATTCAGATGATATGATAAACTTAATGATGCGTCGTGTTTATGATATTGCTGGAATTACTGATAAGAGTGTTTCGGTTTATTTGAATAAGAAAAAGCTCTCAATTAAGAGTTTCTTAGATTATAGTAAGATGTATTTAGATGAAGAACCGATAGTATATGATGAACAAAAACATAATGATATCCCTTGGAAAATAGGTGTTTGCACATCATCTACTGATAAATTCGAACAAGTATCATTTGTAAATGGTATTTGTACACCAAAGGGAGGAAAACATGTAGATATGATAAGCAAGCAAATTACATCTGGACTTAAGAAGTTAATATATAAGAAATGTAAGAAGGAAGTGAATGAAACCCATATTAAGAATTATTTATCAATCTTTATTGATTGTTTGATTGTGAATCCATCATTTGATAGCCAGACAAAAGAAAGACTTATTACGACAGCATCTAAATTTGGTTCAAAGCCACAATTAAGTGATAAGTTTCTAAAGAATATCCTTGATAAGACCGATATTACAGATAAGGTTTTATCATTTACTGAATTTAAAATGAATAAACAAAATAAGAAAACAGATGGACAAAAGCGTAATAAGATTAGAGATATTCCAAAACTAGATGATGCTAATTGGGCAGGAACAAAGAAATCAGATAAATGTGTTTTAATCTTAACTGAGGGAGATTCAGCTAAATCCATGGCTATCTCTGGTTTATCAGTTGTAGGAAGAGATATTTATGGTGTCTTTCCTCTGAAGGGTAAGGTGATGAATGTTCGCGATGCTTCAATGCAACAAGTAATGAATAATGCTGAAATAACAAACTTGAAAAAGATTCTTGGATTAGAAACAGGGAAAGTTTATAAAGATACTAAATCATTAAGATACGGAAAAGTCATGATTATGACAGATCAAGATCATGATGGATCTCATATCAAGGGTCTTGTTATGAATTTATTTCATCATATGTGGCCATCTCTGCTAGAATTAGGATATATTACAAGCATGATTACACCTATTGTAAAAGTTACTCATAAAAAGAAGGTGAAATCATTTTATACACTTACTGAATACAATGATTGGATAAAATCTACAAAGAATTCGCATTTATGGAAGGTGAAATATTATAAGGGATTAGGGACTTCTTCAGCAGTAGAAGCAAGGGAATATTTTAGTGATATCAAGCTAAATAATTATATCTTTACTTCGGACACTGATAAATCTATGTCTCTAGCATTTAGTAAAGATGAAAGTGATCTGAGAAAGAAATGGTTATATCAATTTGATGAAAACCTTATCTTAGATCATACAGAAAAGGATGTTCCAATTCAAGATTTCATTAATAAAGAATTAATTCACTTTTCAAATAGTGATACATTAAGAAGTATTGGTTCATTATATGATGGTTTAAAACCAAGTCAGAGAAAGATTTTATACTCATGTTTCAAGCGTAATCTAGTAAATGAAATACGAGTAGCTCAATTAGCAGGTTATGTTAGTGAGAATGCGGCATATCATCATGGTGAAGCATCCTTACAGGGAGCAATTATCGGTATGGCTCAAAATTTCGTTGGTTCAAATAATATGAATTTACTAATGCCAAATGGTCAATTTGGCACCCGTATTATGGGTGGCCATGATTCAGCAAGTCCTAGGTATATTCATACAGAATTGAATAAGATTGTGAATTTAATCTTTCCTTCTTCAGATTTTCCATTATTAGAATATAATGATGATGATGGTATCTTAGTTGAACCGAAGTATTATGTTCCAATTATTCCGATGGTTTTAGTGAATGGAATGAATGGTATTGGAACTGGATTTAGTACAAGTGTACCAAAGTATAATATTCGTGATGTGATAAAGAATATGAAAAGAAAGATAATGAAAAAATCTTATTTAAGTTTAACTCCTTCATGTAATGGCTTCAAGGGGAAAATTATTAAGATAGACAATAAGAATTTTATCAGTAAGGGTATTTATGAAGTAATTGATGATACAAGTATTCGTATTACAGAGTTGCCTATTGGAAAATGGACGGATGATTACAAGAAGTTTTTAGATTCATTACTACCTGAACTGAAAACTAAATCTCCGGATAATAAGAAGAGTAAACCTAAGAAGACTATCTTAGATTACAAGAATAATAGCTCTGATATAGATGTAGATTTCCTCATTACTTTCGAAAAAGGATTCTTAAATTCACTACAATGGGATGATGATGAAAATATTGATGGTATCGAGAAGTTTTTCAAGTTAACAACAAGCAAGGGATTGTCTCTAAAGAATATTCATCTTTACAACAATAAAGGACAGATAAAGAAGTATAACAATTTAGGTGAAATATACGATGAATTTTACAATGAAAGATATAACCTATATGATAGAAGAAAAGAACATGAATTATCTGAATTAAATAATGAATTAACAATCTTAAAGAGTAAGATGAGATTCATTCAAGATGTAATAGATGATAAGATAGTAGTATATAAGAGAAAGAAATCTGATATTATTCAAGACTTATTAAAATCTGAATATATCCAAGTGCATTCTAGTAGAGTGATAAAATCCGTTGATAATATAGACACAAGTAATTATGATTACTTAATTAAGATGTCATTACATCTGTTTACAGAAGAGGAGATTGAAAGATTAAATGAAAAGATTAATAATCTACAAGATAAGCATGATATTCTATATAAAATGACAATTGAAGAAATTTGGATTTCAGAGTGTGATGAATTATTAAAAGCATTGAATTAAATAAAGAATAAAAAATTATATAGATTAAATATAATAGATGTCATTGTATTTCTCTAATGCTGGTCCAAGAAAAGGTGCCTATGATGATACAATTGGTTTAGATATTGATGATGAAGTAGTAAAATCAGATGGTGATGGTTCTTACTATGATTATGATTTATTAATTAAGGGTGTTTCTGGTTCTGGTGTAATTATCCCAAGTGATGTTGACGATGGTTTTCCTAAAAGAAGTGATTATACTTTTTTAGATACGAATAGTGAGATGTATAAGAAAGCGATACAAAGAGATGATGGGATGGCGGGACGATTTCAATTAAAGGCTTTTGTAGCAGATAATCAGAGCGCGACACTAGATACCATGTTAGAAGAGAAAAATAATGGTTTAGTAAAGAATATTAATATCACAAGAGATAATCCTTTACCACCAGAAACTTCTTTAGTCATTAAAAAAGATAATACAGAAACTTCAATCAAGGGTATTTTAGAAGTTAATTCAATTAATGATATTTTTTTCTCGGATATGAATACGAAGGTATTGCAAGATACGATTCGTTACAAAGTAAATAAAAATACAGGTGAAGTTATAGCGAGACAATCAGATAATGAACTTTATGTAATAATGAGATCAATCATGTTACAATTTGCGAATTTTAGAACAGATATTTCTGAAATTGTAAATGAAGTTAAAAGATTAAATCAAAAAGTAATTGATTATGCTGTTGATAACATATCAACAAATGTCCAACAGCACAAGGGATATGTAGATAAATTATCTAAATTACCCGTGCCATTAGACTTACCTGTTTATCACGCTAAAAAAAATACTACATATGATATTTCAAATATAATATAAACTTTATTTAAACAAACTACATTATATTTTTTTATGAATACTCTCTTAAATAAGAGTAATCCATTATTAATACATGGGAAATCTGGTTCTGGCAAATCATGCTTATCTATGAATTTATCAGATAATATGGTAGTAACAAAGATTGATAGTAGCATGTTAAAAACGATAAAATCAAAGGGCTACCTAATAGATATTGTTAAAAAGAGAAATGTAACCCTTATGTTTAGTGAGAAGAAAGAAAGATGTTTATTAATAGATGATATTCATGTATTCCAGAAATATGATAGGTCATTTTTTAAGATGATAACTGATTTTATAAAAGAAAAAAAATACTATCAGACATATGTAATATTAACATGTAATAATAGTTTCTTAAAAAACAAAGAACTTATGAAAATAAAGAAATACTTAACATATCATGAAATAAAATACACATATTCTCAATATTATAAGATATGTTTGAAAATAGCAAAAGATAATAAATATAAATACACTTTAGATGATTTAGATAAGAAAATTTATTTTTCTGGATATAATTTTAATACTTTTAAATCAATATGCGAAGAAGATCTAAATAATTCGAAAGATAACTATGATCCAATTGAAATCATTACGAAATCTTTGATTGAAAATAAATATGAAATAAAGGAATTATTTAGAATTTGTGAAGGAGATGAAATACTACTAGCTTATAACATGTTAGAGAATTTGGAAAAGAGCGTAAAAGTAGATATAAAGAAATATCATAAAATCTATAGGAGTTTTATAGATTCTGATATTATAGAGTATAATATAGTAAAAAATGATAAAGAATTATCTATAAAATATATGTCAATATTATCAATAGCAAATATCAATTATAGGATTAATATGAAATGTAATAATTTAATTATGAATCGTTATATAAGTAAATGTATGGTTTTAACGAATATAAAAAGTATACATGATTTAGAATTTATAATTTATTTATTTGACAAAGTGAAAAAGTATAATGATGAAAAATCAAAAATATATCTTTCAAAAGATAAAAAGACTATAGAAAAGATAGATAAGATATATAAACTTTTTTACTGAGTATCAATTGATTTGCCTTTAATCTTCGGTTTTGTTAGTACATGTTTTACAACAACTTCTCTATTATTCATGATTAATTGTAATGCTTGTTCTATTTGTGATTCGTCATTTAACACTTGTCCAAGATTTTCGCGAATGTTATGTTTATTAAGACCTTTTTTAGTTCTTCTCTCATTACACTTGATTAAACCATTTTCTGTATTTAGATTTGTTATATTATGGGCAACCATGAATGATGTAATTTCAGGTTCTAACACTTTCTTTTTGTGTTTTTTGAGATCTTTTATTTTAGATTCATATTTGATGATTTCTTCATCGATTGTTAACCATTGTTTAACTTTTGTTTTAAACTCTTCTAAAGAATTGTTTTCCATGATATTAATATAATAAATATTACTTTAAATCTATTAGTATTTAAAAGAAAAATAAAACATATATTTAAAATAGGAATGTCCTCTTTAAAAGACAAACCTCTAAAGAAATGTCACACAGATAAAAGAAAGATGATTGACGACATTCATAATGAAATAATACAAAATTTATCTGAATCTGAAATAAACAGTTATTTCCTTGATAATGGTGTTATATTAGATAAATATTACTCTGGAGATGAAGAAATAAATATAAATACACAGAGTGAATCCGAAGGTATATTATCTTTTTTTAAGACCGAAGAAGTTTCTAAAGAAGAAACAAAATTTCCTTTAAAGAAAAAAGAAGCTATGAATGAATACATGTGTAATATAGATGATAGTGTTCAAAATGTAAAATATCCAAATATTAATTATGATAAATGTAAATTATGTGGTTCCCAGACAAACATGTGTGAAGTAAAATCAGAGCTATGTTGTTCAAAATGTGGTGCTCTTTCTGATATTATTATTGTTACAGAAAAGAGTTCTTATTCAGATCCACCACGAGAAGTTTCTTATTTTTCTTATAAACGTATCAATCATTTTAATGAATGGTTAGCTCAATTTCAAGCAAAGGAGAAAACAGAGCTACCAAAAAATATTTATCATGATATAATTTCAGAGTTAAATAAGACTTCATATATTGACATATCTAAATTAAAATATAAAGATGTAAGATCAATATTAAAGAAATTAAATTATAATAAATATTACGAACATATTCCACATATAATATCAGTTTTAACAGATAAAAGAGCACCAACTCTGGATAGAAAAACAGAAGAAGTATTAAGATCACTTTTTAAGGAGATTCAAATACCGTTCATGAATAATTGTCCTCCAAATCGTAAAAATTTCTTGTCTTATAGTTATGTTCTTCATAAATTTTGTGAACTATTAGAATTTGATCATTTATTAGAGTATTTCCCATTATTAAAGAGTCGTGAAAAATTACATCAACAAGATATAATATGGGAAAAAATATGCAAAGATTTAAAATGGCAATATATTCCTAGTTTGTAAATTATTTCTATTCTATTTTATTAATGAATAATAATTATTTGAATGGATTATTATTAGTAATTTTTTTTGTAATTAGAATTATTCTTAAATTTATACTGGAAGATGATTTAGATAATTTACTAATTAAGTATACAAACTTTGATAATACTGAAAGCGGGATAATAGAAAATGGAATATCTCTTTCTTTATCATTTTTAGTTGTAGGTTTAATTAATAAGTATGGTTTTCATAGTTTAACTATTAGTATGGATCCTTATTTAGAGTTTATATCTATTTTAGTTGCCACTGTAATCATGCTTATTGTTTATAGATTTTATAAAATATATATTTAATGATTTTCTTTTTCAAATACGACATTCGGGGAGCAAATATCAATAAGAGCAAAAGTTGATGCCGAAATCATTCCAACATAGATCGCATGCTCTTTAAGAACACCACAAGTTGGTATAACCTTTGTTGCAGTTGCGGTTACTATAAATAAAATAAGATATTTAATAAAATTGTTCATATTAATCATTATTTATTAATAACCAACAAATTAATTTGTTTAAAATGATTTAAAAAAATATTCATAATATCATAATTATAAAATGAGTGAAAGTGTAACCGATTCTAAGAAACCTGATTATCTTGAAGTTGATGAAGCTATTCCTGGTCAGAACTATGTCTGTCTTTCATTTATATCCCCTGAATCTTTAATTCAGAACAAGGATGCATTTAAGTGTGTCAAGTTTTTACAATCATACTGTAAGGAACAAAACCTTAAGTTTGATGATGTCTATAGTAAGTATCAGGATTTTGTATATAAATATGAAGACAAGCTTCAGAGGGATTTTGATGAACAAAATGATTTTCAGACATCTATCCGAGGTCTTAAGGTAAGGGGGGTATATGATACCAGAGAAGCGGCTGAAGATAGAGCTAAGAAACTTTCTGTGAGAGACAGTGCTTTTCATACTTTTGTAGGTCAGGTAGGTTATTGGTTGCCGTGGGATCCTAATGCTGATAAGGTTGAGAGTGAGATTTTCCAAAATAGTCAGCTAAATGACATGATGGAGAAATATCAGGCAAATAATGTAAACCGAGACATTTTCTATGAAGAACAAAAGCGCGATAAGATTAAGGCGGCTCAGGAAGAGGTTCTCAAGGCTAAAGCGGAAGCACAGAAGGAGTTAGAAAACAAAGATGTTTCTGAGAAATATCCAATTGATAGTGACCCTGTCGCAGAGGAGACTAAAGTTAGCGAACAGACTAAAGTTTGTGAGACGACTAAAGTTTCTGGTGATTTAGATGAATCTGTTGAAGTGAAGAAGGGTTCTGAAGTTTCCGATGATATTAAGGATTCTCTAGAAAGCGATGATCCTTGGATGAAACAAAAGTTAGAAAACTGATTAAACAATCTTTAAAATTTTATAATATAATTTAATATGGAATCTTTAATAACACTCTTTAGTATTTTTATCTTATGTGTTTTTATGTATGCTTACATAAGAATGGATCAGATAAATAAAGACTATCCTACTTCTTGCAATATATTATATATGCCAAGACAGGATAATACAGTGAAAAACAGACTTCCTCATATGGAGGTATTAGATCATGAAGAACATGATAGTAAATTTAAATTGGCTCAGTTTAGCACATTACCTCAAGGTGTTTCAGAAATAGAACAGTTGATGCCATCATTAAACCGAAGACATGATAGTGTTAGTATGGTTGAAATTGGAGGATAAAAAAATATAAGATATTTATATTATGAAACTAAGTCTACTATTATTTATAATTGGTGTATTATTTATCACAGCTGGTTATACTCAACAATTAGACCCAGGATGTAAGAAAGGTAGTGAAGTAAGAATTGTTCCAAGAAATGTTTATGATCAAATTATTAAGGATTCTGTTTTGTAAATTAAATATTTATTTACACACTCTATAGTAGACAACATCACCTGCGGAAGGAGTAACTCTGGTTATTTTACAGATATCTCCTGGTGCTAATCTGATACGCTTTGCCATCGCATCAGTTCTCAATATAATAGGCAACTGATCAATGCGACAATTACATTTTTCAAGGATGCTATCTATAGTAGGTTTATCACGAATAGCAACATGTTCAGGAACATTCACATGCTTTGTAATATCGATTGACAGACCATCTAAGTGATGAATATGAATATTTCTAAAATGAGCTTGATTATATTTATTATCACCTAAACTATCATTTTCTTTCTGAATATCTTCACTTATACCATTAATATTTAATTCTTCTTGACCTAATTTATACAAATCTTCAATAGAAGTTTGTAAGTTTTCTGGTACTTGATTGTATAGTATAACAATCAAACTATCTTCTGGTTGAATATCACCTTCTTTATAAAGGGCATTTAGTTTTTCACTACAAGTTTTTGTAATCTTGACCGCATAAGATCCTAATTCAGGAAAATTGTAATAAATTACATGTAATCTATGATTTGGCACACGTTTGTGATATAGAGTGAAATTACATGCAGAAGCATTTCCAAAATATATATCGGAACTAGTAGGTTTACTTGTACTGTATAGCTTTTCAATTTCCACATCACTATAATCTTTGATAGTATCTGTATTCCATTCACTACTTAAATATTGCTTTAAGTTATACCGACTGCGATTGATTTTGCTGATTGTACTGTTACTATCCATCTTTATTATTAGTATATAAATAATATTTTAAATCAAATTTTAAATTAATTTAAAGTTAATACAAGAATTAAGTTTAAAGAAGATATGAATACTACACAAAAGACAGCTGGTTTAATGAGTTTATCGATAATGAGCGTTTTAGGTTATTATTTATATAACCAACGATTCACTAAAAAATACAAACAAAAGATGATTATGTTAAATAATTGGCCATTCCATGATGAGGTATTAAGATATATTTGTGTTAAATATGGCGATGATATTAATTCATTTAATTACAGTGTTGATAAGATTTATCATTTTAATGAATGGCGATTCAGGAGAAAGGAAAAACCCGTTGATTTAAAAATTTACCAACCCAATGAATGTGATATGATAATTATGTATGAAGATAATCCAATTCATGTTAAGTTCAATGTAGTGCTTGATAATAATAATGTTCCTTATAAGATAATGTCTCAGCATGATTGTTGTATGGATGAAGAGATTGTTACGAAGCTAGAACTGAGAGCGGATTCAAAACAGATTTTAACAGATTTTGCTGATGAAGCAAAAGCATGGTGTGACAATGAAAAAAAGAAGATTAAGATGAATACCAAAGAAACAATGAATGTATATTATTATAAGAAGGATTATTGGACATTACTTTCTAAATCACCAAAGAGACCACTTTCAACTGTTTATCTAAAAGAAAAGGTTCTCGAGAATTTAGTCACTAAGACAAAGAAGTTTTTCTCGGATGAAACTAGAGATATTTATTTATCATTTGGTATTCCATATAAGAGTGTTCAATTAATTCATGGTCCCCCGGGAACAGGCAAGACAAGTCTTATAAAATCAATTGCTTCTGACCTAGACTGTGATCTATATATTTTACCGATTAGTAAGGATATGTTAGATACAAATCTGATAGATGCATTTTCTTATATTAGTGATAATGAAGAAAAAGAAAGAATTATTGTGATTGAAGATATTGATACACTTTTTGATGGTGAAAGAAAAGAAGGCGATGATCATAATGGTATAACACTTCAGGCATTTTTGAATTGCTTAGACGGTTTCACATGCGTTGAGGGAACAATGTTATTTTTAACAGCAAATAAGCCAGAAGTTCTTGATTTTGCGATGATACGCTCTTGTAGGATTGATAACAAAATTAAATTAGATTACGCTGATAAATATCAAACTAGAAAGATGTTTGATACCTTTTTACCAGATCAAAAAGAAAGATTTAAGGAATTCTATAAGGATGTTTCCCATAAGAAATACACAACAGCTATGTTACAAGAGTTTTTATTTTATAATAGAGAGTGTGAAAATATCATGGATCTCCTTGATGAATTCATTGAAATTGTGGATAAGAATGATCCTAAGAATTTCGAAGTAGTGAAAGAAGAAAATAAGAATTTTTACACTTAAATTTGATTTTGATGATTGATTGAGTTAATAAAGAAACCTAAACTCACAACATGTTTCATGATATGACAATCTCTGAACTCTGTGACACTCCGGATCACATCTGCGAAGACAACATTTATGATTTATACAAATCAGAGGACGATAATCCTTTTAAATTAGTCTTTTCTCTAGTAGTAGCTATTATTTATTTAATCTTACTAGTTAAATATGTCAAAACCATTCCCCACCTTTCACATGTAAATGCGTTTTCATTAATTCTTTTGATCCTTATGTTTTATATTCACTATAACTATTCTCATAGTGAAATGTGTCAAATTCCTAAATGGTGTCATGAAGGAGTAAACAACAGCATTGTAGAAAATTCTTACTTTTATAGAATGGACAAATGCCCTAAATATAATTCGTGGTTGTTATCTTACTATGAAGACTTAAGAGAAGATGATTACTCTATGAATCATTGCGATGAATCAATGTATGGATGTTGTAAGATAGATGCAGCATGTCCAGGGTCAATTGATAATGATGATACTTATTCATTTTATCAACTGCTATTGAGTAGAAAAAATGGTTGGTTTACTGGTATAGAAAAACAAGACGAAAATGGATCAAATTGTCCTACAATTGAAGAAATTATATATGAAGTTTCTTCGCATGCGACTGTTATAAATATTAAAATTGAAATTTATGAATTGGTTTCTATTATCATATTAATTAATATTTATGTATTAGCAAAATTATACTGTAAAAGAGAAGATCAAATTATTAATCAAAACGACATAGAGAGTGGTTCCGATTCTAATGATGATGAAAAGCAGATATTGAAAGGTTCGGCTTAATTATTCATAGAAACATTATATTTGTAGTAAAAAAAAGCATTCTAAATCTAAATCTTGAATAAAGAATATTTTTTTATCTTTATCAGAGTTATTTTTTATATCTTGAATATTACCTTTATCCATAATATTTTCCATCATTTCATCATTCATGAACTGTACATCCATTTTGTTATCTTTTTGCGAACATTGAAAAAACATGATACCTTTTTCCAATCCAGGAGTATTAAACATGCCTTCATCATAAATATTACATAATTGTTCCATATTACCATGAATAAATTTCATAATGTAATCGGGGGCAGCATCAATATTTTTAATACTCATTTATATGAGTATATGATTTATATTATAAATATTAAACTTAATCATTATTGATTTGTAATGATTGTTCTATTGCGATTTGAATATCTCTTTGTTCATTTGATGTTTCAATTTCATTGATATAATTTGTGATTATATCTGAAATCCTATTTTCTAAATCATTTGGATTAGGTATATTTTCTATATCAATACCTTCATCGGCATCATTACCTTCATTGATATCATTAAAGATATTCATATTTGTCATGTTTGTAATATTATTAATTGGTGGAACTGTAATCGTTATAGTTTCAATGAGTGGATTAATATGATTTTCATCTTTAGGAAATTCGGTTCTACACATTGGACATGTGTTATTTCTTTCTAGCCACGGTTTGATACCAGAGCATGTATCATTTCCACTATGAAAGATATGTTTTTCATCTTCATTCTCTGTTTGACACGGTAATCTTATATATTTATCTCCTAATTTAAATTCATCCAGACAAATACTACATTGTTTTTCTTTTGAAATAAATTCTTCATCAGCTACAATCTCCTCTAAGTTATTTTTAAATTCTTCTGATACACCATTGTTTATCTCACCAGTATTATTTCCACCAGTCATGGTTGCATTAGTAAAATTATTTTCAATATTAGTAAACATTGAAAATACATTGTTATTTATCCTTATAATAGGAGGAATTAATAGAGAATTATTTATGTTTGTTTCCATAATATATATTACAGGGAAATATATTCTTTTCTTTAATATAATTATTTAAAAAATAATTCAATATGATTAATTAGTAGAAATGTCTAAGTCAATGGTTCGGAACTATACAAGAATTCCATTTAAGAAGGGATCTTTAGGATTTCATATGATTCCATATCATTTACAATATGAGAATAGAGATTGTAAATCTAATATTTTAAGTGAACCATCGAGAGAACAAAGATTAAAGACAGAGAAATATGTAAAAGATTTTAATCCTTATTTAAAATTTCATGTTTCAGAAAACCTGGGCGATAAAGTAATGAATTTCTACAAGTATAAATATAATAAGCGTTAAATATAAGAGATAAAATAATTATATTTTATAATATAAATGGGAGAAGAAAGTAATTTATATATGGCATCAGCCGTGATATCATTTTTGGCATTTTTAGTTGCCCTTCATTATTGTCTTACAGGAGATCCTAAATCGGAATATGGTATTTATCCTATTCTTATTTTAGGATTACTTTGTTTGGCAAAAAGTATTGAATTCTATGAAAAATATACATATAAGTTAAGTTCAAATCGTTAATAATTTAAACCGATTAGTAAATAACCCACAAAGCCAATCATTATACTTTTAATCCATCTAGATTTCATTTCAGTATAAATATTTGCCCATGCTTCGACTTGTTTTTGATTTTTTAATGAATACAACATTAAAGGTCTTTTAGGATATACATAATAAAATCCCAGTTTGACAAGATAAATGATCGCTAAAAATTTACATAATCTGTAACTATCACTTGGATATTTGTAATAATAATAAGCACCTAATGCTATACCTAACAACATGCCAGCAAAATAAATTGAAATTCTTTCTTTTACTATTTTATCATAAATATCTTTTTGTTCAGCATCTAATAGATTGTAAAAATTAGAAAAAATACTAGTATCTCTCTTAAGTATAGACATAGATAACCCACCAACTAAAAAAGTAATACCAACGATACAACTAATGTCTTTCATTATAAACAATGGATATATTTTATTTAATCAATTTCATCAATTGTCGGTTTAGAATCACCGCCTTCATCTTGAGAAAAACTTTCAGGTACAGCTGATGGCATGCTATCTCCCGCCCCACCCTCGCTATAAACCTTCATCAAGATAGGATTTAATATACCATTGACTTCAGTCATCTTGTTATCATATTCATCCTTTGTCCTTTCTTCTTCTAACCATAATTCGGTTTCGGTTAATGTTTCTGTTACAGTCTTAAGATCAGATTCTTCTAGTTTACTCTTAACTTGATCATTCTCAATTGTAGAGCGAGTTTGATAAACCAGAGAATCTAATTTATTCTTTGCTTCAATCTTATCGCGATTCATTTGATCTTCTTCCTTAAACTTTTCACCTTCTTGAACCATGCGTTCAATGTCTTCTTGAGATAATCTACCCTTATCATTCTTAATTGTAAGATTCTGAACATTACCAGAACCCTTATCCTTGGCTTCAATATTCATAATACCATTCGCATCAACATCAAATGAAACTTCAATCTGCGGAACCCCTCTTCTAGCTGGTGGGATACCTTCTAGCTTAAAATTACCTAATTCATTGTTATCCTTTGTCATTGCTCTTTCTCCTTCAAAAACCTGAATCATAACAGAATCTTGATTATCTTCAAATGTGCTGAATGTTTGAGATTTCTTTGTTGGAATCGTAGTATTTCTCTCGATAAGCTTTGTCATGACACCCCCAGCTGTCTCGATACCAAGTGATAAAGGGGCAACATCAAGTAATAGAATCTGATCTGCTGAATCATTTCCAGAAGTTCCACCGGATAAAATTGCGGCTTGAACCGCTGCTCCGTATGCAACTGCTTCATCTGGATTAATTCCTTTATTCAGTTCTTTTCCATTAAAAAATTGACTGAGTAGCTCTTGAATCTTAGGAATACGAGTGGAACCACCAACAAGGACAATTTCATGAACGTTAGACTTAGAAATTCCAGCATCTTGAAGAACCCGTGTTACTGGATTAATACATTGTTGGAATAAATTCATACATAAACTCTCAAATCGTGCCTTACTGATACTCGTGAAAAAATCAATTCCTTCACAAAGGGATTCTAATTCTACTGAAGAGGTTGCGGCTGATGATAGTGTACGCTTAGCTCTTTCACATGCTGTCTTAAGTCTCCTCAGAGATCGCTTGTTCCCACTAATATCAATCTTGTTCTTGCGCTTAAACTCATCAATAAAATACTTCATAAGGATATTATCGAAATCTTCACCACCAAGATGAGTGTCTCCAGCAGTTGCTTTCACTTCAAAAATACCATCATCAATGCTTAGTAAAGATACATCAAATGTTCCACCACCAAGATCAAAGATTAATACATTCTTTTCTTCTTCTTTCTTATCAAGACCATATGCGATTGCCGCCGCGGTTGGTTCATTAATAATACGAAGGACATTCAAGCCAGCGATATGACCCGCATCTTTTGTGGCCTGCCTCTGAGAATCATTAAAATATGCCGGAACGGTGATTACAGCATCAGTTACCTTTTCACCGATATATGCTTCAGCAACTTCCTTCATCTTAGTTAAGACCATGGATGAAATTTCTTCAGGTTGAAATGTTTTTAATTCATCTTTATAAGTTGCTTGAATCTTAGGTTTATTATCTTCTGACACTACAGTGAATGGAAAATTTTTAATATCATTCTGAACTGCTGGATCATCAAACTTACGTCCAATTAATCTCTTCGCATCAAAGATTGTATTTTCAGGGTTCATGGATGCTTGATTCTTAGCCCCATCACCGATTAGACGCTCTTCATTTGTAAATGATACATAAGAAGGTGTTGTGCGATTACCTTGATCATTCGCTATAATTTCACAACGATTATCCTTCCACCATCCAACACATGAGTAGGTTGTTCCAAGATCGATTCCAATTGCTACCATATTATATATTCATAGTATGATATCAATCTTTTAAATATTTTTTTAAAATTTGATATGTTTATTCGATTATAAACATAAATAATTTATCATAATGAGTGATTCTGTTTCACTCAGTGAAGAACAAAGAGAAATTAAATTAGCAATAGAAGAAGATTATTCATGTTTTGTAAATGCTGTTCCGGGAGCAGGTAAAACAACTTTAGCATTACACATAGCTAAAGAATTGCCGAATAGAAAGATACTATTATTAACATTTAGTTCTGATCTAAAAACAGATGCTAGATTGAAAATGAAAAAAATGGGTCTAAGGAATTTAGATATTCATAGTTATAATTCATTGCCACGAAAATATTATGATAAAAATGCCAGTCAGGATGAAGACATATATAATATACTAAGATATCAAATACAACCTAGATTAACTAAACAATATGATTTGATTATCTTGGACGAAACACAAGACATGACACATTTACATTATAAGTTTATAATTAAGGTCATAGATGATCTACAAATTAATCCAAGTTATCTTATAATTGGTGACGAAAAGCAAGCTGTTTTTCAATTTAAAGGAGCAGATAGTAGATTTTTAACACTTTCACCGAAATTGTTTAATGGTAATTTTAAGGAATACAAGCTATCAGTTAGTTTCAGACTAACAGATCCAATGTCACAATTCATGAATGAAGTGGTTTTAAATGAAGAGCGCATCAAAACTAATAAAAAAGGAAAACCCGTAAAATATATTATAGATGATACATACAGTGAAGAATTCAAATATTACATTTATAAAACCATAAAGTGTTTGATTAACAAGCGTGGATATAAATATGATGACTTCTTTATCTTAGCACCAACTTTAAAAAGTGGTGCTATTAATGGACTTGATTCGTATTTAGCTAATCAACATATAAATGGCAAAAAAATAGATATTTATCGCCCACCAGGAGATGATGGATCAATAAATGAAGAGCACATGAAAGGTAAAATTACGATGACAACATTTCATCGTTCAAAAGGTAGAGAAAGGAAATGTGTTTTCGTCTTAGGATGCGATGAATCATATTATAAGATTTATACAGATATGTATGATAATCCAGAAGAATGTGTTGAACCACTTTATGTGGCACTAACTAGGGCAACTGAAAGACTTCATATTATTCATGATATAAACCGTAAAAAACTTCCATTCATAAGAATGGATTTAAGTGAATTAGATAAAAAATCATACTGTCAAGTTCTTAATCGCAATAAATGTATATTGAATAGAATAGGGGACGATTTCAAAAAAGAAAAAACTCTAGAATACTCAGTAACTCAAATCACACGATATATTAGTCAAAAGAATGAAACACAATTAATACCGATATTAGATATTTTATATACCAAAAAATCAGAAGAAAAGGGGATAGTCCCTGTCCCTAATGAAATATTCGTGAAAAGATTGACCGAAAATGTTTCTGAGCTTAATGGGGAAGCGATACCTGCTTTATGGGAATATATTAAAACGGGTAATAATTCGCTCCTCGAAAAATATAGAAAGGAATTAGTGAGAAGACAAGAAAAAAATGTTAACAATGTATTTACTCGTTCACTAAACCGTTTAAAATTAGATTGCAATGAAATAAGCGATTTCCTACTCTTGTCTAATCTCGGCGAATCAATAGATCTTGGCATTCAATCAAATCTGAATCAGATTGATACATATGATTGGATTAAACCACATGTGATAGAAAGATCCTTTAAAAGATTAAATGATTATATAACTGAAGAAGACCTTCAGTTTGAAGTAAGAGTTGAGAGAAATTATAAATACAAGGGTGATTCTATAAATATTAGAGGATATATTGATATACTTTCACCTAATTCAGTATATGAACTAAAATGTACCGAATCATTAAATATTTCACATAAGATACAATTAATATTTTATGCTTGGTTGTATAAAGAAGATTTCGATGAACCTAGAAAGTTTTACTTATTTAACATGAAATCAAATGAATCGTATGAATTAGACTCACGCAATCCGTTAATAGATAAAGTTATTGATATTATATTTCAAGATAAGTTATCTATTAAAGAAAAACTAAATGATGAAGAATTTATAAAACACTGTTCAGAAAATATAGAATTCATTGATATTCCAAACATGAAATCTAGGATAAAAAATGAATCTTTATTAGAAGATACTTATCTTATTGTAGATAGTGAAGAGGAAGATTAAACCAGATTAACATTATCACAAAAAAATAATTATATAATTTTTTAATGAATAATTACTTGATATTATTTTACTTACTATTAATTACTTACAACTAAAGCTGAGAACGCCAATCCTCGAGTGATTCGTGCAGCTTGTCGAGAACAACTTTGTCTTCTTCGTTTGGATAATAGTATACACCTTCAGCACAACCATGTTCATTCCTTTCATCAACAAGACCATTAAATGCGTGAATCATCATCAGGATTGTGAATGCGTCATCTGTGTCATTCGCCGAAAAGTCAGTCCAACGCTGAATATCATTTTCTTTAAGATGCTTCCGGATCTTTGCCTTCGTATCATTTTCTTCAAGAGAGACTGCTTCGTATAAATCTTGGTAAATCCCGGAAACCGATTCCCACTTCGGACACATGAATACGTGTCCAGATGAACCCATGGAACGGTTGAAATACAGTTGATCTTTTGTTCCGTCGTTATCCACTTGTGGAACCCTGTACTCTGGCGAGAATGTTGTTGAAAATTCCTTCTCATTGCACTTCAGTTGATACAAGAATGCTAACATATCTGCGAGATATGTGTGATATTTGGCACCCTTGCAGCACTCTCGGATCTTGACCATCTGTTCCTTCTCAATACAGTTTGCTGAAAGGAATCGCATGAATACATCATCCTCCTTATCCAATGCGTCTTCCCCACCTGGAAATCCATGGTGACTTACAGGGTCCCTGGGGTCTTCCTTGCGTCGCCGCCACTTTTGGTCCTTGCGAATCATTGTGCCGTCTTCTTTGATGAACCACGAATAATCTCGCATCGAGCGAGGGATTGAGGTGATGAAAATGGGTTTTGAATCGTTCATCTTGTTGTGCCAATCAAAGAGATAGGTGAGATTGGTGATGACATTGGAATTGAGAGCTAGGTCTTTCTCGTAACGGAAGTTTGATGCTGGCTTGCCTTCACCGGAACTCTTCAATTCACCCTGAATACACAAGGTTATATCTGGCCAGATCTTGTCTTCAATCTCTGCCTTAAAGACAGCTGGGTCGCTGATAAGAGCCCCAGTGATTTCGACGATGGATTCAGGTAATTTATCCTTACCCGATTGGCCAAGGGATAGCCAGGTGTACTGTGCCTCCATGTTCTTGGTGTTGTGCTTTTGCCTCTGCCTCTGCCTTTGTCTTTGCCCTTGTAGTTGTCTTATGAGTTAGTTTGTTTAGACGGTTCTTTAGTATAGAGTTTGTTGTGTGTCTAACAAAAAAAACATAATCGTAAATCAAATTTATATCATTTCTTCATATTTTGAAGATCATTAATTATTTCTTTTTTTATTTTTTCCTTTTTAGCGAGGAATTGTTCCTTCAGATTTTTGATATCATTAATTGTCTTTTTATCAATTTTAATTATTTCGCATGTGTTTGATTGAATACTATCCTCCATATACTTTTGTTAATAAATAAAGTAAATAAATCAAATTTTTTATATTATTTATATTAATTATACTATGACATCAATGGAAGAACAGTTAAGATGCTTTTATTTGGATGGAGAATTAAAACCAGCTTCGGATATGTTAAGGAAATGTGTGGGAGATGAAACTTCACCATATCGCTTTAATTGTGAAGAAGACCCCATGAAACAGGTTATGCCGGAAGATGTTAAAGAAACCGCAAGGATGAATGATATATCTATTCAGAGAGGTTTTGCCAGTTATAATGTAAATAATTATAATGAAAAGGTTGATGTTATGCCAAAACAAAAACCTACACCAATTATTGCTAAACCTACACCAATTATTACTAAACCTAAGTCAAAACAAGTAATCAATAAAAAAATGAATCCGACAGAAGATGATAATGGGATAGAAGGATTTAAAGATTTTAGTGATTGGGAAAACACATTCATAACTGACACTGGTTTAGGTGAGATTCAACTTCAGGATGGAAAATGCCCTGATGGTTATGCGAAATGTCCTATTACTGGAAGATGCATTCAAAAATGTATTGGATGTGTATACAGAGATAATATGAAAAGTAGAGAATTTAATGAAGCGGATCCATGCTTTCCGGAAGGAGTTTACAATGGCATTGATAATTACGGAAATATTAAATGTACATGTGGAAAGAATAATAGATATTGTTCAGATGAATTTACAAAAGATATATTCACGGCAGATGGAATGATGATGAAAGGTAAAAAAATAATAATGAATACTGGTCTAACTAATAGTATCAATAAATTTTTTGATATAGGACAATTCTAATTTATTTATAGTCTACTTACACTTACTCTTCATCAAAACCAAGACATTCGTTAATTTCGTCCATTTGATCATCGTCTTCCTGTTTGATCTGATTGATACGATTCACGACAACTTCGCTGAAGCGTTGAATGTAAAGATCCCTTTCCTTCAGTGGAGCAACCCCACGCTTGAAAGATAGAGTCAGCTTGACATGATGTTCGAAATCATCGTCCTTTTCCGGAGGCCATCCAAGGAAGGATGTATTCTTCTGCTCGCCCTTCTCTATGATGTTTCCGCTCTTACCATCTTCATCTGGTTCTACATCTAGAGAATCCACCCGAATTCTAGCTGTCTTTGCGGTCTCTACGTCATCTGGATTGATCATAACCCTCTTGTTCCGAAAGATAATATCATTTTGTAGTCGCTTTAGTCCAGCGCCACCACGACCAATAAGCTTCCCCATGAGTCTTTCTGGGAGATCCACCAAGAAGAATTCTGTCTTGAGAGAGACGGTAGATTCCCTCTTCTTCAGGACAAATTCAACACTGCGATCCAGAGACTTCTGCGCCAACTTCTGCATCGTTTCAGACTCTGAAAAGATTTCCGCCTGGATACCATCTTCATGATCCTTAAGGACAATCCTCAGCTTTGGCTTTTCTTCGTCAATGCGCTTTTCGGAGCTTTGTAGACGTTCGTACATTGTCCAAGCTCCCGAAATGACTCGCTTCAGTCCAGAAGCGCCCTTACCAATGATGAGGCCAATGTCGGACGCGGTGACGACTAGGTTGTTGCGACCATTAAGCTCGTATGAGAGAGATGCCATGCTCTGTGTGGTCCTTTGTTGTTCTTTATTGACTGTCCTCTTTCTTGCTGATAATATATACTTCTTGTTATTTCAGACTTCTATTGTTGTTTGCTTGCTTGTTGTTATGTAATAAGAAAGAATATATTGAAATCAAATTTTTTCAAAATATTGTTCTTTTAAGAATAAAATATTGTTCAGTGTGTGTTTAATAAAAATATATTTAAAGATAAGACTACAATATAGATTGTAGTTGAGAATAACATTCATTCTCAAAATTGTTATATTTGGAGTTCCATTAGCTCAGCTGGTTAGAGCACGAGTCTTATGAGCTCGAGGTCGTGGGTTCAAGCCCCACATGGAACAGTGACTTGTCAGTCACTAAATGACATTTGTCACGGTAGCTCAGCCTGGTCTAGAGCGCTCGGCTTTTAACCGAGTGGCCGGGGGTTCAAATCCCCCTCGTGATAGAGATTAACTGGTCTTAAGCAGTTCGGTAAACGGTATATATATAGAATAGTTTAATTAATATGATTAATTTATATCATATTAATTTATTCAGAATATTAAGTTTGTCGTCACACGAAAAAATAGGTAAAATTATATGGAGGGCACAATTATAATATAACCATTATCGCTATTTTATCATCTGGACAGTAGTGGTCCGTTGGTATGGAGTGATAAAAATTGTCACGGTAGCTCAGCATGGTCCAGAGCGCTCGGCTTTTAACCGAGTGGTCGGGGGTTCAAATCCCCCTCGTGATACTATCTCAACATAGCTCAGATGGAAGAGCGGAGGACTGTAGTTCCTTAGGTCACTGGTTCGATCCCGGTTGTTGAGAAATTCCTCTATAGCTCAGCAGGCAGAGCACCCGGCTGTTAACCGGTAGGTCGTTGGTTCGAGCCCAACTGGAGGAGAAGGTGTAGTTACCTTAATAAACTCGGTAAGGAAAAGTATCTTATCGTTAAAGTACGCTAGGGTTCCCGAGTCCGGTCAAAGGGGAGCGACTTAAGATCGCTTGCGTCACGCTTCGTGGGTTCAAATCCCACCTCTAGCAAAAGTCTTTCTTAGGAAGAAAGCATATGTCTCCATGTTGGAGAATAAGTCTCCATGGTGGAGCATAAGTCTTTCTCATGGAGAAAGCAATAAGCCCTATTGGCGCAACTGGATAGCGCATCAGACTTCTAATCTGGGGGTTGTGGGTTCGAGTCCCATATAGGGTAAAATTGCCTAGGTAATTATCCTTAGGTAAAGACTTTTATAAGTCAAAGGTAGCGTTCCCGAGCGGTCAAAGGGGAGAGACTCAAGTTCTCTTGCATCATGCTTCGTGGGTTCGAATCCCACCGCTATCATATATTCACTAGCTTAAGAGGTAAAGCGATCATTATTTTTTAATGATAGTTCTTCAGTTCGACTCTGATGGTGAATAACTCAATTAGAATAATTGATTTGGTCTCGTGGTGTAATGGTTAGCACTTTGGACTTTGAATCCAATGATCCGGGTTCAAATCCCGGCGAGACCTATTTTATCACTTTATTTTTTTATAGTATCATATTATATAACTATGGTCCCTAATGAAGTTCATAATTTATTAACTCCTATTTTAGCTGTTATCATAACTGGTTTAATATTAATCAAAAATTTGGGTAAAGGATTAAATTGGTGGGAATTAGGTAATCTTTTTATTTTATTCGCAGTTATAATTTCTACATCCGTGTTGGAATATAAGATGAAAATAATGATTTTTATGATATCAGTTACATGGTTTGGATCTACAATAATACAACAGTTAGTAGATACTAGTAAAAACAAGAAAACTTGTGATTGGAAAGATACATTTAGTGGTAATTTAATGTTTAATTCAGGTAAAAATATAGATGATTCAACTACATCAAGAATATTATTTGTTGTTTTATATTTGTTTGCAATTTTGATGTTAATGATTATCTTATTATACAAGATTGATGCCCAAACCCCAATATTAAGTTTTTTAGATGACAAATATAAATATATATTTATAATATTACTACCACTAATCATAATATTTATAAATGAAGCACCAGTTTTACTTTCATTGTATGGGAATGATGACAGTAATCCAAATTACATGACATCTGATTTATTATTTAAAAGATTCATAACTGGGAACTTTAATTATGGAAATTCAAAAGAAAATAATAAATATATATTTAGATTTATTACTTCATCTATATTTCTGATATTATTATTTATACTTTTCATAAACTATAGTACGGGTGGTGATATAGCCATTTTTGGAAACACTTTTGGAGTAGGAAATAGTAATATCCCAGTATATGTGATGATGTTTGTATTAATATTTTTCAATTTCGTGATAGAATCATTATTTTTACAAGAATGTTCATATAAAACAAAGACTGAAAATGATACAAAGAGTAATCAAAAAAGTTTTGCTTGTCGTATATCTAAATATGGTGGATTAGTTACATTACTATTTATATCCTATACCGCATCAATCTTATATCAAATAAATGGAACAAGAGATAAAATGTATGCTCTATTATTCATGATGTCATTGACATTTGGATTTAGTGAATTATTTATAACACTTAAGAATAAACAATAATTTAAACATGAATAGCTTCTAATAGTATTTTTTCCATCGTTTCTTTTTCAATCTCTTTTTTTTCATTTAAACCATATTGTGAAATTAATTTTTCAATATGATTTTCATGATACGATTTCAATCTGTTGTATAATATATTTTTTAATTTCGGAACATCTACAGATACAGTTTCTTTAGAATATCCATCTGTTTCTATTTCTTCTATTTCTTCTATTTCTTCTGTATCTTGTATTTCTTTCACTTCATCTGTATTTTTATTTTTATTATCTTCTTTAGTTAGTTCTAATAATTTCCTTTTGAGCATTTCATTTTCAGATTTTAATTTATCAGTTTCTAAACCAGTTATCTTTAGCATGTCTAATTCTCGTTTTAATGAATCATTGTCTAATCTTAATCTATTATTTTCATTTTGATGTCTCTCCGATTCTTTTAATCTTGATTCTAATTGTGATTTTTCATTTTTAAGGCTCTGAATTTCACTATCTTTTTCATAAACTAATTTTAATTTATTTTTTAACTCCCTAATTTCATCATTTAATGAATTTATACGAGAATTATTTCTTTCAAAACTCTCTTTATTATTAATAAATGTATCGGGTTCAAATCTATCTGTCCTTGAATTGTTTTTTAAAGGGATATCAGCACTCTTATTACTATATGCCAAACGAGTTAAATCATTTCTTTCATTTAATGAAGTTAAACTTGTATCTTTTTTAACCGAATCTAAAAAGAAATTAGACATAATTAAGTAATTATCAGAAAATAAAAATTAAATTTAAACAATTTATCTATAATTTATTCAACATCATGAAATTCTTCATATATTTGTTTTTGTAATTTAATATTCTTTCTCGTTAAAAATTCATTAGGTAGGTGATTCGGAAGAGTTAAAGGGGATAGTTAATCCTATTGATAGAGGGAATGCTTGTAAAAAGGAAGATCAAAGTAATTACATCCACGATAATGATAAAATAGTATGTATAATAAAAATAATTAATAAAACCGAGTATCTTAGAAACATCCCCGTCTCGAATAACCTGGGAAGCACCCACTTGTGCTGCAGCGACCACGCGCAGGGAGGCGCCTCAGGATCACTGTGGCAGAGTCCGCCTCGGCGAGCGCGTGCATCCCGCACGGGTAAAACCTGGGAAGCATCCATCTGTGCTGAGATACGCGCCGGGCCACGGCCGCGATCCCGGCGGACATTCCGGCTCCCAATCGCAATCTGTCCAGAACAATACTGGACAGTCTACATTCTTATCGTATTCTATATCAGTGCATTTAATACCTTCATATTCTAGATTCTTCTCTAAACGGTTACACTTAGCTTCCGTGCCACTATTGCACATGCAATTGCTCCAATAATTTTTACATAGAAAAATAGCATTCTTCCTTTTTTTACAATATAATTCCTCTACATTCTTATTGTATTCTATATCACTGCATTTAATACCTTCATATTCTAGATTCTTCTCTAAACGGTTACACTCAGCTTCCGTGCCACCATCGCAAATGCAATTGCGATAATCATTGCTACATTTACTAATAGCATTCTCCCTTCTTTTCCTTCTTTTACATTCATTTATATTATTATTTATTATATCAGCTCCCGGTTTTGGAACAGACTGATATATAGCATCTTTACATTTTTTATTATCTATAGTTTTTAAATCTTCGCAACATTCCTTTGTTAAAGTAAAATCTTCACCACCTGCGCCATCACAATGACCATTTGAAATCACTTTATCATATGCCGGGCAATCTTGCATGTTGATCCCTTCTTTTTTACTACTTAACATTTTAGCAAGGAAAAATCCGAATACAACAAACAAAACAAACATTAAATCTTGATCTTTTAAACCAAACATTTATAATACTATAAAATATTTTTTTGAATAATTAAAATAACTATTCAACATCATGAAATTCTTCATTTTCTAATTCATATATTTGTTTTTGTAATTTAATATTCTTTCTTGTTAAAAATTCATTTTCAATTCTTAATTTTTTAATTGTATCTTTTGCTGAATCCAATTCAGCATAATATTTTTTATAATTTTTAATGAAATCCTTATGGGTTTTGGATTTTACATGTTGCTTAAATGTTGTTGTATTTGTCATTATACTACCTGCTCTACAACGACATTCATACTGAATAGGATTTCTTTCATATTTTTTATAAGGTGAAACATCTATATATTCATCAGTCTTTTCATCGAACTTGGGAATATAAATACATCGGGTTATACTCACAATCTGTTGCATAGTAGTAAGTTTTTATCATTTAAACCTCATAAATTATATTTAAATAAATATCACTATATATAATTAAGATGACACGTAAACAAAATATTCCGAAAGCAGTTAGAGAACAATGTTGGCTAACTACTGTTGGTAAAAAATATGAAAGTAAATGTTATATTAAATGGTGTAAGAATAATATGACAGTCTTTGATTTTCATGTTGGTCATGATACACCTGAAAGTAAAGGAGGTACATTAGATATAAATAATTTAAAACCAATCTGTGCTAGATGTAATCTTTCAATGAGTGATAATTATACAATTGGGGAGTGGTCAGAATTATCTCCTGATAAAGAAAAAACGAGAAGATTCGGATGTTTTTAATTATTTCTTAGGTGTTTTTTTCTTTTTTTGTGAATTTCTCTTATTTGCTCTTTTCTTGCTTTGGGTTCTCTTTTTGGGTTTTTTCGCTTTCTTTACTTCAGAATATATCGGTGGAAGAGAACGAGAAGACATCTTAGAATTTAATCTCATGATATCGTAATCACCATGTAATGAATCTTCTGATAATCCCATATACTCACCTTGTTTTTTTCTTAAATTTTGAATATGTAAATCCCTCATATGTTTAGAATCTTTTTCTTTCTGATTCGCAACCAAGCGATTCATTTCAGATTCTAATTTAGATCTTCTTTCATTTTCCTTAAATTGATTAATTTCTTCCTCTTGTTTTTTATAAATTTCAAATTTTTCTTGCATATTTGACATAGCAACTCTTAAAAAGTTAAGTTGTTGTTTTTGTTTTCTTTCTAATTCTTTTATTTTAGAACGCATTACCATGATTCTTTTATTATCAGATTCTTCTCTTATTCTTTGAGCAGTTCTATCACTTGTATCAATCATCTTATTCTCTCGGTAAGAACTGATCATATCTTCTAGCAAAGAATTTCTACGAGATATCTCCTGTTTCACTCTATTATATTCATCTTCTAATTCTTTATAATCTGAAAATTCCACTACTTGTTTACTCTTAGCTTCTTCAATGGGAGATGATACAGTTTCATCTAAGCCTTTTTCTTCATATGGTAAAAGATCTTCTATTTTATCTCCTGGAATTTCTTCTGATGTACTCACAGTCTGTTCTACTTCAGTTAAACTAGCATCTGATTTCTTTTCTACATCACCTTGTGGTTTTGATGAATCTAATACATCTTTTCTCTGATCTTGTTTTTTATCCACTTTATCTTTTTTAGATATATCATATCTTTCTTTTCTCGCTTCCCATCCTGAAATATAGTTTACTAAGATATTCTTTGCCTGACCATGAATACGTTTCATATCAAAGAATAACGGACCATTGTCTATGAGATATGCTTTGAAATTAAGATGCTTGATAGGATAAGGTGGTGTCCCTTCTTTACAATGTTTTTGTATATGAGATTTTCTCGCACTAGTAGTACTGGGATCAGGTTTCTCACGATTTCCTAATGTAAAAACACTGCGATTTGTAGTAGGGTTTTGTTCAAAACTAATAAATATCTTAGGCCATTTTAGTTTATATTCTGCTTCTTTTTTCGCATAGTTTGGATCATTTACAACATAAGAACCATAATTTATACTATTCTGTTTGGTATCAAAATTTAATACAGAAGTCGCTTTTTTTATACGTATTTGTTCTTGTGGATTAAATGGTTCATTAAGACCCTTTAATATATTTCCATTTTCATCCCGAATATCACCTGAGGTATTCGTAGACAGAGTATATTGATGCCAATCACTTACAGCATGTTTTGCGCTATTTGTTAATAATATTCCGGCACCGTTTACTGTCCTAAAATTTTCATCTACATTTGCTTCCAATCTATTTATTTCTGGAGAATTTTCATCATTATACAACCGATAATCATATGAAGAAACAGCTTCAGGCATATCAAAGAAATAGTGAGCTACAGCGCATACATCACAAGGTGTTATATTTCCAATTTCTCCCCCAGAAAATCCACTCCATTCATTCTTACAACAACAATATTTTCTTTCACCTTCATTAGAATCAATATCGTACATCTTTATCAATAAATCTCTATATATATCGGGTGGGTATTCATTTAATAATTTATCATCTGTTGCAGAAGAACGTGATGTTTTTTCTTTTCCTACTTTCTTTGCTTCACTTAAAAGTGGACTTGTTTGTTTAAGGGTATTGAGTTTGGTATAAAAATTTTTAACAGTTTCTTTATTTTTGATTACTATAGCACAACGGTATAATTTAGGCAATAACTTTTCAATCGCATCCCACAGCATTGCGTCACTCTCCCATGCGTTTCGGCAACCCATTCCATTATCAGCTGGTTTACCCCTCCCTATAAATAAGTGTCTGGCAAAGCATAATAAGCATTCAGCTGGACTTAGTTGTTCAGGTAGAAGTTCACTTCCATTTTCACCTCTATAGGTACATACTGCACCAGCACTATTTACGCATTTAGTTGAATTCTTTGTGTAAGACCACCACTTTTGAACAGAATCCCAATCAGATAATTTCTTATAAACTTCTTTCGGATCTAAAACGACTTTGTAGTTTCCTGTCTCACCTCCTCTATAACAATACCATGTTGCGTTAAATGCTTTTTCTAAGAAATGAAACAAAAATAAAATACATCGCCTCCTTGTTAATTCCGCTATGTTTTTAGCATTCTCGCTGGATGATGAAAAATTCCATTCATCTGTATCAATTAAATCAGCATAATCTATTAACTTACCCCGTCTCTCATCAGAATTTGTATATGCAGGTCTTAAATTATCATAGTTTGTTATATCTAAAGCATCTGTCATGGCTGCTGCATTGGTTCGGTCATTCATATCATCATTTTCTACCGATCGATATACACTCCCCAACTGTAAACCACCGATATTACTAACTTGTTTATACACTACACGTATATTTTGTGAATTAGCTTTCATGAGATGTCGATTAGCACCATTATCTCTATATTCAGGATTGAAATCTCCTCCAGTAATTTCATCGTTAGTCGATGGAGTAAATAACCAACCCAATCCATCCCATCCATCCCCTTGACCATTTTCATTACACTTTAATACTTCTTTTGAGAATTCTTCGCATATTTCCTTTAATTCTAATACATTTATCATATTATAATCAGATGTATCAGTTAAACCCTTTTTCAATTTTGGAAATATTTCATTTACTGATTTAAGTTCTTCTTTTTTACTATATAAACTATTTGGTTTACCTCTTTGTATAGTAATTTCTTCACCTCTCCACTTAATAGGTGTGTCTGTAACACCAGATGTAGTATTAATATTTTGAATCATGCCACCTTGTTTTTCATCTAATAAATTCATGAATAAAGATTCATCAAAAGGGATTAATCCAGCTAAACACTTACGTGAATCAGTTGCTTCAATATATGTACCATTACCTCGCACAATTGTTCTAATTATTCTACCAGTCCCTCTAATAATATTAGGTGGGCTTTCAACTCCATTATACATGGTTTGTTGTTGTATCATTAAATCTCTCTGAACATTATTCATTTCATTATCCGATAAATTAACTGGTGGAGTTAACTTAAAATCTGAAAGACCTTGATTATCTCCACTACCTTCTTCTGTTTCTACAAATAATGCCATATTTGATCCCCTTGTTCTAATTATTTGAGTTTTATCAGCTGGAACTTCATTATTATCAGTTGCTGCACGAACATCTCTTAGTTGTAAACTTGTGGCATTCCCCACACCCGGGACACCAAATGTATCATAATCAATTCCAATATATGAATCATTTTCAATGTTATGATGTAAATAAGTTGTTACATTCGCAGATTTATATCTCGCACTATTCATAATAACGGGCATTTGAAGATATCCTTCACCCCGATTATCCTGATATCCAATAATTCCATAATCTTTCACACCCGTATAATAAGGTTTTTCGGCACCGACTGAATTTAATAAACTCTGTAGCTGAGAAATATATTTCCTTTGTATTTCTTTTAAATCAGTGTTTATCATTGTTATATCAGGACCTCTTTCACCTCCTCTACGTCTATTCTGAATATCTTTTACCATGGATAGATATGTCAATTCCCTTTCGGGTTCCTTAAAAATTCTTGTCTCATTTAATTTCTTTAAAAATGTATCTTTTGAGTCATCAGTTGATAAATCATCTATCCCCATGACATTTGATAAAACTCCACTTTGCAACGATTGTCTTGTATCTGAGAGTAATGAACCTCTGTAAACTTTTAATTGAGAAAATAAATTATTTTCACTATCACCACCACCGAAATTATATAAATCATTCTGTGATTTTAAATTACTATTAAATTCATTCATCTTCGCTGAAATTTGTGCTTTTTTATCTTGAACTACCATATCATTTTGATCTAATTTTGTTTTTATCATTGATATTCTATTTTCCACATCTACTAGAGATCCTTCAAGTATATCATCCATATTAGAAGATTTAATTCCAACACCAGATAATATATTTTGAACTGTCAAATTATTTAAAATATCTGCTGGGTTTTTCTCTCTCACCATTCCTTGTTGTGATTGCGGATACATATTAATATTATAATATATTTTATTTAAAATATTTAATCTTATACAAATTTAAAACATTGCGGACATACTAAACCTATATTTTCAATTGTATTTTGACCACCATTCCTCAAATCTGTTTTATATTTTAATTTAGTATGATGTAAATCATCATTCATTATAAAATTACTACATGCGTAACACCGACCATTTTGCTTTTGTAAAAGTGTTTGTTTAATATTAAAATTGGGATATTGTGATTGAAATAATTCAGCATTTGAATTCATGGAATTAAACGAATATAAAGGAGTATTATTCACATCGTATATATTTTTCAACAAGCTATAAAATAATCCATACTCGAAGTAATAAATATATAAGATTATCAAATACACTGCTACGATTCCATAAAAATAATAGTGATATTTATCTTCAAAACGATCATAATGATTATTGTAGATATAATAATAAATCGCTAAAATTACGGTTAAAAATATGATAGAGTTCATTTATTTAAAACAAATATTATAAAATTTTATTTGAATCCAAAGATACTCCCTATTGAATGAAAATAATTTTTTGCTATTACGGTGTCGTCGCGAAAGAAGTGCTTTAAACCTCTGGATATCTCCCTGGATGCCTGCACTTACCAGACCATCCAAAACTACAATCTCCAATATCTGACACATCACACTGTAAACCAATTTTACAATCCCCCCAATGACAACATTGTCCTTTTTCCTTATCATGGGGTGCGATTGGGTTCATTCCTTCCACGCGACACCCACAATTCTGCATAAGGTAATGTAGAGCAAAAGCAACTAAAACAATCATTTAAACATGCTCAACACTTAAATTCATTTTATAATATATTATAGAAAAAATATTTATTTATTAAAGCAAATATTATAAAATTTTAAAGGATAAAAACATCTTCTAGACAATTCACCATTAAACATACTAACATAATATCCAATACTCAGATAATGATTATTTGATTCACAAGTATTTAAACTATCTTGCAAATGTGTATTGTTTATGTTACATATTTTTAATTCATTATTCAGATCATTTATATTCTGTAATTCATAAAGATAATTATTTATCATGTAAAATAATAAGAATGTCATAGAAAATCCATAAAATCTTAATCGTATATTTGCTTTTACTATATTTCTTACGGCTAAATTACGATTAATCAAATCATTTAAATTGATATGATGTAGTTGGTTTACGCGTTCTTGTCCCCGTTCATCATTTTCTACTTTATGAATAATTAATTTATATTTCTCATCGTTATGTTTGTAGTATTTTATTTCCGAACGACAAAGAGGACAAGATTGATTACCTCTCTTAAACCAATCATCTAAACATGGTTTACAAAATTCATGACCACAATTTGTATAATATATTTCATCTTTATTTAAATCTTCTTTCATACAGATTGTACAAGTGTATTGATCTTTTGATTCTTTGATTGATTTATCGCCAGCCTCATCGCTAGTTTTATCGGTAGTCTCATCGCTAGTTTTATCGGTAGTCTCATCGCTAGTTTTATCGGTAGTCTCATTGATGATTTTATTATTCATTATATATTTCAATTAGAATTTTTTATAGTATCATTTTGTATTAATCTATTTTCCTCATTTTGTAAAATTTTTTCAATTCCTTTAAAAAGTGTCCATTTTCGTTCTATATAATCATTCCGACCCTTGTCACCTTCTAAATTCTGTATAATAGGAGGTGGATTTGTTTTATCACTATTCATCATTATAATATATCTGGAATTATCTATGGTTGTCATTTATATGATGTATTAATATTTATTTTCTAAGTAAGTTAAACATTCATAAATATTTGGAAATGCCATTGTTATGAATGAATAATTCCCTGCTTCTGTATAATCAGGATGAATCCAAAAAGTAAACCAACCTAAACTTTTCGCAATCTTAAGATTATCTAATTGATCATCAAAAAATAAAAACTTATCATTATAATTTCTCTGAATATCACCTTGAACAACTTTAAAAGATCTAAAATCAGGTTTCATGAAAGGCAATGTGTCTCTAGAGTAAATTTTAGTAAAATTATGTTTGATATTCATTCTTTCAATGCATTCTAAAGCATGGCCAGCTGTTCCATTTGTATAAATATGAGATTCTCCACGTAGTTTACTTAATAAATTGTTTAATCTATAATCCGGTTGTATCATTTCATAATTTAGATGCCTCCCATGATCATGAATAATAAGTGTATCATCAAGATCAAATAAAAAATATATCATCGTATATCTAATGTAATATAATAATTAGTGAAATAAAAAATAATCTAACTAACTATCTAACTATCTAATCATATACTAAGACTTTAACATGACGCTACTGGAGGAACAGGACTCATTTGCCGATTAAGAACATCTTCAACTGGTGGAGGGGCACTTCGCTGGCGTCCTAGTGTTGCTCCTTCATCAACCTCTTCTTCAATCTCTTCATCATCTTCAGCCTGGAGTAGAAGCTTGTTCTTGTAGATAAGTTCGCAGTCAAAATACGTATTTTGCATACACTCTGGAACAACGCCATCTGGAAGCTGGAAGCAGTGAATGTGAGACAGAAACTGACTATTCTCGGTTGGAGGCTGAATTGCCTTGAATGTCTTCATGTTTTCGGCATCGTAAAGTGTGTCGATAAGATGCCGGATTGATACGGGATACAGAGTAACATCATGGTCTTCTGAATCCTTAAGAACATAACCCGGACGTCCATTGCGAATATCTTCTGGCATCTTTGTGATAACATTCACCATATAATCTCGGATGGTCATTGTTGCCACATCCCCAAGTGGTTGGTCTGGTTCACCATCCTTTGCCCATCCCCGAGTTGCCCGACGCATAACCTTTGGACCACATTCAGAAATAAGCACATTGTCCCTGATGTTCTTGACAGCAAGATCAAGCACATCCAGACGCTTCTTCAGATCCGCTGTCTCATCAGGTGTTGACGGAAGCATCTCGTTGAAGGTTACAGGTCCGTCCTCTGTATGCCGAACAATCATCAGATGAGATGCCTTAGACCCATGCTTGTCACCAAGATGGACGCCTGGGATACCCATAGGTCCTTGTACGGTAAACTCGCCATCGTTGTAGATTGGAATCTTACACTCGCCAAGCGAGTCTCGATAAAGCATGTTGGAGTTGTATGGACCCATCATCTTGAGGCAGACCTTATCCGAAGTGAAGATCTGGTCAAATCCGATGCTACGATATGTCTCTGTGAAGTCCACTGGTTCCTTGGGGACCCACTTTCGGAACATATCCGTCTGCGTCATGTTGGATGGGTAATCCTTTTGCCACTTTTCCTTGTACATCTTCATCTGGGTCATCACCGTGTCTCCAGGTGTGGCTGCGCCGCGGGCGGTGGTTGTGCGAGACAGACTCATATCTAACGCGAAGAACTACTTGCCTTGGTTGCTTTGGTTGATCTGGTTGCTCTGGTAGTTGTTTAAGGTATTTAAGATGTTTTTTTTCTCTTATTGGTTGGTTTGTTGTTGTATTCTAATAGAGAACAGAAGATACAACAAATCAAATTTTTATATTTTTTCGCAATATTTAAGAACAATAATTGTTCGTAAAACTATTTCTTTACAAAATAATTTGGCAATAAAATTTGATTTTATTAAACGGATTTAAATAATTAACTATAAATAGAATTATTGAAATGAGTAGTATGGAAATCAACAAAAGGGAACCAATGCTAAACGAAGAAAAAAATCGTTATGTCATTTTTCCGATTCAACATGAGCCTTTCTGGAAAATGTACAAGAGAGCTGAAGCAAACTTCTGGACAGCAGAGGAATTAGATTTAAGCAAGGACATGAATGATTGGGTAAAACTAAATGATAATGAAAAATACTTTGTCAAGAATATTTTAGCATTCTTTGCTGCTTCAGATGGAATTGTCAATGAAAATCTGGTTGAGAGATTCTGTCAAGAAGTTCAGATACTTGAAGCGAAATTCTTTTATGGTTTCCAAATCGCCATGGAGAATATTCACAGTGAAACTTATTCTCTACTGATTGACACGTACATCAAAGATGTAGAAGAGAAAACAAAGCTCCTAAATGCTGTTGATCACTTCCCAAGCATCAAAAAGAAGGCTGATTGGGCACTAAAGTGGATCAATGATAAGAATTCTCCATTCTCTCATCGTATTATTGGATTCGCTGCCGTTGAAGGAATATTCTTTTCGGGTGCTTTCTGTTCAATATTCTGGTTAAAGAAGAGGGGATTAATGCCTGGTCTATGTCACAGCAATGAATTAATTTCAAGAGATGAAGGTCTACATACAGAGTTTGCGGTATTAATGTATCAGAATTTACTAGAAAAGCCATCTCCAGAAGTTATTAAAGAAATTATTATGGACGCCGTCCAAATTGAAAAAGAATTTATTACTGAATCATTATCATGTGAATTAATCGGAATGAATGCGAAACTTATGTCACAATATATCGACTATGTTGCGGACAGGTTACTTCTCATGTTTGGATTAGAAAAAGTTTATCACGGTGAAAATCCATTTGATTGGATGGAAATGATTTCGGTTCAAGGTAAGACAAATTTCTTTGAAAAGAGAGTAGGTGAATATTCAAACAAAGCTAATCCAAACATTGACAGTGAAAACAACAGTATATCGTTTGATGACGATGATTTCTAAGGTTATCGAAGAATTTCAGTTATTTCAAATACAACGGAAGGGATAATATGTGACGGTTCGGCGCAAACTATCAAAGGCCTCCTTCGCCTATTATTCCCGACATACCCGTAACATTCATCGCCACATAATTCATCACTAATACATTTTAAATGTTTAGATTTTTTCCATCCAGCATGATCCGCCGGGAGTTCACAAGGCATTCCGCCACATTTGGGGGGTCCCTTCGTTGGATCTTGTATTTGTATCTCATCATACGCCCAAGCGTATATATTGGTGTTGTCTCCACTACTAACAAAATCAACCCAAGATCTAAAATCTTGACTCCTTTGATCATCGCTAAGATTAAACTCTGCTTTGGCCATCGTCTCGAGACAGTTCCACTTGTTCTTAATATTTTCAAAGTAGCATTCATCGCTTTTAATCCATCCTACGCCACACATATCTGTTATGGCATCAAGGCAAATATCATTTACAAATGGCTTCCCTAACTTTCCGATAATAGGGGAAATATACGTCGGTATACCATCAGTTTGGGTGTCCCGGAATTTATTAAATTTATCGAAATTTAATTTTGTTTCACGATTATTGTAATCACCACACTTAATATTATAAAATGTCATTTTGGAGTTAAAATTTATACCGTCTACAGCACTCAAATTCCCTGATGCTATATATCCAGTATCATCATCTGATCTTTTTACCGTCCATTCCAATCCCCCTAAACCGTTTCCATTAAATGTTCCGCCTCTGATAGTTTCGGTTAAGTAAGGAATTATGAAAGCTTTCCCCGATTCCCAAGTAGTAAAACTAAATGTAATACTACCACTCGGAGCCACTTGGTAAAAATTATAGTTACCAACTGAGCCATGTTGACCCCAAGGCTTGGTTGCCTGCTGATAACCTTGTGTAGTTTTATCTATAACTACATAGATGGGATGATTTGTATAGTTCTTAAATACTAATTTTCCTGGTGAGCCATAATTCTCCGCATCTATTAGTTTTATTTCACAAGGATTTTTCTTACAATTATCTGTTAATACACACAAATTCATCGTGTCAAGTCCTAAAAGGCCCATACAATTATCGCGACATGCATCTCCATCCGTCCATACATTTTTTGGACCACATACTCTTTTTGATAGTTTGGGATTTTGTTTCATTTGTTCTTCCGTACGTATACATTGATCATTTCTGCAACCCGGTATTTTCCCATCATTCCATTTAAAATAAGTATTTCCTATTTTATCAGCTACATCACACGCAGCACGATCACTGTCAGGGGCAGGTGGGGCAGGGCTTCTGTCCGGTGGTCCAGGAGCTTGTTTTACTGGACACCATTTGAAAGGGTCACCAAGACTTTCACAGTCCTGTTCTGTCAATTTCCCTTCATTACAAGGGTGTTTGCCCTTAGTATCCTTGTTTTCAGTGTTCACGCAATGACCATCTGTATCATAAATAATTGGTGCTCTACACAATGGATAAGATATATTATCACATGGGCCCGTTGACGATGGTGACGGAGATGGTGACGGAGATGGTGATGGTGACGGAGATGGTGACGGAGATGGAGATGGAGATGGTGACGGAGACGGTCTAACTGGCGATGGTGATGGCGATGGAGATGGTCTAACTGGTGATGGCGATGGAGACGGTCTAACTGGCGACGGTGATGGAGATGGTGCTGGTGCTGGTGGTGAAGATCCACCACAATCTTCATACTCGTGAAAACCACAAAATTTACAATTTTGATGAATGCTCCCAGCATTACAACCGATGGGGGCGTTGTCCGAAGAGCATGATTGATCGTACACACACTGTTGACCTGGAGCTAAACAAGCTCCAGTATTACAAACGAACCGGGTGGCAGGGATGTCTGTCACCCCTTCCACCATAAACATCTTTTTACCGATACAAAATAATAAGATACCAATTAAAATTCCAATCAATATCTTTTCTAAACTAATTTTCATATATATATATATATAAAATATAAATTTTTATTTTATTTTTTATTTTCCTTACTGCGTGAAAAATGACGATCTATTTTAGATTTAGATTTTGCGGTAGGTTTTACAACCTTTTTAGGTAAATTAAATGAATATGATTCTTTATTTTCATCATAAATTAAATTTTTGATACTTACTATTTCACAAGTTTCTTCACTATATTCAACATCGTTTACTTTGTTTAATGATCCATTTTCACAAACATGAAATAATAATTTCTTAAGTTTTTTCTGTGAATCTTCGCTTAGTTCCTTATCTGCCACTTCACTTTCAATAAAAAGTGTTAAACGATTTAATTTAGAACCTTTATCAAGTTTTGCCCATGACTTTTTAAATCTACTCTCTTTTTCTTGTTCAACAGCGTCAATGATACTTTGCATTTACTATTAATACTGAAAGATTCTTTAAATAATATATATATTATATCATATATGGTATCCCGTAATAAGAGTAAGACCCATAAAAGACCCAAATCAAACAGAACAAATAGGAAAAAAAATATTAATTATGAATTACACTATTTCAGAATGGATGGTTGTAAATGGTGTGATGATTTTCAAAATACTTTATTGCCAAAATTATTAAAAAAGAAAAAATTAACGACTAAGATTTTCAATAAATCAGAAAATCCTCTTCTCGTTAAAAAGTATAAAATCGAAACTTATCCCGCATTGGTTAGAGTTCGTGGGAAAAGACATAAATTGTTTAAGGATAAAAGAAACATGAAAAATATTTTAAAATTCTTAAGATAAAATTAGAATTAATTTAAATCATAAAAAGTTAATTTCATTTTGTAAGGTTTTGAAAACCATGCTAAAGAATTAGCATCATCGAAATCATATGAATATATTGTATACCCTTTACCTTCACCGCAACTGGTGGCTCTTTCCACACCTTGATACGTAGTATTTGGATTAGCGCACTGACCATATTGAAGATCGCACGCCCATTCTCTAAACTTACCTGTTAAATTACAACTACCGTGATAACAAGGTTGTCCAATAGGGTCATTTAAATTATCGCCAGGTCCCTTATCTGATTGAAACATTATTGGGCAGCCCTTTGAATTATTACATTTCAGGGAGTCAGAGACATATCCAGGCACACCTGGTTTATTATATTTCTTATCCATAGTTACTAATTTAGCTGGATTTATACAACCACATTTCTTGATTCCATTCTTGATTCCATTTTGTGTAATACAATTTTGTTCTTCACATGGGTTTTTTTGAAAGAATGTTGTTATATATTGGCCATTATTATCTGTTGTGTTTTTGTCTGAAAATTCCCATTTTAATTTAAAATTTACACCGTCAACACCACTCATGTTTGCACCAGCTTCTTTACCTGCTTCAATTTTAATCGGTATCCCACAATCGGCTCGTTGTTTTTCAAAACCAGATGGAACTGGGTCATATAAAGCAGTATAGTTACACCATTCTTTATTCGTATTTGAAGGATTTATCTTATTAACTAAACTTTTAAGTGGTTGTATTCTAAATGGACACCCTTCTGTAAAATTTGGAATATTTAATATGACATACGACTTATTTTTTAAACTTAATTTCTGCCATCTCGTTCCCCCCCCTAAATCAGAAAAATCCATATCGTATGGCTCTGTTGGGTCACTTAAATCATAATCTCCCCATGAAGTATTTACTTCCCATTGTTTATTTGGAACAGGTAAATTAACAGCACCTTGTTTTCCACCTTGAGCTAATCCACAGGCATTCTCTTGGGGGGCATCTATCACGTCATTATCACTATATTCCAAAAACACATGTAACCAAGGTTCAGTTGTTAAATTAACAATCTGTATTGTTGAATCAGATTGCTTGGTAATATCTATTCCACCATCTTGTTCCGGTGATGGTGCTGGACCAGTTGAACACGGTGGTGCTGGTGGAGATGGAGGTCCTGGAGAAGGTCCTGGAGAAGGTCCTGGAGAAGGTCCTGGGGAGGGACTGGGGCTCATACAAGTTCCACCCAATGAATCTTCTATATATGGAACTTCATACGGTATTTCTTGGGCAGTATTATACAAATATTTCAAATATGTTTTATATATTTTTCTATCATTTTCGTCAGTATTTGAATTATTAATCGGAAATAATAAATTATTACAACATAATCTCTTACAAGAAGAAGGTGCTTCAGATACTGTGCTACCATTAATGGGATCGGATGGATTATAGCCAGTACAATCTTGGATCAGATTACTTGTTGCTGTTATACCACTATCACCGGAACTATTGGTCCATCGTCCCGTTTCGGCATCTGGATCCGTTGAGTCTCCATTCACTCTTTTATATTTACATATACAGTCATTATCAAGTGTGCCACAACCATCATCCCAAAAGCAACTTTCATCTTCCGGTGAAAACTTCTGAATAATATATCTTTCAAATAGTTTAATTGCTTTATAATTTTCATTTCCTTTCCTCCATGGAGTTGAGAAATTAGCGGGACTTAATTTTTTATTTGATTCACCACATATTGCACGTGTATTCAATTGATCATTATTGAAATCTAAATCTACTCCGGCTAAAATATTTAATTCTGAATCAACTTCATCAATATCATTCTTTATTTCACGAATATCTTCCGGAGAATCTGAGATATTTTCAGAACCACTTACAAATCTAGCATGAGGTGGTTGTTCTACGTCTTCAACTGACGAAGGTTTTCTATCTCTATTTTCTCTAATAACTTTAATATTATCTGGATAATACTTACCAGTATAGATTATATTTGTAAAATTTGGAAGAAATAATTGACTGAAATTTTCTTTAACATCGCTTAAAAAATATAATAAAAGTAAGAATCCTATTATTATTAAAATATGATTCATATAATTAACTATAGAAATTAATACATCAATGATCGCATATAAATTAAATTTATTATCTAGAATATAAATATATTTATGTCTAAATACAATATTTATATTATTTGTAAAACCGAAGAAGATTTTTTAAGTAAATCAGAAGAGTTGTTTAAAGATTACAAGTCTAAAATTTGTCATATTCATTGGGTTCCAGCAGAATATCTAAAATTGACTCAATGTAATAAGAAATTATTAAAAGATCTTAATACCAGATGGAATACGGATGGAAAAAAAATTCTAGCTAAACTAGGAACTATCGCTGCTCATCGTAAGGCACTTTTAGCAATTTACATGAATAAAACAGATAACAACATTATCCTTGAAGCTGATGCTACTTTATCTGATAAACTACCTACACCTCCACCAGTATCTTGTTATCTAGGTGGATGGATTATTCCTCCTCAAATAACTAAAGCTGGTGAGGTAAAAATAAATGTTCATCCTAAAAAGGGATTAAATGATATAGAATATGGAAAATTTAGTGTCTTAATGGCTCACGCATTATTTATTAAGACTTTTGAAGAAGCAATGCAGTTATTCCAAACTACAATTACCGATAAGATAAAAAATTATGATGTTCATTTAATTGATTTACAATTCTTTAAAAAATATTATTATCCACCTATCTTTGTTCAGGGTAAGCATGTTTCGGAAATTGATAAAGTTACAAACAAGAATGATCTAAGGACACATCTATACGGTCTTAAGATGTAAAAATCTGCTGAATCTGGTTCTTTACTATTTCAAATTCGTTTTCAACCTCCTTCTTTTCTTCACCATTTTCTCTTGATTCTTCAAGTTGCTTGATAATGTTCATCCGAGCGCGAACTTGATAGTTCATCATCTCACTCATCATATGCTCATTTAAATTTTGAATGACCTTCTTCTTAATGCGACGTGTATGTGGTGTATTGGGAATAGTATGATCTACCTGTTTCTCCCTTGGTTCTTCCTTAAAGAACTCGATAGCTTGATCCCCTGACATGTTCTTAAACGCTTCCTTTTCTTCTTTCTTCTTATTCTCCACTTGAATAAGATTCATTATAATCTCTCTCTGTTTTTCTAGACGTTCAATCTTCTCCATGTCCCAAGAACCATTCTTGGGCTTGCTGTGTCGGATCTTCTTTTCAACTGCTCGCAGTCGCTTCTGATTCTTGCTGAGAACAGTCATACTCTTGATTGTTTTATTCAAATGGATAAAACACAAATCAAATTTTTAATAAAATGACATTTCACTTAAACTCTTTTCGGTTGATAATTCACTGACACCATCACTAACGCCATCACTGACACCGACACTCAAATTATCACTAACAGGATCATTCTTATCTGATTCATTGATAGCCAAACTTTCATCTTTGGGTTTCGGTTTCATGTCTAAATAATACATCTTTTCTCCATCTTTAATAGTTTTGTTATCAGTTGGTTTCTGTTTTTCAACTATACTTTGCATCACTCTTTCAATTTTATCATCTCCTCCATCTACTTCATCTTCTTCATCTTCAGGTAAGTCTTCATCGCTAGCAACATTAAATACATCGGTTAATCCAGATAACATCTTTAAAAAACCTACAGAAAGTGGTTCATTAGGACCAATTCTTTCCATAATATCTGATAATATCTTTTGTCTCTTTTCTATTTCTTGTTTAATAACAAGAGATTCTTTTCTTAATCTTTCCATTTCTTTTGCTATCAGAGTTGGTATCAAGACGATATTCAGAAAAATAACATTGATATTATCAGGGATATGTCTATTAACTTTACGATTAACATGCTGAATCATATTAGCTTGTTCTTCGGATTTCATTAATCCATCCAAATAAAACGGCTTCTGTCTAGTACTCAAATCACATAATATGGCACGATATTTAGGTTCATATTCATATTGTCTGGTTTCAATTTGAGATAAATTATCTCTCAAGATATCTTCACAACCATGAAATTCATTTCTTAAACTCTCAACTGAATTATAGATACTTGATTCTAAATTATCGGCATTTAGATTTAAACTTTCCAACGTATCAATATTTCTTTGGTATAAATTTCTCATATCTACAAAACAATTATTGTCGTAACAATTAGCCGGACACTTAAATAGTTCTATTGGATCAATTTCTTCACCCCATTCATTTAAAACAAGTTTTACTTTATCGCGAAATACAGGGGATTCGTTTAATCTGACAATCATATCACCATTTAACTTTTGCTGAATTACAGATAATAATCTTAATCTATCCGTATTGTGCTTTTTACATAATTCGTCGCAATGATCCAAAAATGAAATATTATGAATTTGATTTCCACACATAGTAGGGATTCTAATATGAGACTGAGGTCCCTCTAGACCTTTGGAAACACGATCCACAAATTGAGGTAATTTATAATAATCTAATTCACTCATTTATATATTTTAGTATTTATATTATTTATTTTTCTTTTAACTTATTAATTATATGGAATGTATTTTAATTGCCGACACTGGTTCTGGTGAACCAGAACAATATAAAGTCGCTACATCAATTGAAAACTTAATCAAACGGTATCCTAAGATATCCTCTGTGATAATCGCGGGAGATAACATTTATCCAGATGGTTGCGATGATATTCATGATGAACAATTTAATACCAAATTCAGAAATATTTATCAAAATATAAATTTACCGTTTTATTTATGTTTAGGAAATCATGACTATCATAAAAATGCTCGTTCGCAAGTAGATTATACATACAGTCAATATAATGACGATAAAAAATGGAATATGCCCAGTAAATGGTACACTAAAAATTTCCCTTCATGTGATTTTTTCTTTATTGATACCAACTTTGAATGGTTATCTGAAAGTGTCATACAAAAACAATTGAGAGATACAGTTAAATCTATTAAGAATTCAAATAAGAAATGGAAAGTATTATGTGGTCATCACACTTGGCGTTCAGTTGGAGGACACGGAAATGCTGAACCGAGGCATGAAATGTTTATGGATGATTTACTAAAAAGAGTAAAAATAAATTTATATATTTGCGGTCATGATCATTGTAAAAGTTTAATAATGGTGGGTAAACATAAAATCCCTACTTTAGTCATAGGAACAGGTGGAAAATATTATGATGAATCTTATTTTTACGTAGATAAGATGAAAGAAGAAGATGATTCAGTTTTAGAGTATTTTTCACCGAATATAGGAGCATGTTATATGAAATGCGATGATAAATCATTGAGTCTAACATGTTATAATGAAAAATTACAAAAAGAATATAAATACACTATGAAAAAATAAATTTTAATACTTGCGTTTGAATTCCAAATAGATAATGCAATACAATCCCAATCAAAAATAATCCGATTGTTGTAATTACTAAAGGTATATCCGTAAAATAAGTTATTATGAATGCTCCTGCTATAGTTAAAAAATAGTCTACAATAGCAGTTCCCTTAAATTTATATTTATGAACTCCAGTTCCAGGGGCACCAAATATATTTTTATACTTACTTAAATTAAGTAAAGGCATTGTTCTTTATTTATTATTCATTATAAATTTTTAATTATCCAAATTTATTTTGTTTTCTATATTATATAAATAATGTCTAATAATGTTGAAGAAACTGTCCCTACCGAATCTCCTTCTCCTTCTCCTCAACCACAATGTGGTGGAGCTAAAAGAAGAAAATCTAAGCGAAGCAAGCCTAAGCGAAGCAAGCCTAAGCGAAGCAAGCCTAAGCGAAGCAAGTCTAAGCGAAGCAAGCCTAAGCGAAGCAAGTCTAAGCGAAGCAAGTATAAGAAGAGTAGAAAGGGAAGAATTGGTGGTGCTCACTGCAATTAAAAAAGTTTAAATGAATTCTATCTTTTAAACAAAGTTTAAATGAATTCTAGATGAATTCTAGATGACACTCCCACATATATCTATTAAATTTCAAATCGACTATCATTTTGTATTCTTTTCCTGAAATATCATATTCATGTAAATGATGTGAATCCTTTGGAAAAATATATTCCAATTGTTCCTTGTTACTATACTCTTTATTATTTCTTGTAATGTCTATTTTATAATTTGGAATATATTTACATAAATTCGTTAATAATGGACCTTTAGATTTACTACTAGAATATCTCCAGTTAACGCATTTATTAAAATAATAATGAGTTGTATGAACTAATGTATCTAAATAGTCTTGACATTCTTCACTATCACATTGTAGTGATTTATAAAGTTTGAATTCTTTATCAGATACTAAAATAGGTAAATTTTCAATCATCTTTTTAATACTATCCTTATCAGATGTAGTATTACATTGAAAGCGATAAATATCTTCCAGAGATAAATACCCGTCATCGATTGAATTTTCATTTTCACCATGTTCCAAGATAAACTTTTTAAAATCTTGATAATCATTATAATATTGATTAGAAATTTTCTCTCTTTGTCTTTTACGAATCATAATGGTTTTACTAATCATTTCACTCTCTAGAGATGACAATTCTGAAATAAACTCTTTAAAAAATGTCATATGAATTATATTTGGTATCTCTCTGTCAATTAATCTGAAATAACCACTATATCTATCTTGTAATTTACTATAAGTATCTAATAGTATATCATGGCCACCATACCTTAGACTTAATGATGGTATATGATTCATAAAATCATTTCCCAATAAGAAACACATAAAAATATAATCATCAATGATTATAGATTCTTTTACGATTCGCTGTAAATGAAATGATTCTAACAAATGTTTTTTTAATGAATCAATTTTCAAATAAATATATTCACTATCTGTATTTTCAATATTATAATCTGTTGTTTCTCTGAGTAATACTATATTTGGTTTATGGGATACCAATGATAATTGTATTAAATCAGCGTCCAAACCATAAATACATATTTTACCTTTCAGATTATTATTTAATATATAATGTAATATTTTATGTTCTCCTTCACCTCTATTATCGCTATCGTCCAGTATAATATTTTCTAAACATGAAAATTTCTTTCTTAAACGGATATTTAATATATTCATAAATTTAGTACCAGGGGAAATTGCGTTTGTGTTCCACGAGGATTCTGTATTGTATTTTCGTTCTAACGCAGATTTATGTCTTCTCATTCTTTGTTGTCGCATTTTCATTTTTGGCGCAATACCGTCAATCGCAATATAGATCGTATCTTTTACTCTTGTATATTTTATTAATTTATGTATCTCGTTTAGTATTTTGTCTATTATTTCATTTTCGTCATTTAATCCTCTCGCACATGGATGAATTAAACAATTTAGATCAAAAAAAAGATGATTAATATCATCGTAAATATCTTTATGTAAAATAGTGTCACCATAATCTGAAATTAATGTTTTGAAATAAACTGGGATACCCATTTTTAAATTTATAATAAACTTAATAGTAATACTATTCGTATCTTTAACTAACTAAACTAGAAGATTTATCAAATTATATGAATTAATATCATTTTCATATAAATGTTTAAAATACATGAAACCCCAAACGTATAAGAAAAGATAAAAGATATATTCGTAAGTATCCATTTAAAATTGTTAGTTTTCAAGCTAACAACTAATCAAATTTTAAAAGTTAATTTTTTTCTCATGTTTTTTTCTTTCTTTTTGTCTTTATTTTTTATCTTTGATCTTTTGCCTAAATGTTTAAAATATCGATAAGATAAATTATATTGTTGTGATTTCTTATCTTTTAAAACTTTTAAACGAACTTTCATGATCATAGCAACTTGCCATATTCTTTTATGTGTATATTTATCATTCTTATAAAATCTTTCTAGCTTTTGAATAGTATTTTTAACATCTTGAAGAGTGGTATATTTGATATGGATTGTGTCTTCAGGATTTTTATCTATATAAACATCAAATGATTTCTTAGGATTATTCGGATTATATAAAAATCTTTTTTTGCTGCTATGTTTACTGCTATTTTTGCCACCACTTTGTTTTTTATGACAATCTCTATAAGGAGCACAACTACTACGCATGGTGAATCCTTTAGGATTTTTACACTTTTCTATAGAGAACTTTCTAGGTAATTTAAAGGTTTTCTTATCTTTTTTACGAAAACATATTTTATCTTTATTATCATGATTACAACATTCTTTCATATATTATCTTAATTTAAAAAGATTTTATGAATTGTTAATATGAAATTTTTATTTAAGAATACAAATCTTGACAATAATTTGGTTTATTTAAAAGATGAAAAAATACAGACTGAACTATGCGAAAGACTAAACAATACAAAGACATTGATTGACGATTTTCCAAAAGAATGGGAACTTGTTAAGAAAAATATTCATGATTATGAGTATATTTATACATCAAATTATAGAAATAATATAAGTAAGTTATCGCCAATTAGTCGTTCATATTTTAAATTCACCGAAATATATTATGATTATAATATATTAAATAATAAATTGAATAATAAAATAGTGTGTTTGGCAGAAGCACCTGGTGGATTCATACAAGCTATAACTCATTTACTATCATCAGATAAAACTATTAAAATATATGGTAATTCATTGCAAAGTGAAATTAAAAGTGTACCAAAATGGAATACTAGATTAATAAATAATGAAAAGATATCATTTTATAATGGAATAAATGATGATGGAGATTTATATGATTTTAAAAATGTATTATCACTCATAAAAAAATATGGGAGAGAATCTGTGGATTTAGTCACAGGTGATGGTGGATTTGATTATTCATTTGATTATAGTAAACAAGAGATAAATTCATATAAATTGATATATTCCGAAATATTTATAGCACTCAATGTTCAGAAGAAGGGTGGTAACTTTGTATGTAAGATATTTGATATATTTCATAAGGAGACAATATTATTATTATCTGTCTTAATACGTTCTTATAATAGTGTTTATATACATAAACCATGTGTAAGCAGAAACTCAAATTCTGAAAAATATATCATATGTAAAAATTATAAAGGTTACAATAGTGATATTATTAATATATTATGTCGCGGATTTGGAAAACACTTTGATATTCCTATATCAAAGGATTTATTAGATGAAATGATGAATGTAAACAAGTTATATTGTAATAATCAGATAAAAAAGATACAAGAGGGTATAGAACTAATTAGATCTAAATGTTTTAATAGTGAACCAAGTGAAAATCAAATAAAATTATCTTATGAATGGTGTAAAAGATACAAAATTAAAATGAACGATAGATGTAAATATCTTAAAAAGCACAACTTCCCACTTGTTGGCTAATTGGTCTCGAATATGTTTCATTATTCTTTTTGGATGCGCTAATCCCATTGAAAAACATTCCACCATTGATAACCCTATCATCATTTGCTTCTGTTAATTGCATGTCTTTATACATACCCCAACTATTAAGGGCATAACATTTTTGAGGATCGCTTATTAGTGAAGGAGGTATAAGTTGTAAACGAGTATTATCTTCGCAAAATTTATTGCCATCTTTATCTTTATAACACTTATCACTCGTTAAAGGTTCCGATTTAGTAGATGTTTTCCCATTATATTGATTATTCTTATCAAAGAAGGCTCCAATATTGGTTAATTCATTTTTAATATCAGCATTGTAAAACTTGGGATGTTCGGATACATTTTCATCTGTCCATGATTGGTCGGATTTATCATTATTGAGTTCAAATTTCCTTAATTCTTCTGTTCCAGAAGGATTTCCAGATAATCTATCTTTTCTATAGAAATCGGGTAAATACATTCTTTCTTTTGTCATGTTAGAAGGGGTATCCTTTCTTCTAATAAACTTTAAATCTCTATCTCCATTTGGTTTAAACTTATCATCATTATTAAGGGGGAAGGGGGATTTACCTTCACTTAATTTCTTAACCCCTCTGCTAATTTGTGGATAAGGAAATTCTTTGATTAGCTGAGTTTTATCAACATAAGTTTTCTCCTGAATATCTTCTTGGGTTGGTTCATAATTATTGATTATTTTATTAACAGAATTCTTTAACGGTTTTTCTACATAATTAGTTACATAATTACATGCTTTATTGACTTTAGATTTAATATTTGATTTGAATTCTGGTTTACTTAGCAAAAATAAACCGACTATAAAAATAGCAACAAGTAGTATATTTTCCATTTAATACTATAATAAATATAAATATTTTTTATTTAATGAATATTTTAACCAAATGTATTTTCAGATGAATAAATAACATATAAAAAACCATCTTCATCATGATATTCATCATAAACTTCGCCTATAGTAGTATTGCTCGGGCATAATGTATTGTTAATCATTAAAAATATAGCTTGAGATGGATTTAATTTGATACGCTTTCTGATAATAAATGTAAATTGATGCATGCTTAAATCTTTTGGTACTAAATATTTCCTTTTATCTATATCTTGAAATGTACATTTATCATTTTTTTCAACTATAATTGGTATCCTTGATGGATATTTTTTCATAATTTTAACTGCCTCACTACATCTATCATCTAAAGTAAATTCATCTTTAAATCCCATTTATTATATTATAACATAATATTTAAAGTTATGCCTTAAATATTAAAAATAAATGTTGTGTGTTCAAATTTTAAAAGATGATACTATGAAAGAGGTTAAAGTTAAAGGTAACAATATTTTAAAAAATTTGACAAAATTATCTATTAATAATGATAGTATAACAGAATTATATACATGGACATATGAAAACATTACAACTAAATGTTATGGATCTTATGATGGTGATGCGGGATTTGAAAATAAACATGAATTACCACCTAATGGTATTAGCAACTTTTTAGAAGAAGATTCATCAGAAAAATTACTATTCGGAGATATTTTCATAATGAGATTTGAAGGGGATAAATTAATAAATACAAGTATCTCTGATTATGGTGAATTTTACAATTTAATATTTAATAATTTTGATGATTGTCTAAGTGATGAAGAAGAACAATATGAATATACCGATGAAGAATATACGACACACGATTCTGAAACAGATGAAGAATATGAATTTATAAAAGAAGACTCCGATGATAATTTAGAAATTGATACCACAGAGTATTAAAATTTGATTTAAAATTTATAAGATATATATCAATATTAACATGAATAGCAGTTATAATGATGAAATACGCAATAAATGTGTTGGGATGCTGTATAAACATTTAGAAGATGAAAAAAAATCTAGATTAATTGAAAAAGATATTTATAATTCAGTAATTGATGATTCAAAAAAGAAAAATATAAAAAGATCATGGGATTGTATTATATTTAAATCTTTATATTTGTCTCGAATTCGGAGTTTATATTCTAATATAAAAAGTGATTCATATATTCAAAATTTAACTTTAAAATCTCGTATCTTAGAAGATGATATTAAGAGTGCTAGTATATCAAAATTGTCTCCCTTGGATATATTTCCAGAAAGATGGAAAATTTTAATAGAAGATAAAATGAAAAAAGAAAAACTACGTTATGAATTAAAACCAGAAGCTATGACAGATATGTTTAAATGTAGAAGATGTGGTAGTCGTTCATGTACTTATTACGAAATGCAAACAAGGTCAGCAGACGAACCAATGACTCAATTTATTACATGCTTAGACTGTAATAATCATTGGAAACAATAAGTTAATATTGCCGGCCTTGACCTAAACCGTTGGGATTATTTAAAATATAATTACACCCCTCCGGATCGCAATTTAGGATAGTTCTAACCGGCAAGACCGTATTATCAGTACATTTTGTACATTCTGTAACGGCTTCTTGTGCTTTGGTAAATTCTATCATTAATTGATCCGCATTTTCTGTTAAATAGTTGCGATATTCCCAGCTTCCTCTTCCCTTGGCTAATCCATTATTTAACAAGCAGTTTTGGCGATAATCAGTAAACATTCTACCATCTGACATACGAGCAGGGAAGTCTAATTCAACATTATCGGTAACTTTCATTGAATCCATTTATATATAGAAAGAATATAAAAAAAAAATATAAATTTATTTATCGTTATCTAAAATCCTTTGAACTAATTTTGTTTTATTACCCGATACAGGTAAATTTTTTTCTATTAAAATATCCTTTAATTGAGAAACGGTCATGTTTTTATAATCTTTATCGCCACTTATATCTATAATTTTATCTGTTTTTTCGCTGTTATTTTCATCTTTGTTTTCATCTGATATATCTTTCAACATTTCATCGATACTGAAAGATTCTAATTCAGCTGGATCGGATGGATTTTCCTTCTTATCTTCTGTTAGGATATTATCATTTTTCATTTGTTTATCTATATCAGACCATTCACTATCATCCTTTTCCGGTAAAACCTTGGGAACACCCTCCGATACTCCTTGTGGAACTTCATGTATTTTTTTTTCTATAACTTCTTCAATAAATCTATCTTCTTCTGGTGATAATGATTCAGTTATATTGTTAATCATAGGCTCCATTTGAATATTAAATTCTGATAGCTCTTGTGGTCCTTGTGGTCCTTGTGGATCATGTAGTTGTTGTGGTGCTTGTGGCTGTTGTGACTGTTTCGAAGCATGTGGTTGTGAAGACATTCTTAATGGATCTTCAGAGTATCCAAAATCATTTAATTTTGATAATTTATATTCAAATTCAAGTAATTGGTTTTTTATTTTGATATTTTCATAATAAAAATAACCGGCAACTAAAATAATTATTCCAATTACTAATAATAATTGAATTATATTTGAATCAAAAGAGAGTTCGGCAGACATTATTTAATATTTATTTTAAAAAAGTTAATCTATTTAAACTTAAAGATAATATCTTTTTAACATTATAAATGGAACCAAAGAAAAAGAGAGGTAGAAAACCAAAAAATAATGTTATTATAAATGAAAATCCTAAATTCGATCATGAAAAGGTAGATAATTTAATATCATCATTAAATGTCAAGAGTAATCAGAATCATTGTTCAATTGATGAATTTAATGGTATTGATAATTATACAAATCATCAAGTAGTAAATTCTAAAAGTAACAAAAGTGTGTGTTGGAATTGTAATCATCAAATAGAAGAAAATATTAGTTATCCAATTAACTATATAAATGGAACATTTTATATGAATGGTAGTTTTTGCTGTTATTCATGTGCTGGAAGATATTTATTTGATACTTATCATGGCGAAGATTTATTCAAGAAATATAGCCTCTTAAATTTATATTATAATAAAGTAACCAATACACGTTCCAGAGTAAAGATAGCTCCTGAAAAGATACAGTTAGATATTTTTGGTGGAACTCTAACCCATCAAGAATATATAGATAAATCATCTACGACAAATATACAGAATGGATTTATACCACCTTCAATTTATATTAATCATAGTTATTCTAAGACACAAACAAAAGAAGTAAATGTATTTAAGATGTATCGTAAGAAGAGTCAAAATCAAAATAAGATCTTTAAGGAGATTGAAATAGAAGAGGCAAAAATTTGATTATGTTACTTTTACAAATATTAAGTAAGAAAAACATCGTATATTACCAAGATGCCTTGCAGTATCTGCCGACAAAGTGGTCACAACAGATCAACATGCCCTCAAAGGAGAACAAATCAATCTCATTCTCAATCTCATACTCATACTTTATTCAGTTTACCTATTCAATATACACCAAGAGCACCTCTTTCAAATCCACCAAGAAGAAGAGCGGAATTATCAAAATTTAGGAACTCTGTAAAAAACGTGATTAACTTTCAAAGATTTGTGAAATCAGTGTATATTAAAGACTCCATAAAGGAAGAAGATATCCGCATAGTTTATCGTCATTGGTTAAGAGTAAAAAACTTGAAAGGACACTTGTCTGATAGCACGGATAGTTCATGGCTCCGAGATATCTACTATTTGCCAAGGAGCAAGTATTATTCTTCCGATGATTATCCCGATAGTAATAAATGTCACTCAATTTTCAGTATGATAAAGAATTCCTGTTTGATTTATCATATGCAAAACACAACCGAGACACCACAAATTAAAGATGATAAAAGATTAGTTAAACTCTTTAATCTAAAAAGTGAAAACTATCTAATCTATTGGGTTATGGGAAACTATATGGTTGAAGATATAGATAGTAGAGTAAATGCTATTAGCTATATGGGTATTTTACCAAAAGGAGGATCCTTTAAACTAAAAACAATGATAGGTCATAGATTTTACCTTGTTCCACACAAATTTAATTACGAACCACCATATCATCCTAGAACCGATAAAGAATTCTTTATTGATCCTTACGTTCAGATTAATATTCACGATAAAACAGGAGAAAACATACATATAGACGAAAAGGATAGTTTGTCTGAACTAAACAAGTGGAAATTTAATGCTCTTAAACTAGATTACTTAATCAGAGAAATGATTAAGCTTGGGGCTAAAAACAATGATGTATTAGAATGTATTTTAGATTTACATGAAGATATTAAATTAGACGATGTATCCGAAGTAGAAAAAGATATTGCTGGTATTCCATCCACAATGACAAATATTACTTAATTCAGTATAAAAGTATATCTTATTCAATATTAATTTTTTTTAATCTGGATAATGTACTTTGTAATTCTTCAATTGTTGGTGGTTCAAAGTGATTAGGATCTCTTTTTATCTTAGGCTTCTGAATTGGTTTACTTTTTTTTAGTATAACATTTTGTAAATCAGAGGCTTTTATCTTGGGTACTATGTATGATTTTTTATTCGGATCATTTAAATTGGGTGGTGGAGGAGGTGGCGCAGGTATCTTACCATGAGGTATCTTACCATGAGGTATCTTACCATGAGGTATCTTACCATGAGGTATCTTACCATCTAGAACTCTCTGTCTATCAACTGCTTCTTTAGGAACTCCCATTTTAATCATTTTATCATATTTATCTTCTTTAATCGTTTCTTCGCGAATTTCATGAATTTCATCTATAAATGAATATTCTTTTAAATGAGTTGGTAATCTAATTTTAGCTTGTAATAAATTCCATTGGAACCATATATTATCTTCATTTAACCATAACCCCTCTAATTCGATAATAAAATTTCCATAACTATAATTATTTATATCTTCTATCGTGTTTTTGAATTCGTCAAAAAGAATAGTATTATCACTAATCTTGAGACGCAAACAATCGTTAAAATCTGTTCTCTTTAAAAATTCATTCACAATATAATCATATTTATATTTTTCATAAACTGTATCATAAATATATTTTAAATTCGCATGGAATACTTTTTGTGAATTATCATTTTCTATATTTTGAAATGTAATATCTATAATACTTTTATTGTTTTGAGTACTATTAATTCCATATGGTGTGAATAATAATGGTGTTTGAAAGATACATTTATGATATACTTTATCTTTTTTTAATCTTATAGGAACAAATGTAAATTTTTCCGAGTATTTTAATGGTTTTTTTATGAACAATTGATAAGATTTGAACCGTTCACTATGATGAATAATCATTCCACTGTTATAAATATTTAAATATTACTTAAATATATTTTCCGTATAAAAAAATAAATATGTCAGAAGAAGATTGTGGTATTTGTGGATTAGAATTAAGTGAAAAATTTAGTTATCAATTAAATTGTGGACATGTTTTTCATTATGAATGTTTAATGAAATCATTTAATAATACATCATATAACAAGAAATGTAGTAATATTTGCCCCTATTGTAGGTCAAATTCACCCCATCTGCCTTTGATTAATGGATTAAAAAAAGTTATACCTGGTGTTCATTGTGGTATTTCAAGCTATGAGATAGAACCACTTAAAAAAGAATTAAAAGAAAATTATAGTCATAAATGTGAATTTACATTAAAACGAGGCAAAAATAAAGGAAATCATTGTGGTAAAACATGCGTATTGGGTTACGGATACTGTAGATCTCATTTAGAACAAATGAAAAAGAAACATGGAAATTTGATTTCAGATTTATCTTTACCAATATCAAATATTGGCGATAATAATCAATCACAAAATGCCATACAATGTGATAGTAATGACACCTGAAGAAATTAAAAGTCTTGAAAGACAAAGGGAATCAGAAGAGGAATGTTGTGATAAAATTAAAGCTTGTATCGGTTTATCAATATTAATATTCTTATGTGTTTATTTAATATGCTTGATAACTATGATAGTAATCCAGAGATTAGAGGGAAATATATAATTATTTAAAGTAAATTGACGTAATATGTATTGTTATCATATGGATTGCAGTATCTGCTTATCACCTTTAAAAAAAAAAACTTATAAACTATCTTGTGGTCATGAATTTCATTTAAAATGCTATCAAAACTGTGTTTATAGTAATAATTGCAATATATTCATCAAATGCCCTCTTTGCCGAGAATTAAATATTAATACAGAAAAACCATATGATAATTCATATGATAATTTAAAAATTTGGACAAGTCTAGAAAGATGTAAATGTACGACTAAGAGTGGAAAAAGATGTAAAAAACGTGCTATTCTGTTAAATAATGGTAAATGTAGTATTCATCAAAAACCATTATCAAAAGATAAATATGATTTAATGTGTGATTTATTGTATTATTTAATACAAAGTAATAATATTACTTCTACAAAGGTAGGCATGATTGATATAGGAAGTAAATTATGTATGAAATATCCAGATTTAAATAATGTACAAGATATCTTACATTATTTTTTTAGATTTTATTACTACAATAATCAAGAGACTATTGTGAATAAATTAAAAATTTATGATTATTATGAATTAGAAAAGGATGAATATCATAGCAAATATTGTATGAATAAAAAAATTTTATTTTAAAGATAATGCTTTCACAAGAATGCTTTCAATTGCGTTTGAATGAATTGGTTTATTATTGCGGTGATGGTGTAGACGAAGGTGTAGGCGATGGTGCGAGACAATAATTCGGGATATTGGTGAATATTAAACCAGATGGATTCACCGATTTAATATTAGGAAATATATCTTCTATAGATTGATTGATACTTCCAGTTATACGAGTCCCACTTAAATCTAATACTGTTAGTTGAGGGAATACATCATCCATGTTACTGAGAACACTGATATCTCCAGTTATACGAGTCTCACTTAAATCTAATTCTGTTAGTTGAGGGAATACAGGGGAATCACCACCCATGTTACCGAGAACACTGATATTTCCAGTTATACCAGCAGTAACAAAATATAATTCTTCTAGTTGAGGGAATACACCTCTCATGTTACCGAGAACACTGATATCTCCAGTTATACTGACACTATCTAAATATAATTGTCTTAGTTTAGGGAATACACCTCTCATGTTACCGAGAACACTGATATTTCCAGTTATACCATTGAAACCTAAATATAATTCTTCTAGTTGAGGGAATACACCTCTCATGTCACCGAGAACACTGATATCTCCAGTTATACTATTACTATTTAAATATAATTTTCTTAGTTGAGGGAATACAGCTCTCATGTTACCGAGAACACTGATATTTCCAGTTATACCCTTATTATAACTTAAATCTAATTCTTCTAGTTGAGGGAATACACCATCCATGTTACCGAGAACACTGATATCTCCAGTTATACTAACACCACTATTTAAGTATAATTTTCTTAGTCGAGGGAATACACCTTTCATGTTACCGAGAACACTGATATTTCCAGTTATACCATTCAAACCTAAATATAATTCTTCTAGTTGAGGGAATACACCACCCATGTCACCTAGAACACTGATATTTCCAGTTATACCATTCTGAAATAAATTCAAATATGTTAGTTTAGGGAATACACCACTCATGTTACCGAGAACACTGATATCTCCAGTTATACCACTCGCCGGACCACGCAAATATAAAAACTTTAATGTTATGGGATTAAAAAATTTAAGTAGTTCTATCATAAAAGATAGAGTCAAATCTATGTCTTCTTCAACATGGGTTAATAGTTTCGCATCAATCATTAAGTATTCTACCCCTTTTTTGATTGAGGGTTCAGTGAATCTTACATCCTCTCCTCTTGCGAGTGGGCACCTGATACGCGAATATAAGTTATTATTACTATCATTTTTCATTGTAGCCCAGTAAATACTCATAACAGTAAAAGTTTTATCTAGCTCGTCATTCACGACTTCCTGGTATTTTAAATAATTTCTAAAATTGTCTGTATCGTTTGAATCTAATGGTGGGAGAGGGGTGGGGGTGGGAGATGGGCTGGGCGATTGACCCGGGGGTTGACCTGGGTTTTTCCCCCAATCATTACCACACCATACATGGTTAGGGAGGAATTTACATCTGGCTCTATTAATACCACAAGAGGGGACACCTCTTTTCTGACCAGCCTCGCCTAATTTCGTGTCCATACATGAAATTAACTTTTCATTCGGATCACAATTTCCGGAGACACTGATATCCAAGCATTCTGGATTAATACCTTCCCCAGTTTCATGATTATAGATTTCTTCAAATCCCTCTGTGAACACTCTATTTACAAGAAGGTACAGAGCGAAGCCAATTAAAAATGCAAGGATACATGTTTCTAAATCAATATCCATTTATATTATACATAAAAAAAATTTTATTTTAAAGATAATTATAAATCATTAAATTTATAGATACATCCCATACGGTGGTTTATCTTCTGAACTATCTTTCGTTAATAGTATTTCAATATGTTTTTCATTTAGAGTAACTGGTAAAGTTAAATCTTCTAGATTAAATGATAATTCATTATCTCCATGTGATAAGATATGAATGTTAATTTTAGAGATTATCGTTTCAATACATCTTTTTAGATTTCTAACACCTTGTTCACCTTCGGTGTGCTTTTCTATGATAATTTTTACAATTTCATCTGTAAATACAATTTCTTCTCTTTCAAATGCAAATGTGTCAAATATTTCTGGAATAAGATATTCATTACAAATTTTAATCTTGTCTTCTGTTTTGAAACCTTTCGTGTGAATTACATACATGCGATCTTTAAGAATCTTATTTACCTTACTTTCATCATTGTAAGAGAAGATGAATAGTGCCTTTGACAAGTCCAGATTTACACCTGGAAAATAATTGTCTTGAAATAGTGAGTTCTGTGAAGGATCTGTAAGATGAGTTAACATGTGAGTAATTTCATCCCCTTTAGTTGTATCGCTGATTTTATCTAATTCATCAAAATAGATGATAGGATTCATACATTTAGATTCTTGGAGAATCTGAACAATTCTACCCCAATGAGAACCTTCATAAGTATAACAATGACCATCAAAGTAAGCTGAATCAGAAGCACCCCCAAGAGCTATAAAATGAAATGGGCGATTCAATATCTTTGAAATTCCTTCTTTTACCAGAGTTGTTTTACCATTTCCCATAGGACCCTGAATCGCAAGAACATTACCACCACTTCCTGGATTCTTCATCCATTTTCCAATTACTTGAAGCATGTGTGTTTTAGCTTCCTTGTGACCATAAATTGCTTTATCAAGTGTCTTGTAAGTATTTTGAATAAATTCCCTTTTTTCTTTAGTGGTACTATCAGGATTTACCGGTATATTATTATATTTTCCAAAAGGAATCTTCATCAATCCATTAATCCAGTGATCCATTTTACTATGTTCTCCAGTTGATACATCCATTTCAGCTAACTTGTCAATATTTTCTAATGCGATTGCTTTAGTTTTCATGTCCATCTCAGATTCAATCACTTTAAATCTCAGAGGAACATTGCTTCCATTGTATTCATAGATTTCTTTTGTTAAGCGGAAAATTTCTTCCTTCTTAGATTTATCAAGGTGATGATAGTATTCCATATTAGACTCCTCTGAGTCTTTTAACAAGTGTTTATCAATTAACTCTTCATATTTCTCATCTGCTTCATCATATTCATAAGAATATTCTTCCGAACCATCCGTTGAAGATTCATCATTTTCTCTTTCATTTAAATCTAATCTTTTTAAAACTGATATCTTTTCAGAAGAAGTATGTGATTCTGTGCCATCATCACCATCAGTGGTGTTATCGCTAATGTTATCTGACTCAATATTGTCCGAATCAATATGGAATGAATCATCATCAGATTCTGAAGGAAATATAACCTCCAAGATAGTCTTTTGTTTTGGTGTTCCTACATCTAAATTTACTTCTTCAACCTCTTTTTCCATGCTTAGTTCTAAATCATCATCTAAATCAGAAGATTCTGGACTAGAAAGTCTAGATGAATCAATTTCTTCTGTAACTTGTATTTTCTTTTTGTTGTTCCTACGTTTCATTTTAAGTTCTTCATTTGCTTTTTCAGTTGCTTTCATAATAAGATAAGTCAAGAATACATCATTTAGTTTTTTATCACGGGAGTTTTTTCTTATCTTTTTGTTTTGCTTCTTGTCTTTCTTTTTCTTCTTTGGTTTCAACATCCCACCACTCAGTCGGGAAACTTGTTCGTCAAATTCATCATGATCAAATTCATCTTCGCAATCATAATCAATAAATCCTTTAAGATTACCATGTTCATCAACACTATCATCTCCATCGTCATCAATCTGTAGAGGGGGTGGTTTATTATCTTTGGATTTTGAGCGTGTAGTCATATTATGGACGCTTGACATTATTGACATATTCTTTATTTAATTAATTTTCTTAAATATTTTTAAATCAAATTTTTTATTTAAATATAAATGATAAACTATATTTGTATTTTCAATAAATTTGATTTAAAAATAATTTATAAATTATATAAGTAATATCATAATGACTGAATTCGAACCAATTACGAAAGATGTTACTGGATTACAATTTAGTATTATGTCACCTGATGAAATACGCAGTAATTCAGTTGTTGAAGTAACAAAACATGAAACATATGATAAAGATGTTCCCGTAATAAAGGGATTATTTGATAACCGAATGGGGACTACTGATATGGGTAAAGTGTGTGCCACGTGTGGTTTAGATAATATTGGTTGTCCTGGTCATTTCGGGCATGTTGAATTAGCAAGACCCGTATATAATTATCATTTTATAGATGTAACTGTTAAGATCTTGAAATGCGTATGTTTCAGATGTGGTAAGTTGAGAGTAAATAAAGATTCTCCAGCTATATCTGAGCTGACAAATAAATCAAATAAAACACGGTGGAATACAATCTATGAAATGAGTAGTAAGATAACTCGCTGTGGTCAAGAAACAGAAGATGGTTGTGGATGTATTCAACCTAGCCGATATAAGGTAGATGGTATCTCTGGTATTCAAGCAATATGGAAAGATATAGGTGTATCAGGTGTAACTGGAGAAAATCAATCTCAATATTTCACGGCTGAATATGTAAGATCACTATTTGAAAAGATTTCAGATGAAGATTCTAATTTACTAGGATTTAGTAGCAACTGGTGTCGCCCAGAATGGTTAATCTGTTCTGTATTACCAGTTCCACCTCCAGCAGTCAGACCATCTGTAAAGCAGGGCAATTCTCAGCGTATGGATGATGATTTAACACATAAACTTGCTGAAATAGTCAAATATAATAATCAATTAAAAAAGAAAATTGAATCATTCGCCAGAGAAGAAATCATTAATGATTGGTACAACATGGTTGTTTATCACATAATTACCTTTATTAACAATGAAGAACCAGGTATTTCTCAATCAACACATCGTTCTGGAAGACCACTAAAGGCTATTCAGCAACGTCTGAAAGGTAAAGAAGGTCGTCTCCGATCAAATCTTATGGGTAAGCGGGTAGATTTTTCAGCAAGAAGTGTTATCACACCCGATCCAAACATTGATCTAGATCAGCTTGGTGTTCCCATTAAGATAGCAACAAATCTAACTTATCCAGAGATTGTTAATAGTTTTAATATCAAAGAATTACAAGAATTTGTATACAATGGTCCTAAAAATTGGCCAGGTGCGAAAAGTATTGTAAAGAAGAATGGTTCTAAATTCTTAATTACCGAAACAAATAAAATGAATATGAAATTAGAATATGGTGATACCGTAAACCGCCATGTTGTAGATAATGACTATGTATTATTTAATCGTCAACCATCATTACACAAAATGAGCATGATGGGTCATAGAGTAAAGGTAATGAAAGGGGATACATTCCGACTCAATGTAAGTGCTACTTCTCCTTATAATGCTGATTTTGATGGTGATGAAATGAATATGCATGTTCCTCAAAGCATAGACAGTATGTCCGAATTAATTAATATCGCTTCTGTAGCCAAGCAAATTATCTCACCGAGAGAAAATAAACCAATTATCACAGTTGTTCAAGATACACTTTTAGGATTATACAAGTTAACTCATTCTGAAGTGATTGAATTTAGAGAAGGTTCTCAACTTCATTATGGTGAAAATACTAATATTTATAATATATCAGATTCATCTAAGGCAGATAAGTGTGTAGACTCATGTTTATACACTTACAAACAAATGATGAATATTATATGTGATTTATCAACCTTTGATGGGAGTATTCCTAAATCTGATAGTGATTTTGAGATTGATGGTGTAGTTACTCCTCTTTGGTCTGGAAAGAGTATCTTATCTTATATATTACCCGATAATATTAATTTGAATATGATGAATTCTGGTTATGATAATAATAAGAGTAAAGATGATAGTGGAAATAGAAAGAAGGGATTATTATCTCAATACAATGAAGTAGTTAATATTGTTAAGATTGTAAATGGAATTATAAAGCAGGGGACTTTTGATAAAGGATTATTCAGTAAAACTTCAAAGGGTTTAATACATACTATTTATAATGATTTAGGGAGTGAAAGAACATGTGATTTCATAAATGACTTACAAAAGATTGTTTCATATATCCTACTTGTGGAAGGTTTCAGTGTTGGTATCAGTGACATGATTGCGGAAAAAGAAACAAATGAAAAGATTAAATCCACAATTGATGAAAGGAAGCTTCAAATTGAAGATATTATGCAAGAGTTTCATTTAAATATTTTTGAAGGTATTCCTGGTCAGAGTAATAAAGATTACTTTGAAAGTAAGGTGAATGGTATTCTTAATAAGACTATTAATGAAACAGGTAAGATTGGTTTAGAAAATCTTGATCCTAAGAATCGTGCTACTTATATGATTAATTCAGGCAGTAAAGGTAAGCTCACAAATATTGCCCAGATGGTAGCATGTTTAGGACAACAGAATGTTGATGGCAAACGTATCCCATATGGATTTGAAGGAAGAACTCTTCCTCACTATTATAAATATGATGACTCTGCTGAAGCAAGGGGATTTGTAGAAAATTCATTTATCTCAGGTCAAACTCCCCAAGAATTCTTCTTTCATGCGATGGGTGGTCGTGAAGGTTTAATTGATACGGCAGTTAAAACAGCTCAAACTGGATATGTGCAGAGACAGCTTGTAAAGTCCATGGAAGATCTTAAGGTTGGTTATGATTATTCTGTTAGAGGATCTACTGGTTCTATCATTCAATTTGTATATGGGAATGATGGTATGGATGGAACTAATATTGAATCTCAATCTATCTATCTAACAAAGTTATCATATAATGAACTATTAAATAAATACTATTTTGATGAAAAGACTGATTGGAGTAAATATTATAATAAAACTATCGGTGACAAAGCTAAGAATACAAAGAAAGGTCTTTTAGATGATATTTTCAAGCGGTTACTCGATCATCGCGAATATCTAATCACACATGTTTTCAATGGTGAAGTTCATAATAATATCAATTATCCAATTCATATTCAGAGAATTGTTGAGAATACAGTGAAAAGCAAGAAGAAGAGCAATATGTTACCGATTGATATAGTAAAGGGTAATCAAAGATTAATTAATTCACTATATATTCAAGAGAATTTTAAGAATAATAAGATATTTGAAATACTTGTTGATATTCATTTGAATCCCAAGGTTTTAATTTCAGAATATAAAGTTTCAAGAGATGAATATAAGGTTATTATTAATACAATTAAGAAGAAGTTTCATGATTCAAAGATATCTCCTGGTGAGATGGTTGGTGCAGTTGCAGCTCAAAGTATTGGAGAACCAGCAACACAAATGACTCTAAATACATTCCATTTCGCTGGTGTAAGTGCCAAGTCAAATGTGACTCGTGGTATTCCAAGATTAAAGGAATTGATTCATATTAGTAAGAATATTAAGTCTACCTCAACAAATATTCATTTATATGATAGATATTCAGAGGATAAGAATAAACTATCTTATATTAAGAATGTATTAGAATTTACAAAGATGAAAGATTTAATTATTAGTAGTAGCATTTACTATGATCCACCCAATATTGTTGGAAAGACCGAGATTGAAGAAGATAAAGAACTACTTGATATCTATAGAGAATTTAGTGAACTTGATGATAATGATAATACAAATGTTTCACCGTGGATTATTCGTCTGGTATTTGATAAGGGTGTAATGATGGAAAAGGGGGTAGTAATGGAAGATGTATATATGAAATTATTAGAATATGATGAAGATAGAATATCATTTACTTATACAGATGATAATTCTAAAAATCTAATTGGTAGAATATCGATTAATGTTGATGAAGAAGAAGAATCTGATAGTGAAATTCAAGATCAAACGGATTTTATCACTATCTTAAAAAATATTAATGATGATATCTTAAACAATATCACGATAAAGGGAATACCTAATATTACGGATGTCATAATCAGTGATGATACGAAAACAATTGTTAAGAAAGACTATAACATGGAAATAGTTAAAAAGAATATTCTTATCTGCGATGGTAAAAATCTATTAGAACTATTTAATAATGAGTATATTGATGAATTTAATACAATTTCAAATGATATCATTGAAGTATATGAAGTATTAGGTATTGAAGCCGCTAGAGAAATCTTAATAAAAGAAATTACAGAAGTCGTTGAACATGCAGGTGAATATATCAATCCCAGACACATTGAGATATTATGTGATACTATGTCTTGTAAAGGATCTCTTACATCAATTAACCGTCAAGGTATTAATAGAGGGGATGTAGGTCCTTTAGCAAAATGTTCGTTTGAAGATACAACAGATCAATTAATCAAAGCAGGTATCTTTTCGGAAAAAGATAATCTTTTAGGTGTTTCATCCAATATCATGATGGGACAAACTATCAAGTCTGGAACAGGTTTCTGCGAAGTACTATTAGATGAAGATAATTTCGTCAAAAACATTACTGAAAGCGAAATTAATAATTATAATGATGATTTAGATGAATTATTAGAAGAAAAAGATGAAGGTGATTGTGGCAATGAAAATTTCAAGTTTTCATTTGAATAAAGATTAAATATTAAAATATATTAAATTCATTACTTTTTATTTTTTATTTCTTATTTCTTTAGGACGACATCTTTCTAAATTATTAATCATAGATGAGTCAATTGATAACGGTTCACCCTTTCTAATCAAATCTTTTATATCGTCCACACTCTGAGAACAATCTTGACTTAATGGTTCATATTTACTATAAATATCAGTGCTGGGCTTTGTATAATAAGATATATCATGTTGAGGTATTTCAAATAATTTGGTTTCCATTTCAGATAAATAAGGCCATATACTAAATGTATGGACATTTATTCTTTGATCCTTATCAGCCGAGTTGTAAACATCAGCAACTCTTTCCAACATTCTTGCCTTGCTTTTATTAACTCTTGTTAGTAAATTAACATTTACAGCAAGTAACATTGACACAAGTGATATATCATTATATCTTATTTCTTCTATTCTTTCAAATAAACTTTTTATGATATATAATCTGTTTGTATCATCTGCAAGTTTCAATAATACTACCACCATAATAGAAGCCTGTCTATCTTTGCCTTCTAGATATAATTTTGAAACTATATCAGCTAATCCTACAACGTCATTATATGCTACGTCTTTATCAAATAAATTACCAGCAGATAATAAAAATTCCAAACTAAAACAGTCTACAAAAATCATGCCATATTCTTTTATATTATTAAATAATGCTTGGATAGCTGCATCTTTTTCTTCTAAAGCATTATCAGAAGTATAATCCCTGAATACATTAATAAATATATCTTTTAATTTAATATTTTCTCCCAATTTATAATTCATAAATTTATCTACTATATTGGATTGATCGGATAAATCTCCACCTAATATATCAAATAATTCATTCCTTGATTCATGTAAGGGAATCTGCTTTCTTAATTCATTTTCTATTGATAGAATATGTGTTTCTATAACTGGATCCACAGCCACATAAGGTTTATCTTCTGGTATTTCAGGTTCAACCTCAACTATTTGAGTAGATTCTTGTTCTATCGATACAGGTGATATTTCATTTACAACTTCTGGTTTTTCTACTATAATCTCGGTCTGTTCTGGTAATATTGGTAATTGTTGTTCTTGTTCTACAACTTGTGTTTCTGATTCTACTGATGGTGGAGATGTTTGTTCTGTTGGTGATGTTACTTGGTCTTGTGCTAAAGGTGCTTGTGCTACAGGTGCTTGTGTTACTTGTTCTTGTGCTAAAGGTGCTTGTGCTACAGGTGCTTGTGTTACTTGTTCTTGTGCTAAAGGTGCTTGTGCTACAGGTTGTGTTACTTGTTCTTGAGGGAATTGTCCCTGCACCGACGAAGGTTGTTGTGTCATCTGAGTTTCCTCGCCCGATTCATCAGAAAAGGGGTTTATCGAAGAAAAAAATTCGCCAACAGTAGAACTTTCTTCAGGTGGCGCCGTAACATTTACATTTACATCTACAGCGGGTGTTACACCCGAAGGTTGGGCTCCTTGTACTACATCCGCTCCACCAGATTGATTGAATGGTATTAATTTATTAGGCAATTCAAGGGATCTACCGGTTGGTGATTTCATGTCTCGCTTGTATATTTCATGAATTAGATTTCTTACTTTACTATTATTACCTTCTTGAATACGTATTGCTTCTAGAGCTAAACATTTAGATAATACACATATACGTGCCTCGCAAATCATTAAAGCATATAATTTATCAATAAGCAATACATCATCTTCTTGTTCTAAAAATGATTGATAGAAATCATAAATATATAATAAACATTCTTGACTGGGACATGCTAAACATTTCTTTTGACTATCCCAAGAAATACTAGATGAAACATAATCAAGATATCCTCTTGGTTTAGAAGAACATTCAATCATTTTTTTCCTTATTCCCTCAATAAAATTTGGATCCTTTGATAAATGATTTATAATTTTTTGTAATCTTACTTTTTCATTATCTCTAGTTAAAAATTCAGAGTTTCTTTCTCTTAAAATATCATCTACTTCTGATGTGAAATATTCATCATATAATCCGCTATAAACTACATCCTGCCATCTAAATGTTGAAACACTTAAATATGGATTAATTCTATCTAGTTTAATTAACTCTTGAAATTCAGGATTACTACTTTCGGAGTTATTATCTAAACTAGAACCAGGTATCTTGGCCGTTAGCAATAATAAATCTCTTAATTCTTTAATATTTTCATCCTTCGTATCTAATTCAAGAGCACTTTCCTCTAATTCAATGTTTTCTATTATATTTTTATTTTTGTAGTCCGTATAATCTAATAATTCTTCTAGTTCTTTGTATTCTTCTCCGTATTGAGTAGATAGTTTGTTTTTAGATATCTTTTCTTCTTTCGTCGAATCTTTAATTAAACTTTGCAATGTTTTTGATTTTAAATATTCTCTATTACTCAAAAGCAGTTGGAAGAATTCAACAGTTGATACACATTCTAAATAATGTTTCATGAAATCTGGTGTCTCGACTACAATCACTTTTGGAGCATATGAAATATAATCTTGATTTAATAAACGGAACATGTATCCCTTATCATTTAATCTACTGATCATTCTGTATCCCTTGTAAGCAGCGGCCGTGACAGCTGTCGCCGCGGCACCAATACCAATAGATGCTAAAATACTTCCTCCCTTTTGTTTTTTAGAGATAGTTCTCTTCTTGTTAACCTTTTTCTTATGTTTTTTTAAAGTATTCTTTTTGTTGCGTGTATTCCCTCTTATCTGCCCCTTCTTTCTGATACTTCTATCTTTTTTTCCCTTCATACACTATATTCTAAACAAATAAATTTATTTGAAAGATATAAAATATAATTTAAAAACTTATTTATTGCCGATTGAATCTATAAAATCCTCCTGTAGTTCTTCCTCTGTTTTTTCTTCTTTATTTATATCTTTATCATCTTGACCAAAAATAATATCTTCTTCTACAATTTGTATATCATCGTCTATTTTTCCTTTTTCAATGTCTGGTTCATCTTTATTCTCATCTTTATTCTCATCTTTATTCTCATCTTTATTCTCATCTTTATTCTCATCTTTATTCTCATCTTTATTCTCATCTTTATTCTCATCTTTATTTTCATCTTTATTCCCATCTTTATTTTCATCTTTATTCCCATCTTTATTTTCATCTTTATTCCCATCTTTATTTTCAAGGTTCTCAGAGGTTTGTTTAATTATATCATTAATTTGTTCCATGGGATGTTTTTCTGAATTATTTATGGCTTCTACCTCTTTATCCATGCCTTTTTTAAATTTTGATACTTTGTTTAAACCTATTAAAGATTCTAATTCTTTTTTAGATTCATTCGGTTTAATATCATTATTATTTACTTTTATTGTTCTTTTTGTTTGGTTATCAAAGTCTGGTTCCCATTGTTTCCTTGTTAGATTTCTAAATTTATTACCGGCGGTTGCTAATGTTTCTGCTTTTTTATCATCTTCATTATATTTAAATACTTTGCATTTTTTAAGACCGTTACACACATGTGGGTGATTAAAGTCTGGTTCTAATTTATTAAATTCACCCTTATATCGTTTGATAATATCATCATCGATAGGAGGACTTTGTTCGATTAATCTATCATATTCGGCACGACAAACATTTAAAAAATCAAAAGCTGGTTTTCTCATTTTAGGCTCTAGCGTTAATTCAACTGCTATATCTCTGCTTAATTTAGACCATGATACTTCGGCAACTCTATGAGATTCCATTAATTCAGCATAACGCAAGAAATTCTGAAGAGTAGATAAGATACCCGCAAAAATATTGACACCACCAACGCATGCCATTGCTACCTGCTTGTGTTCTTCTGGTATAAATGAATCCATGGCAAAATTAGCGGTTCCAGTTAAAGTACTAAGTATAATTACTGGGATCGTGAATGTATAGTTGCGACACCGATATAATTTTTCCGATCTGGTATGAAGCCATCTGTAACCAGAAGCTCTTTCTGACCAACTAGCTAAAAGTTCTTCTTGTTCTTTAGTCCATCTTTGATTGGAATCTTCTTTTTTCTTCGGTTTTTTTAATGTCGTTAAATCCGAATCCATATTTATAATACTTAAAATATTAAAATAATTTAAATCATTTTTTTTTTATTTTGATATAATATAAATGAAAGAGTATAATGTTGATGAGTTGTTGTGTTTGGTTGTATTCTTCTTTTTAGGTTGCTTTGTTGTTCGTTATTTACTCAATTGTAAATGTGTAGAAGGCATTAATAGACAAAGAAAAGGTGGTGTTTCTGGAAGTTCGGCAAGACCGAGAAATCCGAAAAGACCATCACCTCCACCCTCACCATCACCTTCACCATCACCTTCACCATCACCATCACCATCACCTCCACCCTCACCATCACCTTCACCATCACCTTCACCATCACCTTCACCATCACCATCACCATCACCATCACCATCACCATCACCATCACCTCCATCACAGACTCCATCGCCACCTGCTCCAGTAAATCAATGTGATAAGATGGTTGCCAAACAGTGGAAAAAATTAATATGTGAACAAAAAGTTTTATTAGATGATCAGAAACCATATGATACCAATTCTAATTATGATATGATACAAAATAGAATACAGGGTGCTATAAAGAAAGATAAAAGTTCGTTGCTGCATCCATTATCTTTTGATACCCGTGATAATGACAATATAGGATGCGATGCGTATGATGAAAGTGAAGACTGGAATAATAATTATTGCATACAAGTAAACCAAGGCTCCGAAACATGTAAACCAGATATTGGGCCAACGGCCTCGAGCGCTGAAACGTGTGAAAGACACGTATCTGAAAAAACCTGCAATGAATCAACTGGGTGTGTTTGGAGAAGACCCAATTTAATTGATGATTATGAAGAATTATCTGCACAGATTGGTACTTGTCCAAGAGATCCTCCATCTCCGGGAACCGACGGACCACAGGCTTTTGACCCAGGGGAATGCGTGGGTGATAATCTCCGCATTTGTAATGTTGATCAGGGGGCTGAAGGTAGTTTATATGGTGATTTAGGAGATGCAAGCGATATTATTGGAAAAAATTATACTCAATTAAATAATTGGTGTAAAAACCTAGACGATCCACGACCAGTGGTTCAGTTAAGTTAAATCTACTAGGTCTATAGAATAAAATACCACTAATTAATTTATTAATCTTTTAATACGACCCATTAAGGCTCCATTATGTTTCATCTTTCCAGATTCAATTTCATTAATATCTTTTACAGGTATATTTAATTTTTGAGCAATATCTTTTTGTGTCATGTTTTGACTTAAACGATATTTTTGTAACGCTTTACCAAATCCAGCATCCATCTTTTTATGTGTTAATTTACCCTGTTCTTCCTTTTCATTCATCTTTTGTTCTTTAGATTTAACATGCTGTTTCGGTTTATCACCACCTTGAATATTTTTCTTTTTAGGAGTTATATAAACGGTATCCCAATCTTGATGTTCCATTATTTGTTATTAATGAATATCGGTAAAATAATTTTAAATATATATAAATATAAATGTCAAGTGGTAATTTTGTAGATATGGATGATTCACAAAAAAAAAAGATGAAACTTTTGTCGAAAAAGTGCTGACTTTTTTACTTTATTCTTTGGCATTTTTTGCTTTTGCAATACCTTTAGGATACATATTTTACATGTTTTACTTTTTAATTAAACCCCTTCTACATCCAGATAAAATGAAAGAAATGTTTAAGTCAAAGCCCTTGCCTAAAGAAATTAGAGGTAAATGGTGGGCATATTTAATTCCATGGATCCCGATTATAGTCTTCTTTTTCCTTACCGAGGCCGAGAAATAATTAAACCAAATTATTCATGATAAAGAAATTACCCACATAAAAAATCATAAATATTAACTGAAATACTTTTATCCATCTACCACCCGAACTAACAACATTGATTATAGCAACTATACCAACTAATATTTCAGATATCCATAATGCTACTAGCCAATGCCAATCTTTCGAAGCATATCCCATTAATAATGTGTATATTCCCATGAAAAATATAGAAGGAATGACAAATTTATCATTATCATCCCATAACACTATCATTAAAAATATTACAAGTGTTAGTAAAAATAAATATCCTATACTAAAAGCAACCATTTTTGAATTAGATGTAGATGAACTACTGCTTTTATAGCCTGGTATCTTTTTCTGACAATATTCTCCTTCATATCCATCAATACAAGCACATTCTCCATTAACACATTTCTGGTTATTATTACAATATTGACATGCTTTATCTATACTTTCATTTCTTCGATTAATATATGTATCATCTAATAAAGTATCACCTTTATTACCTCTATTAACCTTGTTTATATACTCATATGATTTACATTTCTCTGGGCAACCGGTATTGTTACATGTGACTAATCTTCTATTAGTACCTTCATATTCAACAGAAAATCCGCAAGATATATCGTCTTTTCTATCATAATTGGCACCAGCAGAAACATTGATATTAGCAGTATATTGTCCTGGAACTCTTGACGATTCATTACCTCCAGCATCGTCATAAAGAGTTTCTAATGATTTTCCACCATCTATTTTATCATTATAAATATAACTTTCACAGAATTTCGAGTTTTCGTCACCATTATAACACCCACTTAAGCATTCTACCATCTTTTTATCTTCTCCTTCATATTTTACATTAAATTTACATGAATATTTTTCAGTATCTATATTTATATTCGCATCTAATTTTCCATTCTTTAATGGATCAGTACCACCTAATCCATCATATAAAGTATCTAATCCCCCACCATTATAATTTCTGCCGAATCCTGGATTTATACTTGGTAAATCCTTATTACTATAGTCTGTATTCTGATATATAGTAGACGAATTATCATTAAAAGACTGATGGTTTATTATCAACCCAATGATAGCTCCTATAATAATTATTATACCTCCTATCCTTAGCAAACTTATAGGGTTATCTATTAGCGATTTAAAAAACCCTTTCTTACCCGAAACACTTTTTTGATTTACTATATCATCAACATTCACAGTGCTCATATATATTATATTATTAAATATTATTAAATATTATAAAATTTGATTTAAAAAGATACAATTAGTAAGTAATATATAACATGGATCCTTCTTCATTCACAAAAACTTCTTTCTGTAACATTGAAATTGATAATATAACAACAAATGAATCTAAACAATATATTTTAAATTCATTAAGTCTTTTATGCTCTAACATTAAATACAATTCTCGTTATGCGAAAGTATTTAATGAACAATTCTCTAAAAATTTAAATAATCCACATGTATTCTATCTTAAGAGTAGTGGAACACCTTATCTACTCTTTCTGACTCAAATCAATAGTATTAATTATGCTTTCTTTATTGACAAGAAGGTAAAAGAAGGATATAGTTATCCAAAGATATTTATCCTACCGTATGAATTTTCTCCAGATCTTTATAAATGTTCGTTATTTGAGTGTGAATTAATTCGGAAAAGAAATAAGAAATGGTGTATTGGAGTTAATGATATCTATTACTATTGTGGTAAAAATATGAAGAAAACAAGTATCATTGACAGAATGAATACTATCCATCAAGTGTTTAATACTAAATATACTTCAAGTGAATTCAGTAATACATGTCCTCCATTCGTCAAAAAGTATTTTGATTACAAAGATGTATCCTATGTATTCAATGATTTTATTCCAAATTTAGATTATGAAACAAGAGGTATCTATTTTGTCCCCATGAGAGTTGATTATTCTAACATCTTATATATCTTTAAGGAAAAGGATTCAGTGAAATTAGTTGAGAAACCAAAAAAGACTACAAAGTGTTTCCGTATCATGAAAACAATGAAACCAGATGTTTATGAATTATATGGTCTCAAATCAGATATCTTAACAAAGATTGGAATCGCATTAGTTCAAACTACATTATTAAGTCATAGTATTCTATCATGGTTTCAAGATAAAGATTTTGATAGTGAAGTTTTAGTAGAATGTAAATATAATGAATATTTTAAAAAGTGGGAACCAATATCTTTATCAGATGAATGTGTTGATGAAATATAAAATTATTATATCATATTATAAATGTTGAGTATTCCGAGATTAATTATTGCTTTAGTATTTTTAGCGATTATTGCTATCTTAGATTTTAAAACTGATATATTGAAAATAAAAAGCAAAAGTAAATACAATAAATTGAGTGTATTTTTTATAGGATTAATAGTATTATTATCAATAGAATATATTGAAGATTTTATTACTTATAATTACTTTGATGATGCGTTAAAGAAAGATACACCAAGTTTACCTTATTGTGAACAAAGGTCAGCATATGATGCTTTATTAGCCGGAGTTTCAGAAGAAATCGTTTTTAGATATATAATATTTAATTTAATATGTTTACAATATTTCAAATTAGGTATTACTAAAAGTATTATAATTTCTTCATTATTATTTGGCATAGTTCATATCAATCAATATTTATCATTTGGTGTTAATATTTATAATACTCTAATGGTTATTTTACAAGCAATACCAGCTGGAGCAATATTTGCTTATGTTTATTCTCAGACCAATTTAACAACCGCTATATTACTACACTTTACAGTAGATTTCATTGATTTCTTATTATTAAGATGTAATAAAAATCTATATAAAAATATATTATTTATTCATGCGTAAGAAAACAATTCGCAAAATACCTCGAAAATACACTGCGAGACTTTCTAGGCGAGATAAGAGTAAGCAAAAGAAAAATTTAATCAAGTCAAGAAAGATGTATAAAAAGGGAATTTATGTAGATAGACCACAATTAAAATCATATCCTAAGAAGCGTAGTCAATGGATCGTTAAATTTGAAAAACGATACAATCGTAAAATTACAGATAAAGATTTCATAGATAAAAATATAATCTCTAAAAAAGGACAGAATAAAATACTGAGTAAAGGTAGAGGAGCTTATTATAGTAGTGGTTCTAGACCGAATCAGACAAGTAGTAGTTGGGCATATGCCAGATTAGCAAGTGTTATCATGGGTGGAAAAGCTAGAAAAGTTGATAATAATATTTGGCTAAGCGAGAAGCGATAAATAAGCGAGAAGCGATAAAATAAATTTATTATTTAGATTTTTTACTTCGCTTTTTTGATTTCTTTGATCTTTTCTTTCTATTACTTAATCTCTTTTTTCGTGAAGCGTATATCCTATTTACGTCTCCAAATCTATAATAATCTCTTTTTTCTAATGGATATCCTAAAATTTTTCTAATACTTCTTACTAATTCAATATAGTAATTTTGGTTAATATTATGATTCATTTGAAAATCAATATTTTCTTTGTCATATAATGATATATCTATGACATCTAAATGTAATTTCAAATAATAAGATCTATTATCACCTACATTATAAGAGATATTCACAAACTTATCTTTATCAAGATAGATACTCGTTGGAAAGAAAATTAATTCCTGTTTTGATTCATAATTTGGTAATTGGAAGAAAGGAGATATTTCAGTTATTTCATTTTTATTCATGTCTAATTTATAGAAAAATCCGGTATACAGTTTAAAAAATCTTTTGAAATACTCTTTATCTTCTTTTGAATATTTAGATTCATCAAATGATGGTATTAAGTATTTATTAATTTCTGTATTTCCTTTATAATCGAGGACACCATGTCCCATACCTAAAAATGTATCATTTCCTATATCAATTAGATTGGTTGAGTTTCGGATATGAAAATGTAAATCTGGATAACTTTTATTAAACTTTGCTAATAATGCATCTTTTACACTCATTTTTAACTTACAATTAAAATCCTTATCGAATTCAAATACTTTTAAAGGATTAATATCATAAATCATATGTAACTTATCTTTGTATATGAAAGGACCCCAATTCTTCTCAAAATCTGTTGATAGAGACTTACATACCTCTATTTTTTCACCATAGGTTAAATCATTTACGTCAACTTTTGATACAAACATGTGTCTTTGTTTCTTCTTATTTAATTCATTAATTAAAATATAAACATCGTTACCATGATAAAATAAACGCGGGTCTTCTGGGCCAACAGTTAAAGATTCTTCATGTGAAATAACTTTGTCTTTTAATTCTTTGAATTTTAATTTTTTATTTTCTACAGCTTTTGGATCTATGTCTAAGATATTTTGTTTTAATTTTTTTAATTGTTTGCTGAATAACGAGATAATTACAAAGTTAATACCTGACCAACTTCTAACATCTCCATACCATCCTCTACTAGCAATCAACAAATCACTTGAATCTTTAAGTTGAATTATACTACTATTAAAGATAGTCACATCTTTATTACATAAAAAATCATCACCCTTTGATATTTCCTCACTTAAATTAATACAAGTTAACCTAAGCTTTTCAGGTGTCAGTTTACTCCCCATTATAATATTTATATATATATATTAATTTAATCTGATTATTCTGAATCAGAATCAATTAGATAGTTTGTCTGTAATTTCTCAACAACCGCTTTATCTATTTCAAATGTATTTTTCTTTTTTTCTTCTTTCTTGTTTTTCTTTTCTTCTCTAAGTTTAATACGCTTTGTCTTTTTCTCTTCCTTCGCATCAAGAAGTTGTTGAATTCCTACATTCCGATAATGTAATACATCTTCCCAGAAATCAATGATTTTAGGTTGAACACTTAACCACCATTTGCGATCTCTACCAACGAGAGTACATTCATATCTTTCAATTCTCCACCAATGAAATTTAAACTCATCATATTCAAAACCACCATCTTTGTATGTATTTAACATGTTTTCAGACCATTTATTGATAGAATCATAACTACTATAAAATTCACTATATTCATACTTAATAGTTGGATTGCCACCTGAATTATATTTTATAAAAGCAAGTATTAATCCCTTTGGTAAATTTAATGAAGAATAACCTTCTTTGACTACCCCCCCTTCTAAAAATGTATCTTCAATGTATTCATTTACATTCAAATATTCACTAAACTTCACTTGTAAGAAATCACATTCTTCAAGATCACAGCATTCTAACTGACCTTGCATTTGCATCCAGTAATGTCTAGGAACTTCATCTGTAAATTGTCTTTTAGGTGGACACTTAATCTCCAACATGCGTCCAATATAATCTTCCGGCGAATCTACATCGCATATTCCATCAGGTGATGCTCCAAAAATAGTAAATTCTGGATGAGGCACTAAACCAAATTCTAATACAGTTAAATTATTTATCTTTTCATAAAATGTTGTTGCGACTGGCTCATATTTTACACCCCATTCAACAATTTCAAATGGAACTTCACCTCTAGGACCACCACATTTTTGTATTAATAACTGTTCTTTAGTACAGAAATGGCCTTCTCCAATCGCGTCTGCTAATGAAGAAGCAGTTAAAACTCTTTCTCTAATTTTATACCATTCTTCAGTTCTCTGCTCGGGTAAATCTAATTGTTTCAATTTTTCCATCTTTTGAATAATACCTATACGATTATCTATTCTCATTTGAAATTCTATCTTCTTTTCATCAAAGTAATTATTTACATAATCAAATAGATAATTTAGTTTTGATAAAGATAAGCTATCATCTTTATTTGACACCTCATAAAATTCTAATGTATTTTTAATACATTCACTTCTCAATAAATCATCATAACTATTATGATTTTTAACGCAATCATATATTTTATCATCATATTTTGACAATGATTTATTTAGGTCTTCGGTTAGGATGATTGACATTTCGTCTATTATAAAATACTCTTATTATATTTTTAAATGATATAATCAAATTTTATTCAAGCAATTCAAGTAAAATTTGATTTAAACCGTAGTTAGAATAATTACTAAGAATAAAAGAAAAAATATAAAATGAAGTGCTGGAATTGCAAACAAAGCATTGAGGGGAAACCATGGGATCATCTTAAAGATATTATTGAGGAATCTGAAGATGGTAAGATTCTTAAAGTTGAAAAGTATGTCTGTAGTTATAAGTGCTGTCGCAAACTTCGCAACGACCGTCGTTTTCCACCAAATCTATGGCATCATATTGTAAATAAAGAAGATTACAAGGGTTTGATTTCACCGATTATTCCAAAAAGAAATCAATATCAATATCAGTTTAAGCATTTAACACATGAAGAACTGAAAAATATGGATGTGGATGAAGTTGATAAATATTATCAAGAACGAGATGAGCAGATGTGTATGGATCCAGAGATTGCGAAACTCCATGACGAATTAATAAATGAAGATAAAAGAACTGAATTTCTTGAAAGGGAAAGTTCGGGAGAAGAAAGTTTTGATGATTATTAAGTTAATCATTTAAAAATATAATGTTAATTTAATTAAAATGATTGAAATTGTTGACAATGATATTAGTGTTTGCAAGGATAAGGAGTGTCATTTACTTTTTTATTTCACCGCAACTTGGTGTGGACCATGTCAGAGGATAAAACCGCTTTTACAAAAGCTTTCTAAAGATGTTGATCCAAATAAATTAGAGATATATATGGTTGATATAGATGGAAATGAGGATTTAGCTACTGAATTTAATATTAGGAGTGTTCCTACTTTTTACCTATATCATAAGAATAAGTTAAAGGGTGAAACAACTGGTGCTGATATAAGCAAGGTTCAAGAACTATTAAACTTAATTGAATAAGTTATCTAAATTATTATCTAAATTATTAGTAAATGTGGTACTATTTACCGATTTCTTTTTTAGTTGTTTTTGCTTTTATATACATGTTTAATACACAAAATTGGTTTAAAATAAAAAGTAATCAGTTATATTCTGGGGCATCTGCTTTTTGTTTTGTAGCATTTATAATGGCTATAAAATTTTCGATTGATCCACAATTTGGATGGAGTCCAAAACATACTTGGGAAAAAATACCATACGGAACTTATCCTATATGGATGTTAGGATTTATATCTTTAGCATTTGGTTTAATGTTTTTAGGTAAATCATTAGAAGATAAAAGAAATTAAATTTTAATTTAAAGATATACTAATACATTTTTTATAATGAGTTTTGACGATTTAAATATAGATGAAAATATTTTAAGAGGTGTTTATAGTCATGGTTTTGAGAAACCATCGGCTATCCAGAGTGCTGCGATACCAAAGATGATTGAAGGAAAGGATTTAATCGCTCAAGCTCAATCTGGAACAGGTAAGACAGGTGCTTTTAGTATTGGAACACTATGTAGAATAGATGAATCTGTTCAAAGTATACAGAGTATTATCTTAGTTCCTACAAGGGAGTTAGCAGAGCAAGTCACTAAAGTTATTACTGATTTATGTAGTTACACCAAAATAACTGTTATGAAAGTAATTGGTGGTACTAATGTTAATTTATGTCGCGATGAATTAAGTAAAAATCCCCATATTGTAGTAGGAACACCTGGTAGAATTTTAGACATGATTAGAAGAAGATATTTACCAACAGTTGATGTCAAATTATTAACTTTTGACGAAGCCGATGAAATATTATCTCATGGTTTCAAAGAAGATATACATGATATAATTCAAACCGTTAATAAGAATGCTCAAATATGTATTTTTTCAGCGACTCTACCTGATGAAATATTAGAACTAACTGATAAATTTATGAATAACCCAGAAAGAATATTAGTTAAACGCGAATCTTTAACCTTAGAAGGGATTCAACAATTTTTTGTAAATATTAACCATGATGATTGGAAATATGATGTGATAGCTGATTTATATGATACGATTAATATCGGTCAATGTATAATTTACATGAATAGCAAGCAAAAGATAGTTGATGTATATAATAGATTGACAAACGATAATTTTCCGGTTGATTATATTAGTGGAGATAGAACTGTTGATGAAAGAAACAAAATAATGAATGATTTTAGGTCGGGTACATTAAGAATATTGTTATCTTCTGATTTACTCGCAAGAGGTATTGATATTCAACAGTTGTCTTTAGTGATTAATTTTGATTTACCGAGAGAAAAAGAAACATATATTCATCGTATAGGGAGATCTGGGCGTTATGGGAGAAAAGGTGTGGCTATTAATTTAATTACTAATAGAGAAGTAGAATATTTAAAAAGTATAGAAGAATTTTATGATACTCAAATTGTAGAGATGCCACAAAATATTGCGGATTATTTAAATTAATTATTTAAGTGATGCGTTTTCATCTAAACGAATTATTTAAGTAATGCGTTTTCATCTAAACGAATTATTTAAGTAATGCGTTTTCATTTAAACAATTCTTTCTATGAGGTTTTAAAAGATGTCTGATTTAAATTTAGATTTCGATACAGGAGTAAAAAGTGTTACGATGGGTAGCTCCTCTGGTGATAATATATCTATCAGACAAGATGATAGTGGTGGTATGGATTCATCACAATCATCTATACCGAAACAAACAGATCCAACATTGTCTGTTTCCGACCCTGTTGGAATTGAGTTTTTAGCGAAGGTTGCTAATTCTCCTACTCAAAGCGCTGAAAATACACCGAAATCTAATAGAGAAGAATTTAGTTTTTTTAAACCAAGTGAAGAACCTAAAGTTGAAGAAGTACCACAAAAATCAGACACAGATGACATGTTAGTAAATCCTAAACAATCTGATTCTAGTGAATTTAAACCAATTCATCGCTTAACCCCTCAAGATATTAAGAATGAAAAGATTGATCTTTTATATAAATTCAAGAAACTTGAGAGTCAAGGTATTCGCACAACAATGAATTATAATATGAATTCTCATCTTGAGGATATGAGAAATGAATATATTAAGTTGAAAAAACAAAGGGAGATTGATAATAGTATAAAATTTCAGCGTAAAATGTTAATGGCATGTGTAACGGGTATTGAATTTTTAAATAATCGTTTTGATCCATTTTCGGTGAATTTAGATGGATGGGGAGAAAGTGTCAATGAAAATTTAAATGATTATGATGAGATATTTGAAGAACTAGGTGAAAAATATGGTGGTGCTGGAGACATGGCTCCTGAGTTGAGATTATTATTCACTCTTGCTGGTTCAGCATTTATGTTCCACTTGAGTAATACTATGTTTAAATCGAGTATTCCCGGTATGGATGATGTATTACAACAGAATCCCGAATTAATGAAACAATTCGCTGAGGCTGCCGTTGGAAGCATGAATAAGGGTCCTCAGATGCCTCGGCAACCTCAACAGCCATCACAACCACCTAATCCTTTAGCAGCCATGATGGGCCTAGGTGGAGGAGGTGGAGGAGGTGGAGGAGCTAATCCATTGGGCGGTTTAATGGGTGGATTAATGGGTGGTTTAATGGGTGGCGGAGGAGGACCAATGGGTGGCGGAGGAGGACCAATGGGTGGCGGAGGAGGACCAATGGGTGGCGGAGGAGGACCAATGGGTGGCGGAGGAGGACCAATGGGTGGCGGAGGAGGACCAATGGGTGGCGGAG